GTATTGTCGTTCCGCATAAGGTCGATAGAGCTATGTTATACAATCAGTGGACTGGGGCAGATAAAGAAGTAACATTAGAGTTTTTAGATAAAAAACATGGGCAATTTGATTATCGTGAATGGCTCAAGTCAGCACAGGCAACACAAGATCTTCATAATAAAGCGTCATCCAAACAAGATATTGTAACTATCAAAATTAATACAAGTAAACCAATTTGTGTTGTGTTTAGTGCTGATTGGCATTTAGGGTCAGTTAGTTGCGATTATAAACAGTTTTTAAAAAATATAGATTTCATGCTTAATACTGATGGTATTTATATGGGTGTAGTCGGGGACACAATTGATAATTTTTATTTATTTAATAATGTCATGGCTATATTGCAACAGGTTATCCCTCCTCCAAAACAACGTCGTTTATTGAGTGAGATTTTAAATGCGTTAATAGCAAAAAATAAATTGTTGTTTGTGTCATATGGGAATCACGAAATTCGTGATGAAAAATGGATTGGAGATAACTTGGTCTCTAGGTTGATAGAGGATAAAGTCCCATATTTTAGTAGTAAGGCCATAATTAAACTTATGGTTGGAGAACAGATGTATACAATTTTAGCAATGCACCAGACTGGGAGAAATTCAAAGATTAATGCATTACATGGTGTTAAACAAGAATATTTAAATTATTTTCCAGCAGACATAGTTGTAACTGGCCACCATCATATACCTGCCATTGAGAGCTATATGCATTTTGGAGCGGCACAGAGAGCAGGGATGAATTATGGTGGTATATCATGGTTGGTAAAAACAGGCACATATAATGCGGATGATGGGTTTAGTAAAAGATATTATGACAATGGGGTAATATGTGATCCATGTTTTGTATTATCGCCAGGGATTAAAAAAATGGTACCATTTATGAATGTAGAAGATGCTGTGGCATTTATGGGGGTGGTAAGTTAGCCGTTATTATTTTAGGTAAATTTATTAGTTATGGGAGAAGATTATGGGTAGGATTATTAAATTCCCGACTATTACCTGTAGTGACTTTATTAAGGAAGAGCTTTTACAAACACTAGATGAGCATAAAAAAATAGATACAGGTGTGTTGCTTTTACAGAGCGGGGAAGATATCTCGATATTTATAAGTAAATATACGGTAGAGTTGGTTGGGGCACTAGAGATATTAAAGGCTAAAATAATGGCAGAAATATTAGTAGAAGAAGACGAGGATGAATAGGGTGTGGGGGGTATCTAATGGATATATTTTTTAGTATTTTTATTGATGACATAGATACTGTGATGCAGACATATAATTGTATCCGTGTTTATAAGGCATCATCCAAATATGGTACATATACCGAATTAACAGATGCTGGTACACGGCCAGCATTAGTGGCTGGTGTTTCTACTTATACATATCATGACGTCAGTGGTAGTGCATCAGATTGGTATAAGTCTACATATTATAATGCCACGGGTCCAGTTGAAAGTATGCCAAGTGATGCTAGGAATTTTGGTACTTGGGGTATACTTGCTGATGCACTTGCTCGTCGGTTGATGTCGGAGGGTAATAATTTATCACTTGGTCAATTGTATGATTCAATTTTTGATGCATCGTGTGAATTAATCCCTATTCCAGATGATATTACAACTATGTATGATATAGAACTTTCATGGGTGGTACGTAGATCAGTGCGACATGCTTTAGCAATCCTTATGAATGATTATATAGCTAAACCAAATGTATCTAAGGGTAGTGTTGGGGTGTCCTTGGGGTCATCTGCCCAGCAGCTAATGAGTAGGGTTAAGCAGTTGGATGATGAATGGTATACAGCTAAACAAAATAGGGAATTCTTGATATGGAATGGGCATATCCAACAGGTGCAAGATTCTGATAAGCATTACACAGAGATGGTTGAAGGTGGGTACCGGATTGACCCTTATTCGGGGTATGACCACACCGATTATCAGACTGCTGTTGATGATGCATTTGATAGAGTGTGGAGATGGTCTTGATTTCACATTCAATCGATACTAATAGTGGTGATAATTTTTATATAGATGTAAAGTATGGTGGTAGACGATGTAGACTATGTCAAAATATATATTCTAAACGGCGTCATAATAAATGGGGATAATCTGGCTTCAGACAAAAACTGGGCAATTGGTACACCTCCCGGTAGTTGGGAAAGATATCAATACACCAGAAAATACTATAAAGATTCCTACTTCTATAGTGAGTAAGGATATATTAATTCAGCATTTAGAAACAGCTGAGGTACATATCCCAGGTAAAGGATTAATTACTTTAGATTTTAGAGCTCCAGGAAGGACAGGATCGTGCAATCGTTGTGGCCAATGTTGTAAGGATTGTCAGTATGCAGTATTTGGGGAAACGGTGGAATGTTCTATAAGAGCAGATATTCTTGATATAGCAAAGGGATGTGTATTATTTCCTAGTCAAGCAAGTGATATAGAGAATTATCCAGATTGTGGATTTAAATTTGATATGGGGTAATCATTGACTTTTTCAACCAGTATAAAAAATAATATCCGGGCATCATTTGAGGCCCAAATGCTGTATGGGCGTGCCATATCAAATGATCCATATATTCATTTATGTAGGTATAGTATTTCAGGTGGTACTGGTGATGCTGCGTTAGGGACTGAGGGTACACAGGTAGATGAGAGTCAGTATTTTATTGAAGCAGATATAGATATGCCAAAGATTACTGAAACAGCTTTAAAGTTTGAGACTAGTGTTGTTGGTGCAAACCAGACCATATTTTATATACCAAGTACGCCAGTATATTATACAGATTATATTGAATATGGTCCAGAGATGCGTACCAATGCTCATTTATATGATACAGTGTTAAAATGTGAGACTGCTAGATTTCAGTCTAATGGAGTAAAGGTCGGTGATACCATTAAGATATTTGATAAGCCAATAACTGGTGGGGTATATTCATTAGAATACACTGATTTAGTAGAATCCATAGATACTGAGACTCAGATTACATTATCTGCTGGTGTTGGTGTTACAGGGGTTACTAGAGCATATAGTGTGAGAACATATAGGTATGATATAACTGCCATATTACCAGATGATGAATATAATTATGTCATGATAAATACTGAAAGGGTTGTCTAGGGTTTATGACAGAAATAATATTTGATAAAAATCATAATATGAAGAAATGGCTTGAGCGTTTTAAGCGTATGGAGGCTCAAACCATTGATAAGATTAAGGCCCCAGTTACAGAAACATATTTAGATGCCATAGAAAATACTATTAAGAATACACCTGCTACAAGTGGGGAGACTAGGGCTGGGTGGGCCAAACCATTAGAAGTAGAAGGTAGAAGTTTGGCAACAGTAATATCACCGGAAGCCAATATATTATCTAAGAGGGATGTACACCCTAAACAAAGTGTTTTAGACAAAGGTATGGAGCATTCTATTTATAGAAAGGAGATAGATCAGACATCAATAAACTTAGAGGTTATTAATGGTACTCCAGGTTCGATTGCTACAGAGTACGGGGATAGTAGGACACCTCCTACAGCTGCAGTCCGTCAGGCTGCTATGACTCTTGTGGAGGATTTAAAGGAAGTAGTTGGGATTACCTTAAAAGAGGTAAGCAAATAAGCCATGCATCCATCTAGACTTAATCGTAACATTAGGGGTAGTTTTAATAAATATCTTAAAGAAACATTTCCCAATATTGTATTTAATTTTGGTGAGGCCGAATTTGATACGGTGAACCTTACCAAATGGGTTCAAGTAGATTATTTAAGTAGAACGCTTAACGTCAAACCATTACTAATAGTCCAACTTTCAATGTTCGCCAAGGATGATCGTTATGGTACCAAGGTCGAGGAGATTTGCGACCAGGTTATGGACCAGTTGTATGGGGACACTGGTAGCAATGATCTTAGAGCCATACCGATAAAGGACTGGTTTGAAACTATGGGGAGTGAGCCCACAAAGATTGGAGCAGTTTTAGTGAATCCACGGCAGGCAAACAAACCAGTATTAGATCGGTATGGGGTGACCAGTATAAGTGTTACAGTAGAACTTAGGCAGACTAGGAAGTGATTCACAGGTATTGGTGGAAACACGTTTAACAAAAATCTTAGGAAGTAACAAGAGGAGGAATTAGATATGTACGGAACCAATCCAAATCAGTTGACAATCGGCGTCATGAACCTTTATTTCAAGCGAGATGCAGACACCAAGTATTATGATATTGGGTCTATTCGTGATTCTTCATTTGCTTATGGTACTGAGGTTAAGGAGCATGCATCGGTATTGCCATCATCTACCATTATGGCACGGGATAAGGTTGTTGTTATTTCTAAGGCTGCTTCCGTCCGTGGTACTGCTGAGCAACTAAATGCACAGAATCTTGCATTGATCATGGGTGGTGCCACAGTCACTGGTGATCAGGTAGGTATTACTGGTACTACAAACGTTTCTGGTGGTCATGTACCACTAGGTGAAACGACTTCTGTTGAGGAAGTTGAAGTTGTTGGGGTCCACCGGTTCCCAGATGGGTATTATTTAAATCTCAGGTTCTGGAGATGTAATGCGGCTGGTGCATTTGAGCTTCCATTTAACCAGAGTGATTGGGTAGGATATCCAATTGAGCTTAAGGCTCTAGCGGATTATACTGATCATACTACGGAGCCATTTGGTTATATTGACATCTCAAATACGCCATTGATTACTGGTAGTGGGATGATTTATTAATTAACGTAAATATTGGCCGGGAGTGGGGTAATACCCGCTTCCGGCCAAATTTTTATCGAGGGAGGATTATATGGCAGTAGAAACACGCACAGAAATGGATATTCTTAATCCTGAACTTATTTATGTTGAGATTGGTAGATCTGGGGAGATTAAAAAGATCCAAGTAAAGGAATTAGTATTACGGCAATATACTCAGCTGTTTAAGGTTTTTAGTCGTATTTTGTCAAATATTGTTTCTAGTGGTGAATTGGATTTTACTAATATGGAGTCTATTGGGAAGTGGACAAGTTGGTTACCAAAAATTGTGAATTACGCTGGCGATGATGTTAATGAGTTGGTTAGGGTTGCTTTAGAGATAGATGAATCAGATGCAGGCAATATTACTGGTAAGCAGTTACCAGTGGTTTTAACAAAGATAATTGAGGTTAATGGATTGGAGCAAATTATCGTGGGTTTTCGGAGGCTCTCCGCGATAGTAGTCGCGGAGATAATGAAGCAAAGAGTAAAAGAGGGCAAGAAGACGGAATAAGCATGGGGCAAATGTTTGAATATTTTGCAGCAGAATATGGATGGACACATAATTATATACTTGACCATTTAACACCTTCACAATTTAAATTATACTCAGAATTATTATTATGTAGGCTAGATGATTTAAAGATAGAGCGTCAAGAGCTGGCAACTATTCAGGCTGGTGGCGATCTAAAAGAATTTCATAATAAGCGCAAACCACTTAGAAATTTGATAAAAAATAAGAAAGATAAAGAGGAAGACAAGGTAGTAAATGATGGTATACCAAGTGACATTGCTAAAAAATGGTTGTCAAAAATGGGGTCTAAAATAAGTGGAAAGATGGTTATATGATTATGGCTGGAGGATGAGATTTAATGAGTGATTTTGCAGGGGGACAAGGTAATGTAGAGTTTAAAGAAAGTATAGGGCTACAATTAGTCGTTAAGTTTGATCAGTGGCTCGCAGGTTTACAGCAATCAGAAAAGGCAATGAATGAGTTTGGTGCTGACGTTGTAAAGTTTACCAATGGTATGACTTCTGGTTTTATAGCAGCCCAGACTAAATTAGAAAAATCTGCAAGTAAAATTACTGGTATGTTTAAGGCGGTTCGTAATGAATTAGCCAAGACTACTGCTGTGTGGGGTACTGCCTCATTAGCCATGGCACAACATGCAGCTACCATTGAGCGTAGCATGTTTGCGTTGGAGAAAGCTGCTCAGGGTAGTGGTAGAAGTTTTTCTGGACAATTACAGCTTATAGAGGATAGTATTGGTGGTGTAGCATCTAGGGCTGATCTGCTTGCTTCATCTGTTAGTATGATGACTACAGCACTCGATCCAAATCAAATGAAACAATTTGTAGACGTGGTAAAAGATACATCTGCAGCATTAGGTACAGATTTTTCTGCCAATATTGAACATGCAGTAGCTTCATTAAAAACTATGGATATAAGGCTCCTTGCTAATATGGGTATTATGGTAGACCAGCAAGAAGTCATAAAGAAGATGGCTATAAAGTTTCCAGGTGCAGATCCTGAGACGTTGTCATTACAACAAAAACAAGCTGCGTTACTGGATGTTATAATAGACAAGACTAGATTATTTGCTGGGGCAAATAAAGAAATCAGTGAAAAGGGATTGATGGCATGGGCAGAATTTAAGGAAAATTTGAAGGATATATCAATTGCCATTGGAAAGATGTTCATACCAGCATGGAATGAAGTTGCTAAAGTACTTGCCTATGTTACCAAGGGTATAAAGAATTTTTTTGAGAATGAATCAGTACAGAAATTTGGGGCTACGGTAGCCAAAATAGTTGTCCCAGCTATGATGTTGTTATTAACAGCCTTCACAGCATTGGTACCGATAGTTGGTATTTTATTAAAGATAATGACAGTTGCTCCATTTGTAGCATTAACTATGGCGGTAGTTCAATTTACTAAGGTACTTGTAGGTACTGGGTCCGTTACACAGGCAATGTCGGCATTTGGTGGCGCTTTAAAAAAGATGCCAGATCCAATAAGTTTGGTATGGAATGGATTAAAGGTATTGAAGGCTATGTATGGTGAAGTTGGTAAGGAAATGACTAGGATGGCTACTGCTGGTGAGGCTTCAGGCAAAACATTCACCAATATGTTTGTGGCTATCAAAAATATATGGCCACAATTAAAAGCAATGTTTTTGGCTTCTAAAACTGCAACTGATGTAAAGAATATCACTGGGGTACCAATAATGGCTGATGTTGGGAAGGATGCCATTGCGAAAGCTAAAGAAATAATTGGACCAATAAAAGGATTCCGTGAACAAGTATCATCATTTGGTGTGGCGATAAAATCGGTATTTAGTAGCTTGGCTGCAGGGGCTGCTGGTGGTATAGATAACGTTAGAAAAATGGGTGCTGCCTTGATGTTGGCATTTGGTAAGGGTACTATCAATATGTTAGCTGCGTTCAGGAATGGATTCCTTTCTGTAGTAGCGGCAATAAGGATCGGTACTGTTGCTATGGCTTCATTGGCCCGTATTATCTTAAAAGTTGCATTGCCACTGGTAGTATTTACTTTAGCAATAGAGGGTGTGTTTAAGGCTATTAATATGTTAAAAGAGGCATACATACGTCATAAACATGGTAGTGCAGCATTACGTGATGAGGTTGAAGCTTTAAAAAAAGAGTATGAGTCATTAGCCAAGGCAATGAACAAAGCAAAACCCAAAGAACAAAAAGCTACTAGGCAAGACATATATAATTATGCTGAGAGGGAGAATAAAGCTGGTAAGAATTTGACTGATGAGTGGCTTAAGAATACTAAAGTTGAAGAAGCACAGACTAAAGCTGGACGAAATAATATCCGTGCAGTAGTCGATCAGAAACGTGCCATGATAGATCTGCGTAATAGTGTCTCTGATTTATCTGTTGAGTATGAAAAATTAGCTACTAATTATGGAGAAATAGCATTAAAGGCTAATAGTTCATATATGAAAGTTAAAACATTTATAGAGGGGCTTAAAATTCAAGAGAATATGTATGAATCAATTTTAAGTAAAGCGTCACGTATGAATGATAAGGATTTACAGCAGTATATTGCCAAGATTGAATCAGAAAGGAAACTTAGGGTTGATGAGTATGTAGCAAGTGCGCAAAAACTCAATCCTGGTATATCAGATAAGGAAATAGAGGATGCTAAGAAACAGGCTAATAAATTCGTTGATGATCAGATTGCTATGTATAAGGACCCAAAATTAGCTACAGCTAGGTTACAGTTTGTTCGTAAGGGTCAAAGTGCACTCCGTGATTTTATGAAATCTGATGATTTTACGGCTGAATTAATTGCGCAGATAAAGATTGGTGAGGGTAAGATTAAAAATCTAGAGAGTGAAATGTTAGCTGACAAAGAAGGTATAAATCGTGACGCACGGGAAAAAGAGATTGAGGGTATTAAGACAGTTAATGCACAGAAATTGGCATTGGTAGAAGAGAATATATCTGCTGAATTAAATGCCTATAAAGGGTATAGGGATCAATTGGTTTCTTTGTTTGAGGCTGAGCAATTTAATAAATTATTTTTAAAACTTACGAATAGTGTAAAGACTTTTTCTATACAGGTACAAAATGTTAAACCAGGTAATATGGTTAAAGTAACTGATGCCATTAAAACTGCAATTACTCCAATGGACAATATGGCAAAGGCTACAGTAAAGACTGCTAGAGAATTAAAGGGTGCTGCCTTTGCAGTGGATATGATGGCAGATGCGATGGGTAGGCAGATGGAGTATGGTGAGGGTATGATTGATATTTTGGGCCTGGCTGGTAAGTCATACGACTACCTATATAATAAGGCATATAATTTCGGTAAAGTAGTAGCTGGGTTGGTTGCTTCTGGAGTTGGCAAATTATCAACTGAGCTTAGTAAGACACAAGATGATTTTAAGGGTATAGGTGATAGTGTATCAAATATAAAAACTGGTAAGATGAAAGATTTAATAATTACTACTGGAGAACTTGGTGATAAGGTAAAGAGTACTGGTATTAATGTTGATGAATTTAAAGCTATGTTAAAGGAATTTGGTGATACTGCCGGTACTACAGATGAAGAATTTAAAAAACTTGAATCATCAATGGGTGCCCTACAACAGCGTACTGTTTCTATGAAGTTTGGTGGTGAGGGATTGAAGTTGGTTGGTGATACTATTGAAGAGCTGGATGCTAAGTTAAATAAAATAAGTTTTGATAAGGCTAGGTTTGAGTTTGCAACGCTTCAGGTTATTACAGATAGAACGTTTCTTAGCATAGGTAAGAGTCTGGAGAAGATTAAGGCATTTAGTGAAACTAGTGAAGCAGCTAAGACTATGATGACTGAATTGATGACCAACATTAATGAAGAAGTTACGAAATGGAATGCTCAATTTGTTAATTCTAGTAGGGAATTAATTAATAATCAGAAGCAAGTACTTAGTGCACAGCGACAAAATGTAAATGAGATGGCAAATTTTGCAGTACAGTTGGCAGATGCGGCTCGAGCTATAGAGGTTGCAAATCAAAATATTACTTCTATTAAACGTGCTTTTGCTGAACAAGCAGATCCAGTAATTGAGGCACAAAAGGCTGTGCTTGAATTACAGGCACAAGAGAAGCAAGCGATTGGTGATGTGGTTGGATTCCACATGTTAAGGATCGAATTATTAAAGAAAGAGTTAGAATCGCAACAGAAATTGGCTGTTGAAGCTAAAAAGACAGCACAGACTCAGAAATTAACTGCGGCGGATCGTTTGTCTGCCCTGCAGAGAGAACAGCAAGCACGTTTGAATTCTGCTAGGGTTGGTTCTGAATTACAACGTATGGATCAAAGGTTAGGTGGGAATCCAGAGACTGAATTAAATCAGGCTGAAAAAATTGGGGAAGAGATTAAAAAAGTACAAGAGGAAATGTTTAAGGCTAATATGGCAGTTGCGGAACTACAGAAGAGAATCGCAGAATTAGATATGGCTCGTATTAAAGAAGAACAAACGTTGGCACAAAAGAAATATGAAATGGATATGAATTTGATTGGGGAACAACGTGGGCAGCTTGTAATACAACAGAATATTTCTAAGGCACAGTTAGATGCGGCGCAGCAGACTGCACTAGCATTGTCTACAAAAGTATATGGTGAAAATGACCCAAGGACTCAGGCTATGAAGGAAGGATTTGCTGAGGCCAATAAAAAGATTATAGGATCTTCAGAAGAATCTAAAGCTATCAAGCAAGATTTCCTAAAGAGTGCTGGTGTACAGGAAAAGAGTATGAGTGAAATGACTAAAGGTATAAGTGAGTCTAATGCAGTTTTATCGCAGATACAGGGGCTTATGACTAGTGCTAAATCAGATATAGGTGGATTGCAGAGTGGGATTACTAAAGCATTTGAAGTAAACATTGATAAATATTCAGAAACCATGGCACGTATTCTGGCTGAGGAAATGGTTAAAAAAGAACAGAAGTTATCTGGTACATTAGAGAAAGCACCAAAAGATAATATGATTGCAGCTGATACTGCTGCTAAAGATGCAATAGAAAAAGCTTCGATAAATTGGTCAACCATATCACAGAATATGTTAAATCAGAATACTATATCATCAAATCTAAATAAGGAATTGATTGGGAAGATCGAGGGATTCCAACAGAAAGTGGTAGATGCTACAATTAACTTAACAACTGGTATTGGTACTTCAATGAGTTCAGTGGTTGATGCTATGCGGCAATGGAAAGATAAACCAGTTCAATTGTCTATTAATGTTACTAGTACTGGGAAAGATAAAGACAATACTGTTGATATATTATTAAATGATAAGAGTTGGAAGACTACCACAAATAAACAGGAGACATTGGGGATCACATTTGGTGACTTAGGATGGACACCAGGGGGATAAGATGCCGTATTTAGGTGATATTATATTTGCGTATCCAGTTGATTGGGTGGATGCTAAACGTCCAGTTGCTGGGGCAACTTATACGTCTATTAATGGTAGTACTGTTTCACAAAAGATCTTAGATAACACAACCATTGGAAAGCCAATAACATTAAGTCTGTCATGGATTAACCATACTCAATATGAATTACTATGGGGATACTATAATTCTGTATCTTCTTATACATTACAGATTATTAGTGGAGGGGCTACTTATACTGTTGCTTTCCAGGGTGGGACCGATGCTTTTCAATTTACTCCAGTTGTACCTGAGGTACCATATTCTTATAGAAGTTTAACCGCGCATACATTAACTGGTTCTTATTATGATGGCACCATTAAACTTATATGCTTAGGTGTAACTGGTGGGTAAATATTATAGGAGTTTTAAATGCCAGGTGTAGTGAATCCAAGATGTATGGTATACATTGATAATGCTGATTATACTTCGTATTTATCTACTATTTCAGTAAATCATGAAGTACAGACTTTGTCGCCCACATATACTATAATATTCAGTAAAAATTTACCCATTACTGGTGGCGAGGGATTTGGTATTTATATGGGATATGGTAGTACGCTTGTCCCAATGCTTACTGGTGGGACAATCTCAACATTTAGTAGAACTTTAACGCAGCATGGTGTAGAATTTGTTGTTAATGGTCGTGGGCCATTGTCTAAGTTGTTAGATGAGGCACCAGAATTAGATCAGATTTACGTGCCTACGTGGGATAAAGCTGCGTTGAATGATAAGGGTGAATGGGTCAAAACGGCATGTGGGGTATCCAGAACACATCCAGTTCCATTAGGTATTGATCCAAAACAAGATGTTAGTGAATATGAGATTTTTAGTGCTGATTGGACCGTTCATTCTTTGTTACAAGATATTCTAAAAAAATTAGGATTAACGGGAGTATTAAACATACCAGATTTTAAATATAGGGAAGTATTTAAAATACTAAGAACGCAGACATGGTATTCGGCAATTCAACAATTAGTTAGTGTGTGGGAACCATTAATATTTATGCGTAGTAATATTGTATATATATTAGACACAGATGTAGCATTACCAGAATCGTCTAATATCCAGTATGGTCCAGATAGTTGTATGGTAACTACAATAAATTATTCTAAGAATGACATAATTAATAGGATTATAATAAAGGGTGGAGTTGATGAGAGTGTAACAGAACCAGAAAAAAAAGATGTATGGATTCAACCAATTGATTATATGACAGAGATAATCCCAGACGATCTAGGTGTGTGGGCAAACGAGACTGCATCTAGTGAACATCCAACCCCAGGGTCTGGTTCTGGTGGATTTACTGGTGATAGGATTAAACACGCATATTTTAAACCTATGTTTGGTGATCCAATATTAGCCTGGACAAAAAAGATACAATATTATAAAGGGAATGCAATTGGATATACAATAGAAAAGAATTATTATAGAGCACAAGGTAATTATGGGTCAGACCAGTCAGTATGTACAAATATAATAAAAAAACGGACTCAATCGTGGATTGTCAATGGTTATTACAATAGTGATTTTACTAATACGTGGATATCTGGAAGTCTTTATATAGAAAAGGGATTTTCTGGTGGTACAATAACTGATGCAGCAGATCCTACAACAACTATTGGCGATGTGCCATCGACGTATATCTCTATTGGTACGGTGGCAACTTTAGAGGGTTCATCATATGAAACAGATATTATGAGTGGAGACGTTATTGCTAATCCTACTTATGGTGGGTTTTCCCTTTGGAGGCCAGTAGAATGGATTAAGGTGCGTGATATAGAAGAAATGGCCGATACGGTAACTACTTCATCGTTTTCTTCTTCAGTAAGTAGAGAATTTGGGATATTACCCAAAAATAGTATAACCAGTTCTGCAATTGTTGGATTATCTGGGTCTGATACTAGGGCTTATTATTTGATAGGCTCACCAGTTACTGCTTTTAAAGATTTGTTTAATATGCAAAAGCAGGGCATGAGGTTATCATATAGGATTATAGCTGAACGTGTTGCGCAGGTAGATACAAAATATGATATGGCTATTAAGCAAAATACACTGTATGATTACACTAAAATGACAAGTGATTATGATTATCCAGTAGTTACCACTGATACTGAGATTATCCCTACAAATCCAGTATTACAATCAAGTAACAAAAAGAAACCACTATATCAATTTGAAGAGTATTTTGAAGATGAGGACAGTATAGCAAAATATGGGTATAGACCAATAATAACATATTATGACCCATCAATTTTAAATCATAATGATGCACAAAGGCTAGCCAATAAGGTATTCGCCAAGAGTGGCAGGATAGAGGAAGAAATATCAATACAATCTACAATTGGTAACCCTTTATTATATACTGGTAAATCTATAATATTAGAGTCGTCTACATATAAACAGATAAATTTTGTACTGCAGAATTATGAGAATACCACCATACTTGGTGGCGAGTTTATAATTAATGGGATTCGGCATAATTTTACTGATGCTGATGGGTTTAAAACTGAACTTTCATTAAGGAAACTGTGGAAATTGTACTGAATATGAAAAAAGAGACATAAAGAAGGAGGGTATAACCTTGGCTGGAACTTTGACATTAATCGAGACTGGTGATGGTAACGCTACTACAATTCAAGCAAATTTAAGAAATACAGCCCCTACGCCTGGGGCTACCACTGGTGACCGACCGGTTACTGCAATGACCACATTGAATGATGGCCGTGCTGTTGCTGGGATTTATTATATCACATTTACTTCTGTGACCCCAGGTAGTACGGCAACATGCAAGGTATCTACCTCTGATTCAAATAATCCATATAAAGACACATCAGGGGTTACAGTCGCACTTAATGATCCACAGTCTGGGTCTGGGGTTGGTACAAGGTTTGATCAGATAATCGGTGGTGTTGGGCTGTTTTTTAGTAATAGTGCCAATTTTTCTTCGTCATGGACGGCCACTGTTATTGTTGGTGGATATTTTGATGCTGGTGGCGCAGAACAACAGGTTACTTCATTTGGTATTTTAACTGCTGGTTCTACATCTTCACAAAAAAAGATTGGGGTTAAGAATATAGGTGATCAGAATTGTGAGCAATCAATATTAGGCGTTTATCCTGGAGTATATTATAAACATATTAATAATAGCCCAGTATATAAGATAAAGGTTACAAGTAAAACAGCAACTGCTGGTAAGTATATATTGTCTTGTAGTAATTATAATGGTGGTGTGTCGCCACATACAACAGATGTTTATATCACACAATATGCATATAATTCGGCAACTGATGCATATGATACTCTTATACAAGCTAGTACTTTAAAGGCATCGGCTGTAAATTGTGATTCGGTGACTGAATATACTACGATTATTTCTGGGACAAAGATAACATTAAATAGTAATATATCAGGCGGTACGCAGGTTTCCAATATTTATACAGAATCAGCAACTGGTGTAGAAATAGCACCAGATGTTTCAGGGTCTCCAGGTACATGGACCAGCTCGAATGATGTTGTATTAACTGAGTCCGGTGGTGGTACATCTGGCCGCATACAGCCTAATAATACATCATATTTTTGGGTGCGTGTTGCGACTAGTACGAGTGATTCACCAGGAAATCTGCGCAAATTCATATTACGGCCATCAGCCGTTAGTATTGGTGGATTGGCAGAATAATAAATGGCCTTTGAATGGACAAGTAGATCATGGAATGCTTGCGGAGTAATTTGTGGACTCTCGCGTATTAAAGGTGATGACTTAGATATTAGTCTATGGACTGATAAAAGTTATTTAGGGCCACAAGGTATTTATTTTATTAATGATGGATTTCCCATACCTACTACATTAATGTCTACAGAAGGAATATATTTATTAAAATCACCAAATGGCCAGATTGGTTGGATAAGATCGTTAATGGATATTGGATTATCTGGATTGCCAGTGGGTAGTTCTATAGTTAATGCAGAATTAACATTAACAGTATGTAATGCGAGGATCTCAAACCCAGTAAATATAGATGTGTATAAGGTACTTAGACCCTTTAATAATAGTGCCTCAGCCAGTAATTATAATGCAAGTAGTACATGGTATGCATCATGTATGGCAGAAGATATGGATTATGATTCAGCAAAGATATCTTCTTTTTCAGTTGGTGTATCTGCTGTTGCTGGTACTAGAGTTACAGTGGATGTCACTAATACAGTAATTGAAGCGTATGACTCTCCTGAACAAAGGCTTAAAATAATGATGATGGTCCCAGATAATGAAATGCAAGCATTTATAGATGATAATTCATATCTTGGATTTTATTCTGGGTATACGGGGTCGTATTATTGGCAGGCTGGCAGCTGGGATCCGCCGCATTATGCAGGCCCCAATATTGGGTCAGTACCAGAAGATATGCCAACATTAGATATCCAGTATAATACACCAATGGCATTTATGACTAGTGATGGCGGAAATTTAACATTAAGTTCATCTACTATATCAACAGATTCTGGGTATCGTTTGATTGGTTGGTATATTGCTGGCTCTGCTGGTGAAGCACAAAAATATTTTATTCGAAATAATAGTGAAGGCACTATACAAGATGTTTGTATCTGGTCAGATTTTTCATACACTACCATACCTGAGTTTAGTGGTAGTGGTACTGTATCTATGAGTTATGTTGCAGTTGATGATGATGAAGCACCAGGAAACCAGAGGTGGAGAACTAAATGTAGTGTTGGCGGAAATGATTCAATATGGGCAGTGGAACATGATAATGGTTCATATGTTTCTACTGGTACATCAACATGGGCAGCAGCAAGTCCTACTGGGTTTGTATGTAGTGGCCTAGTTGGAAGCTATATATCGACACCCGGAACGTATGGTTTGTCGTTTGGCATCACTGGGACTTCAGTACAAATAAATGATACATTTTTATGGACAACACATGAAGACATAAGAATCCCAGATGTACCACTTGATTCTGATTCTATGGTTAGAGTAGCTATTGATATTTCTGGCTCTCCAGGAACATGGAAAATGTTACAACCAGCAAGAACGCCGATTATTTCTAGTGCGTCAATTGGTGCTACAGGAGTTACGGTGTTAGACAATTCAATATTTAATATGAACGATAATGTTATAACATTTAATACGCTTACTTTAGATAAAGTATACAATACCATTTCTAGTATCACTACTGGTGGGTATATTACATTAACTGGTGGGGTACCATGGGATGTAGTGCCAGGATTTTTAGTATACCAAGCACCAATATCAGTTGGTAATTTAGATCAAGTGTCGTATTTATCAACAAATAATCAACCATTTTGGTTGCGTGTAGACCCACCTAGTGGTATTGATGTTGGTTTGCGTATGGTTCGATTACAAGCTACTGAGGGGCCATAATGGCTAATAGTTGGACAACAACGACAAATATTACTAGGTCAATAGCTGGCACTAGTCTTGTTAAGGGCGACGCATCAAATAGTCAAATTTATACGGATACTTCGATATCTAATATCTCAACATATGGTGACCCATATAATTATAATCCATATAGTGTTTCTCATGGTGAAAGCCAGGGGTTATTTGTATATCATCCACATGGAGACGCTGGTAAGCCTATTATATTATTGTCATTTGATCTTGCTTCAGTGCCTATTACAGTAGTTCCTTATTCATCAAAGATTAGGCTAACTATAGGTGCATGTAATCTGTTGTCTTCTATTGGGCTAGAGATTTATAGAGTTTTAAAACCATTTACATTAAGTGCTAGTGCAGCACAGTATACTAGTGGGTATGGTTGGGCAACATATATGCTTGGCTCTGGTGCTGATTATGATACAGTACTGTTAGACTCGGTGCCAGTTATGGAGACCTATGTCTCTGGTGACATTGTTGAATTAGATGTAACCGATGCCATCAAAGAAATAGTTAGTAGTACTGATAGAGTCGCTAGGTTTATGATTAAGCCAAATGATTCAAGATATGCTTCTGCCGTTGCAAATCTTGAGTATATTAGATTTTATAGTGGTAATACAGCTACGGGTAGTTATATTGTCGGATATGACACAGGGGTTGTAACATATCCATATATTGGCAATGGCACTACAGACATACCAACTCTTAGTATTGATGACGTTGGTGCCGTATCGTTTTATCTTGCAGATAGTTTTGGTGCATATTCAGAAAGTAATACACAGGTTGCGCAAGGTAATGAATATTATGATGCTGGGTTTGTTGTCCCAGGGACTTCTAGTACGGCATGGAAGATGTATGTTAAGAATAATTTAGAAGGATATCTATATGATATTAGGATTTGGTGTGATTGGGCCAGGGCTAGTACTGCGGATTTTACTGGTACTGGTACTTGTTCAATGGGGTATATTAGTACTATTAATGGAAACCCGGCAGAAGGATCACCAACAACACAAGATTGGAAGATGACTTGTATAAGTGGTGGGGACAATTCTGTGTGGTCTGTGCAAGGAGATTTAAATTCAAAAGTTTTATATGGTAGTTATACTTGGTATAATATGTCTCCATCTACGTTTCAGTGTGTGGGTGCTAGTGGATATTATTCATCAACAGCAAATACACAAGGTATATCATTCTTTTTAACTGATGCTGACCCAGATATTGGAGATTACTGGACATGGACCACATATCAAAACACAGTAGTGCCTGGTGCTAATATAGATTCAGAAAATTATCTTTGGATTGCTGCAGACGTAGATGGAGAATATGGAGTGTGGGAGCGCATACAACCAGCACATAGTCTTATAACGCTGCCAATATCTGCTGGCTCAACAGATGTACCATTAACTAGTGTGGCGAATTTTAATAATTGGGATGATGTGGTTTTAACAAACATGTCAAATGGGCAGAAGTACATTAATACTATTAGTAGTGTTAATATTTCTGGATCAAGTTTAGTTTTAACTGGGGGGACACTCATTGCATTTATTCCAGGAGACCAAGTACAAACGGTACCGTTTAGTATTGGTGATATGGCTTCACTAGAAGTTAAACCATTTTGGCTGTCATTAAATGTGCTTGATGAAGGCGTTGGTACTGGTATGAGGGCTTTGCGCATTCAAGTCACTGAGGGTATGTGATGGGAGATAAATTTTCCAAAGATAAATTCCCTTGGTATTCTGGTGTATTGGCCGATTTACGTGTTAATAGTGATGATACACTGATTTTAAAACCAGGAAAGACTGTTGGCACATATACGACAATTGTGTATAATAGTGTAGGTAGTATGGTGTCAGTTTCATGGGACGCGGATGAAGCTAGTGGAGAAATAAATACAAATGCTGGTGTATCGCCTAAAACTATTGAAATGCGTGTAAGTAATACAGAACCTACGGGCAAGGTGGTAGCAATTTCTGGTGCATCATTACAGCCATATTTGACAAATAATATATTTGATACTGGCGATGGGTGGTCAGTAGTCACTAGTGGCATATCAACTGAGAGTACTATATCAGCTAGGAGTCTTTTTAGATTAAATGTAGGGGTCCCATTTTCCCGTACACCACCAAATGATCAAGTATACATTAATAGTGGAGGGACCTGGGTAATAACTCCAGGGCTTGTTCTAGTATTAATGCAACCGTCTACATTAGCTGCACGGTCTCTTATGAGAATTGGTATTGGTTTAGTTGTGGCCAATAATATAATTACGGAAGAGTTGAAAGTATCTAGTGGGACACTTATAATCAATGGAGTATATGTGACATGATGAATCGAATTATCACAGCAACTTCGAATGTTGAAGTATTAATAGTTGATGCTAATGATGAATCAAACATTAAGCATCAGTTTAAGGCTAAAAATGCTCTTTGTCAAGCATTTTTAATGTGTATGGTAGCTAGGGGGGCATATGTTATACCAAGATATGTTGGGATGGCAACACAAGGAACAGCTTTATATGATACGTTGCCATTAACGGCTCCAACATGGGCAGGGTCATGGTTTCAAACATTACAGGCTTCTACATTTGCATATCGTGATCATGCTACTGGGAGTCAGAGTGATACCAATGGTAGTATATCTTTATCATATAGTGCTACTGATAACCCACCATGGGTAAAGTCAACCACCAAATTTTTACCTCCATATGGTAATGATTCAGAATGTAGATCGTTAGTTTGGTGGGGTTCTAGTTACGGTGGCCAAGAATATAGTTCGACAATGGCAGTTTATGTTTTAGACCCAGTGCAATATTTTACAAAGACTGCGAATGATATTGTGTATATTTATTGGACTATTAATCTTGGGTGCTCTGGGAGAACAGCAAATGCATTTTAATAATATTGTTGAAATAACACAAGTTTTTGATGACCCGAATAAAGAAACAATCAGTGTTCGTGTGCCAAATAATATGTGGACTGATACAATGATTCAATGGATACTTAAATATCCTGGATTTGTATTTGATAGTACTGGTAGCAATGGTGTTGATACTGAATTACCATATTACATTTCAGTTAGTGATTACGATGTTCAACATACTCAATCAGCTTCATCAGTACTTGGGACAAAATTTACAAATAGTACGTCATCTATTGCGGCATATGGCCCTGGTTCTACTCAGACTACCACATTTATATCGTTGAAATCATCGGATAACATGATTACTGGTGGGTATCCTTGTGTTATGTCAATGGGTTGTAAGGATCTAACTAGTTATAGGAATACATGGGTGGAGGGATTTTCATTTAAATGGGATAACGAAGTATTTTATGTTGGGAGAACTTATAGTGTAAATTCGTATGTAAATGCCACTGTTTCTTCTGGGAGTTCTAGTGTTGATCTTTATAGTGCGGCTGGGTTTAGAAAAGGGCAGATTATAACATTGTATAAATCGGATGGTTTTAGTTCACATCTAATCACAAATATTTCAAGTAATACCATAACAATTGATGGAGTTACTAATGCGACCTATAATAAGGGGTCTTCTGCATATGTAGATTGTGCGTTAACTTATGTATGTAAATCAACACTAGCAAGTACTGCAATCAGTGGCACTACCAGCATTAGTATTAGTGATACTACTGATTTTGTTGATAATCAATGGGCAATGATAGATGATGGTACTAATTGGCAAGGTATATATATTAGTACAGTCACTCCAAGTGGAGTATCTGGTACTTTAACAATTACTGGGGGCGGGTTGACTAATGAGTATACCACAGAAAATAGTGTGGTATATGGTGGGTTTAAAGATAGTCATCTTCAAACTACTAATATATATGCTAGAGATTTTTATGCATGGAGAAATATATCATATTCATTTACATCTGGCGAGGCTAATTCATTTGGTACTAATCCAATTAGAACTATAGCGATTACAAGTGCTGGCACTTCGGCTCCATTAGTAGCAATATTATTACCATATGGTATATACAAAGATGCTGGGACATATTCATCTACATTGTACGTTGGATATAGGTATATGATGGTTGCGAGGTATTTATCATGAAAAAAATATTGGAAAATTTAGGTGGTAACGTTCACATAACACTATATGATCAAAATGGTAATGTTAAACAAGACTTTACAAAAAAGAATACAGTGACTGCCCATCAGATAGTGGCTTTGTTGGGTGGGGGGGTTTATTCAGCATTTGTCCCTAACCATGGTAATTATTCTGCATTACCATGGCCTACTGTAATTTATTTTTGTAGTTATGATGGTACTACTGTAATTGATAATAATAATATAGTCGCATATGGGCAAGAATGTGGGATAGACGCAATATGGGCTACAAGATGGTATACACAAGACACTGGGCGTTCAGTTAGTACTAATAATAATCCAGCAGAGGGATATCCGTATTTATCAATACAACATATTGTACCAATTGGAAGTGGGACTGGTACAATTAAATCATTTATAATTGGTCGTACCAGTGCATATTTTGCGGGAGCGACTATGAGTGCCTTTTTATTATTATCTCCTGATCAATATGTTTATAAGGGTAGTACTGATTCATTAACTATAGTTTGGTCATTCGTGGTATCTGGGGATTTTAAAACTAGGAAGCAATTTTAGGAGATATAAATGGGCGTACTTAAAATTACTGGGTATGATGAATTAGGTAATACGATTTATAGTCATACACAGGAAAACAAATGGACAACTGCAATACTTGATAAGATTTTCGCTTGTATACAGGATCCTCCCGATGGGGCTATATGGCCCATAAGCCTATATCTAAGTAGTTACCCTACGGAGGTTGCATATACACAAACCTCTACATCATTATTTTCTTCAGAACAAAATTATTCAGTAGCAGCTTCTTCTAGTAGTCCTGGAAATCTTGTTGGGGGCAGTGATAAAAGTACTTATAGTTCAACAATAATGAATAGTCAAACATATCCTAATGTATTACTTAGTTACAACGCATCGAGGAGTTATGTAGCAGGACTGCGATATCAATGGGATAATGAAGTGTTTTATGTTGATAATTCTTGTAATGTGTTTACAACATTATCAGTTGCAGCAACAGCTGGTGATACGGCAATAACAATTAGTGACCCCAATTCTCTTTATAAAGGAGCGTATGTAAGTCTCTATGATTTTACAAATTCAGAGACACAGCAGATTGCTGATATATCAGGTAACATAATTACATTTACTACAGCTTTAACATATTCATATAATAAATTGGGCAGTGTATGTGGTAGCAGTGTAATTTATCATACTGATATTACAACTTTAAGTTCGGCAGTTTCTGCTGGTACAAATATTTTGTCTGTGTCTGATACATCGGAATTTGATATAGGAGAAACTATTAGTTTATATAATAGTAGTACAAATTTGATGGAAAGATCGGTTATTGGCAGTATAGAGACTAATCAATTTACACTTACAGGTGGGGTATCGGTTGATTGGGCACAGGGGAGCTCAATATTAGGAACATGGAGAGAAGAACATTCTGCTTTGGCGTATACTATTTCACAACCATTATATGGTGCATATGATTATTGGTATTGGTCAATTGATGATATTAGTGCTACCAATTTTGGATCTTCACCAATTAGAACTATAGCATTAGTTAATGGGACTACTATATATGCTACTATATTACTTGATGCAGCTGATGCGATATATAAGGATAGTGTGAGCAATATTAAGGTATTAAGGCTGGAATATTATTTATTTTTAATGGTTGGGTAATGGCATTTTCATATAACATACCATCGGATATTCAATATGGGCAGGTAATAAGTCTTGGACAACAATTATATATTAATACAATAGATCTGGATGTCATTACATCGGAAGATATTACTTTTGATGTATATATTAGGACGTCAGAGTATCAATATGCATATGATGGGCCGAATAAACAAATATTTGATAGGCTTGAAAATTTAAATAATTTTACTACTGTATATGGGTCCTGGGGGATAGATAGTTGGATTAGTAGTGCTCAAGTAGACAAGAAAGCCGTTATAGCTACCACATATAACCAATTTGCATTTGTGTATTATCAAGAAACTGATAATATAACTTGGTCTGGAAACGTAAGAGATTTTATTATTGACGTTGATATGACAGTTTATAGTCCTTTTAAAAGATATTACGGTGCCCAAAAAAGTACTATCATATATGCTGGACTACCATCAGAAGGGATTGCATACCCAACGGTTGGTGGAACATATCAATGGTTATATTATTTAAATGACCATAGTGTGGACTTGACTGTTGGTGATGTTGTTAGAGCGTATAATACAGATGGAACATATGAAGAGCTTACTATCGCTACTATACACCCCCCTGGTAATTATTACTCTTCGCCTGGATATTTTCCGTATTCACCGTACATGTATTGTACTTTTACAACCTCAGCGACTAAGAATTATTCGTTTTTTGGGTCATATTTACAATTAGTAGAACGTCCAAGTGGTAATCCTGGTGGTAGTGGGTATGTGGGGTTTGGATATATAGATGGGGCTACGGAATTTTATGTGGCTGGGTTTAATATATCAACACAGAAATGGGAGATAGGAAGATATAATCCAACGACTAGCACATTGATAATAGACACGTATGTGGTTGATTATTTGTTGTCATGGGGCACCCGTCGTATAAAGGTTAATGTAGAATATGATGGAGATGCCAATGAAACTACAGTATATTTAATATATAATGATGAGACAAAGTTATCATATATATATCCAACAATCATAGTTGGTAAGGTGGGTATGGCAGCGAATAATTCTAGGACATATTTCAATGATTTTTCATTTATTACTCCATCTTATGAGTGGACTGAGTGGGACCATTTTACCAATACGAGCGTATTACTTATTGGCAAACGTGCAAGTATAGCACAAATGTATATATCATGGACAAAAAATCAAACTTATGTAGGTGTAATACCACGGCTAAATTCAATAACTTTTAATGGCACATATAACAATTGTTACCCATCACCAGATGATTTAACATGGGGGGATAGTTCATCATTACCGTGGTATGCGATAGATAATGGCAAAACTATTGGGTTACCATCTGGTAAATATGTACAACTTAGATTAACAATAAGAGTTTAATATGGCCAATATAATTAATTATTGGGTGGAATTTACTGGCACAGAAGAATCTAGGAATTTGGTGTGTTCGTATAATATTAGTGGTGGTGTGGCACCATATTATCACTCTGGTGTGTGGAATACTCGCAAATTAATAGAAGATGATGTTAATGTAGCTGATTTCAGATATTATATCCGTGTTTCTATAACAGTTGATACACTTGGCCGTGGTACAGCAGATATTAAATATGTTGTTACTGATTTTGCTGAAACTACTGATACTGTTGGGTCTGCCATACATGCATCACCTTCTACTGCAGGAGTTGATACTGGATCATTTGGTATGAGTGGATGGGTTGGATATCATCAATTACCTGGATCATTCACATTACTAGCACAGGTAGTTAAAATTATTGATGGATCATTTAATATTATATTAATAAATGATTTATATGATCCAATAGGTGGGTCATTTAACATTGGTGAAGAATTATTGGTTGGACAAGATGCTGTTGGTGATTATAACTTATATGCTGTTATTGATGGAGTACTTATCAAAATTGATATTATACCCGATGAGATTAAACAAGCACTTATTATATCTGGCGTTAAATTTAGTTAATTATTATTTAGAACGATAAACACACAAATAATTTGTTTTGGAGGGGCTATGGTTGAAGCGTACAAATGGTTTTTACCTAAAATCAAACTCAATAAAGTACAGAAGCAAGATGGGTGGGACACAAAATATTTGTCTATTAATATTGTAACAATTGGGCAGACTAATTATCTAAGTAAATGCTTAAGTACTATATATGCAACTATACCAGAGAATTTTCCACCTTCAGAGGTCAATATATGGGAAAATGGTTCATCACAAGAAACACAGGAAAATGTTAGACAGGCGCTGATGGCTGCTGGTCAGCATCCAAGTTTTGTTGCCCATTTTTTCCCACATAATGCAAATATAGGGTTTGCGGCTGCACATAATAAAATGGTTGGGCTGTCAGCTGGTAGATATTTGTGTATGTTAAATGATGATATGGAGATATTTGAACAGGATTGGGCATCAAAGATGATTAAACAGTTATCTGCAACGACCTTGCAAATTGGTGGATTTAATCAGTCCGTATGTAATAGGTTAAATTCTAATGGGCACGGATTTTGTGCGCCACCACATATATCAGAATATTGTGATGGCGCGTTTATTATGATGAATATGGAATGGGCTCGTGCACTTGGGCCATGGGATACTGATTTATTTAGAATCGCTTACTGTGAAGATCCAGATTTATCATTACGTATACGTGCATTAGGGTATTCAGCTAAGGTTATGCCAATAAACCATATTCATCATAGGGCGAAAACTACGTCTACTATTAGAGATATTGATTTAGATGGGTTTGCATCAATTAATCGGATTAGGTTACTTGCTAGATGGGGCTGGTATATCTCAAAAAGAGATTTTTGGGTAAGGATTGCCGTTGTGCGAGCCGCTGCAGCTGGTGATACGCTTATGGCTACATCGGTGATATCAAAGATTAGAGAGCTTGCCCCAGAAGCAGTAATTGATGTTTATACGAATTTTCCAGCAATGTTTGCAAATAATACAAAGATGGACAATTGTTATTTAATGAATTTGTGGGAGCAAAATAGGCGCAAATATCATTCAGTAATTATGTTAAATGATGCATATGAGCGTGATACAAAAGAGTTGAGTTATAGGGCTTATTATAAGGTGGCTGGCATGCATAATGAGCCCATTGTACCACCAGAGATTTACTTCTCAAAGGGAGAATTAGAAGAAGCAGATAAAATCATTGCTGTCCATAAAAATACTTATGGTGATAAGCCGGTTGCTATATTTCATACTGGGAAAACAAATTGGCTTGGTAGAAATTTAGAAATAGAAAAGTTTGAGGCTGTTGCTGGGTATTTACAGGAGAAAGGGTGGTCGATTGTAGAGGTGGGTGGTAAAGAAACTGATAAGATGGTAATCGAGTCTACAAAATTACAGGGTGAAGATATCTCAGTGCGTATTACAATGGCAATTATTGGTAAGGCCGATCTTTTTGTTGGCATCGATTCGTTTCCATGGAATGTTGCACAGACATGTAGAGTACCATCGGTGGTTGTCTTTGGGTGCATTGATCCAAAGTATCGCATTTTAGATACAAAGAAAACGGTAGCTGTTCAATCATTAGACAAAAGTTGCTTAGGATGTCATCATGAGTATCTTGGTCCAATTCATGAATCTCAATGTATGAGAAAAAGGAGTGGGTATAAAAACTCACCAGTGGCTCCGTGTATGGAGGACATAAATGTTGGGCAATTAATCGAGGCAGTAGATAAAGTATTAAAGGAGAATATCGCTATGTCTGAAACTGCAAAAATTCGTGAAAAGGTTGTTGAATATATTAAGGAAACTGAATTTGGTATTGATATTGGTTGTGGTCCAGATAAGTTGTATAAGTCTAGTATTGGGGTGGATAAATATAAAACTATGGTAGTAGACCATGTATGTGATGCTAGGGAATTGCCGTTTGAAAATGGCACATTAGACTATGTATTTTCTAGCCATTGTTTAGAAGATTTCATTGACAAAGAGAATGTATTAGTAGAATGGTGTCGTGTAATCAAGCCAGGTGGGAAGATTGCTTTGTATCTACCACATAAGGATTATTATAAGGGATGCAATTTAGATCATTATGAATTATTTGATTCAGAATACATAAAGCCTATTTTAGAGGTACTTGGGTTTAAAATTGATCTAGATTATCTAGATATCGGGGATTATAACGGTGCTAAAGATGACAGGTACTCGTTTCTGGTGATAGCAACAAAGAATGTCTGACCCCATATATAGAAAGAAGACAAAGGACAACAAATGGGTTGCATGGACTCCACCCATATACCAATGGGTGGGGAAGGATGGAGAAAGACATTTTTCTGATGGATTTGCAATACCTATAGAATGTAAAATAGAGAAAGTATATGCTGACATTGATGTGTTAGAAGCTGATGAGGCTACAGCAGTATTATTGTCGGAGGATTCGCCAGGGGGGATAATATTAACCAAGTATAAAGAATCTAATCTAAACCGTATTACAGACCAAACAAAATATGGCAAAATAAGAGGTGCTAACATTAGAGAGGTTGTACCAAATAAAATACCACAACAAGATACTAGAAATTCTAGTATATTTGGTAGGCCGATCATACCATCAAAAAATTTTATAATTTATACATTTTTTGATGGTGCCGCACATTTTTCTGATAATCACAGGTATAAAGAACTTGGTAGATTTGTGAATGATGTTTTCCATGCTGGGCAGTGGTGGGAGGATGGGCTAGAAGGCATAATAAATACTAGGGATTATATTAATAATTTAAGTAAGAAAATATATACCAATTTAGACCATATTGATGAAGAATTAGCTTCGCATCCAAATAAAATTAATACATACCATTTTCAACATGAGATTAGATATGCTAACCAATTTTCTATTGATACAGTACTTGAGATTGACGCAGATACTGGTGATGGACTATTAATTGATTCATTTGATTATAACCAAGAGCAACAGGATTTTGCTGAAAATGGGCTTTTTACTGATATTTCCACAATTTTGACTAAACCACCAGGGTACCAGATTAATACAAATAGTGGGGTTATTGGATTATATAATAATAATGCAAACCCATATGTTGCTAGTCCTTCATGGAAAGACAAATTTGGTATTAAGGTACAAATGCCTAGAAAAGGATCAGAGATTTTACATATTGGGTTTAGTGATTCAGCAGATAGGTACCCAACTTTTAATACTAGAGACACTAGTAAATTTATTGTATCATCTAGTAGAACCAAATGGGATAGTCATGAAGGGCTTTTCATCCCACACGGTACTAATCCAACAATAGAGCTTATATTATCTCCCAATAAATGGCGGTACATCTTTTGGACTTATGTAATGTATTATTGTGTACAATTTACTAGTGATTGGTATGAGGGTAGATGGGTAATGGAATTATTTGAAGATAGGCCACCATTAACACCGTATGAATATGGGACAACAACTGGAGTTGGGATTGATGAGGCATTATTAGAAGCAATGCAGATGTATGAAGATGCATATAAAGACGTTGTTGGTGCTGTTGGTTCTGGGACGGCTTCATATTGGGATATTTATTTAACAGATTATGGTGTTGAATTTAAAATACAATGGAGTACTGCTGCAAAAAGGATGGTCCAAGATATTTGGAATTATTCTAATAGTGGTGGGAATCCAGCGGGCACGGTATTTAGTGATGGTAAGGGTGTGGTAAAAACGCCATTTTATAATACGGCACCAGCATATATAGTACATAAGTATCCGTATGTACAGGGGCAGCTTTTAGCAACACTAAGACTTGTTTATCCAAATGGTATGGTTGATTATAAGTATATTTATGCAAAACAAGATGAAAATACTCCTACAGTTGTAAAAGCTCGTGGTAAAATGTATTGGGATATTGTAGGTACATATGGTAGACCTGCTATACCAATGCCCAATGAATTTTCATCTAGTGCTGCTACTAGTTCATTTTATATGGGGGCAGAAGTATGATACAACCAGATAGAAAAGCTATGGAAAGAATGTCAAAGATTGTTAAGGATCGCATGGCTGTACATCGTATGAATGTTCAAAAGCCAGCATTAGATTTGGCGACTAAATGTATTAATATGATATTATCACACCCAGAGATTATACGACCAGAGTGGGATACTGATGAAGAAAAGAAGGTCATTATTGATGAATTGAAGGCAAGTATTTATAAAGAAATCATTAGTTGGTTAGACAAAGAAATTGGTACAGATAACATAACTTTTGGATAAATAATGGGATATAATGAAGTCATATTAACAGATGCAAATTTAAATAGGGTAACTTCTATCCCTATTGATTATTACATTAAAGACACCAATGTTGTTTGGAAGGGGTTTGTATATAATAGTACTGATTTAGAAATTGTTGATTGTAGGATTGCAACATCAAATTTATATGATGGCGTATTTTCAATAAGTGGCGGTGGCATTACTGGATTCTGGCCAGTAACCTCAAATTGGGATACTACTTGTACAATCGGAGCAATAATAAGTGGTGGGATATCACCAATTTTATTGAATATATTTATTTCCGGTGGCTCAAGTTTGGATGGTTTACAAACTGCCGCTCTATATATCTCACGATAATTATTAATTAATCTCAGTACATCTAGCAGGTCAATTAGGATCTCCACCTAACACCTGTTGTATAAGAGTAATAAATATAGTATAATTTTATTTTAAATATTTAATTTAAATAGGAGTAGTATATGGCATTCCCCGATGAATGGGCATACCGCAAATCAATTACTCTCAGTCGTGCTTCCGGTGCTGTCACCAATTACCAGATGAAGGTGTTAATTGGTGAAAGTTCTGGTGCCACAGGAGAGGATGTAGATTGCGGGGCTCTCTGCAAGACTGACTTCTCTGATCTGCGCTTCACCAAGGCAGATGGTACTACGCTTCTCGATTACTACATCGAGGACGTGACCGGCACCACGCCGAACCAACTGGCAACCGTCTGGATCGAATTCGACTCTATCGGCACTGGCGCGACCACCTTCTATATGTACTACGGGAATGCTGGTGCTACCGCCGTTAGCAACGGAGCAAACACTTTTATCCTGTTCGAGGATTTCAACGCCCTTAACGATGGGAATCTCAACGGGCAGAACGGATGGTCGGGACACGTCAATTGGGATGTTGCCACAACCACTAAGTACGAGGGAGCCAAGGCCGCGCAATCGGCATCGGGCGGCACCACCGTCTACATCGACAAGGCGATCTCTTCCGGAGGGGCCGGCTACCATGTGTTCATGCAAGCCCGGATGCGGCATTCAGCCGTTTCAACCGCGAATGGGTTGGATATCTACCTCAACGAGGGGACAAACCAGAACTCTGGGATTGCCATAAGCTCAGGTCAATTTGTCGCTGTGGTTTCTCCCCCCTCTTGGGTGAACATCGGGAAGGTCGCGTCGAACAACACCTGGTACAAGGTGGTCCTGGCGATCGACGCCGTGAGCTCTCATAAGACCTGGGTGGACGATGTTCAATACTCTCCCGCGAACCAAACCAACATAACGAATTTCTCGACAACGGTGAACAAGATCCGCTTGGAACAGTACACTGCGGGCGGTACTGCGCTCGTCGATCAGATCATGGTCGGATATTACCTGCCGACTGGCCCCGCTTGGGGAGCCTGGGGCAATCAAGAGGATCTGTTGGGAGGGATTATCCCTGTCATGTTTGTTCAATATCGTAGGAGGTGGTCATGAGGTATCTCAAAACTAACACAGCAGTAGTAATAACGGTTGGCCCTTTCTACGACAGTACGGATGGGGTAACGATTGAGAATAACCTTACGCCCAGTTATGAACGGATTTCTGCGGTTGTAGATTTGGGTGATGGTAATGCGCCTACAATTGTATTAGACAATATAGCTGGTGGTATTTCTGGTACATCTAATGATTTAAATTATATTACAAATTGCGATGCTGGTTTAATGCAATTAGAATTGTCAGCAGATGATACAAATTATCTTGGTAATCTTTTTGTTACTATTACTGGCAATGTCTCTGGTAGTGTCACTGGTGCAGCTACTCATGTTCCAGTGTTTCATGAATTTTCAATTATATCGTCACAAATGTGGGGGGTAATGTTTGGGACTGGGAATTTAAATGCCGATATTAAAAGTTTAAATGGTGATACTGTTGCCGCAGGCAATCTTTCAAAATCAGCCTCTACGATTTACCAGGGGACTGTAACTGGGGCAGCTACTATTAATACCCTAATTGATTCTGGGTTAAATCAAGTTTATACAGACCATTGGAAAGGTCGTATTGTAATTTTTAGTAGTGGGGGATTAAAATACCAAGCTACAGATATTACAGGGTTTACTTCAGCAACTGATGAATTAACATTTACCACACTTACCGCAGCGCCATCTGGAGCGGATACTTATGTAGTGATCTAATGACTCGCACTAGGTTAAGCCCATCTGGGGTACCAAATAAACCATATGGTTTATTTACAGGGAAACCTTTCCCTATTTTGTGTAGTATTGGTGCGAGTATTTGTGGTGCACGTAATGTAGGGGTTATAACTCAATTAGGCCCTATGGGTGGGCCTGGGAAAAGATATACTTCTCGTCTTAATACTTCTTCTTTCACTATTAATGCTAATGTATGTGGGTTTAAGTTATTAAATACTCTTTCACCTGCGTATTGTGAAGGTGTTTTAGCTGAAAACCAAAAATTATTTCAAATACCATCTTATATTTATGGTATTGATACTAAGGTATATAGTAGCCCTGCTTATATATTTGGTGTGATTAAACCAATTGTTTCTACTCCAGCATTTGTTAATGGATTAGAGTATATAACATCAGATGGAATGCCTGGGTATGTAGAGGGTGTTGAAGTTACTGCTACGTTTACTGATGCTAGTGTATGGGGTATTACTAGTATAACTGGTGGTAGCCCAGCATCAGTCCACGGATTAAATACAATTACCTCTGGAATAACTGCTAATACCATTGGTTATATAAAAGTTTCTGCAGATGGTGTTGCTGGATACGTTTGTGGTAGTGATGCACCAGTAGTATCAGTTAAATCGTATTTGCTCGGATATGATACTATTCAAGTTGGTGTGTCTGGTTGGGTAGACACAGCGATAGCGATCAATACGTTAATACCTAGTCATATAGATACATCAATACAGGGTACACCAGCAACAATAGGTGCACACTTACACATAGTAGATTATAGTGACGTTTCTAGTATTGCATATACTCTGGGTATGCAATTCATTAGTGGGGGGCTTAAAGCTCATTCGCATGATTATTATGATCTATTTAGGTCATCACCTTCATATATTAAGCCATATGATAGAATTACTACTGGGATGTTGGCAAGGATTTCAGATATTGTGGATTATGCTGATGGATATCAAAAAGCATGGGTATTTGGTATTTCTGGTACACTTACTCCATCAATAACTGGGTACTTGGAAGGATATGATTTAAGTACTATAAATTCATTGGCTTATGTGGATACATCATTGGTTGTTACAGGTGGTGTATTCGCTTATATTGATCCAATAAAGTTAGATCATCGCATTAGCACGCCAGCATATTTATCTGTTGATACGCACATTGGTAATGGATTAACTGGGTTTGCACACTATAATGATGTTGTGATGGTTGATTCGTCATATAATAAGGTGTCTACTTTAATATGTGATTATTATCCTGGAACTGGGGATATTGTGTTTAATACTTTCTTGGTCAATGGAAAACGATATAATGTATACGACATACGGATGCGTACTGATTTTACTTGGTCAGGGAAGATTAAAATATTGCATGGTACGGTAGAACCTTATTTGACCGACAATTGGAATACAACATATTCAATATCAGGGCCAATTAACCCAGACTGTGCTATATCTACTAGAATCACCGTTATCAATCCTGGTGTCACTGGAACAGTCATTATACCAATAGAGATAACACATAGCAATATAATGTAAGGAGTGATATCATGAGTAAATTAGATAGGTTACTTGAGGCTTTTTGGAGTGGCGGAAATATAACATCGGGTCAGGGTAGGTGGGTATACTCTGGTGGTAAGAGGATATTCATACCAGTATTTGAAGAACCAGAACATCCACGTGGGCAAGGTGGTAAATTTACCAATAAACCTGATATATCGGTTAGATCACAACATGTGAAGGATGAAGCCTTAAAGGATGTGCCATTAAAGCTTACTAAACCATTACAAACTAAAATGTCCATACAAAAACATATGGCAAAGCGTGCTGGTGAACATAGAGATTTACGTATACAGGTTGGAGATAAGGCAGTTAGTTGGGCTGTCCCAAAGGATTTACCTAAAGTGCCAGGTAAGCCTCGTCTAGCCATACAGCAACCAGTACATCAAGCAGATTATATGGGGTATAGTGGAGATATAAAAAGTGGGTATGGCAAAGGGAAGATTGTTATTGATACGTGGGGATCGATAGATATATTGAAATGGACCCCTGATGAGAAGAAGATTCATGTATTAGGTGGTAAAAAGAAGGGTGTTTATACACTAAAGCGTACCGATGGTAATAATTGGATGGTAATCAAACATAAAGAAGGGAAGAATATGACACACCATAAATTAGTTAAGATTACACGCAAATTGAAGAAGGTGATGTGGGATGATCCCAATATGGTTGCTGAGCTTAAACGCGATGGTGCTAGATATGCGTTAGAATTAGGCGAAGATGGGACTAAAGTTATTTCGGTACGTAAATCAGTATCTGGTAAGGTATTAGACAAGTCAGCCAACGTTCCCCAGATATCACATGATTTAAAGAGTAAGGAATATGCTGGTACGGTATTGGACGCAGAGATTTTTCATGACAAGGGCCATAATAAACTTGGGGGTATCATGAATAGTCTCCCAGATAAAGCACGGGAGACACAAAAACAAATTGGTAATGCTAAATATGAGGTATTTGACATATTAAAATATAAGGGTGTTGATGTGACCGATAAGCCCTATAGTGAACGTAGGGCACTTTTAGAGAAATTAAATAAAGAGATTGATCTGCCAATTACCCAAAAGTTTGAGACAAATAAATATGAAAAGTATAAAGAATTAATTGCTAAAGGTGAAGAGGGAGTGGTTTTAAAGAATAAGAATAGTCCATATTATGCGGGTGATTGGGTAAAGGCTAAGAAGGATGAGACAGTTGAACGTGCCATTATAGGGTTTGAGAAGGTTGCAGATACTGCTAAAGCACACGGTGGCAAGGTGGGGGCTATTAAGGTTGCATCATATGAAGATGGTAAATGGGTGTATGCAGGCAAAGTTACTAGTGGTCTTACAGATGAACTTAGAGACGATATGACAAAATTTCCAAATAGATATTTAGGTAAGATTATAGAAATAAAAGGGATGGGTGTATATCCGGGCACCTCTAAGATGAGGCAACCCACATTAAGTGGGTTAATAAAGGCTACTGCAGCAGATAAATATAAGTATGAAGTGAATGAGAAACACCCAAATAACCAGAAATTTGTCAGAGAGAGGTGGGATAGGATACAGAGTGATATGAAAGCCGGGAAATCTAAATCTGATAAATTGTTTAAGCCTGTGAAGTAATACTAGTTTATATTAAAACATTTATTTAGGAGTATCCAATGACATTTGGTGTATTTAGGTTAATGTGTAAGATATATGAGAGTGCCAGTTCTTGTGACTTTCCGACTATTGCTGGGCCTATTCCTATGAATAAAAGGCCTATTAGGGGTGCTAGAGAGGTTCTGAATCAAAGGAAGAGGGTAAGAAGGCTCAAAAAAATTAGTTTAAAAATAGGGAATTAAATATGACCCAATATCCTGGTGAGAAATATGGTAAACATAAAACGTCTTTAAAACGAGTACAATCTATAATCAATAAGTCATATAAAGATATGGGTGGGAAAGGTATAACCCCTCGTGCGCGTACAACTACACAATTGCCTTCGTATGCTGGTGGTATGTATAATCCGGCTACAAATAAGATATTGTTCCATGGAACGAAAGATAAAAAGGATATTGATATTGATAAACACATGAAAAATTTTGACACCAGATTTAAAGACAAAACAATAAAAGATACATTAAAAGGTTTAGGCCGTAGGGTAAAAGTTGCTATGAATACAAATACTTCAAGAATGGGGACACCAAAAACTAGATTACATCATATATATCATGAAACTGGGCATGCTGTAGACTCAAGTACAGGGATACAGAAAATATTTAATGCGCATAGGTTTGTGGCACCACTTGTTGGAGTTCCCGTAGGTATTAAGAAAGCCTCTAATAAAGAAGACAAACATGGAGTCGCTAAAGGAGCTGCTATTGCTGGGGCGTCTACAAGTGGTACATTCGTACAAGAAATATCCCCAGAGGTTAGAATGTATAAGATGTTAAGAAAAAAGGGGATTGCACGTAAGAAGGTATTGTCATTTATGGCCCCTAATATGGCAGAAAATCTAGGGGTTAGGGCAATAAAGCCATTATTAGTTGCAGGTGGTGTCTCTGCTATTGGTAAATACTATAAAAATAGGCCAAAGAAAATAGGCCAAAGAAAATAGGGGATTAAACATGGCTAATGAAATCGCAAAAGTAGAAGTTGTGGCTTCAGATTTACCAGACTCAATTTTGAGAAGTGAAAAGTTAATTGAAAGACATAATATGTTACATAATATTTGTGATTACACTGATGAATTAAAAAATTACACTGTTCCTGAAAAAGACAATTCGGGGTCGTTAGTTGGTTCGCCAATTTCTGTTAAAGAATCAGTTCTAGATAAAATAATTCGTGAGCATAAAAATGCCCATGATGATGTGTCAGTTTATCCAGAGGCTGCAGATTCTTTTTATACAGGAGATCTTGATAATACCCTTGAGACTATGGATAGGGCAGTATTTAAAATTGCTAAGGCCCAGGCACGTAGGGCCGAAAATGATAGATGTGATGAAGCAAAGAATGACAATTTGCTTAATAAATTGATTGGTGCATTCAAAGGAGAGGGATAATGCCATTTCGTAGTAAGGCCCAGCAACGTTTTATGTTCGCGGTCCATTCAGGCATAGCTAAAAGATGGGCAGATGAGACACCCAATATAAAGAGTTTGCCTAAAAAGGTTAAGAAAAAGAAACTTTCTGAGGGTGTATTTTCTAAATTGGCAGAGAGCATGACTAAGTTTAAGGTATTAACAGAGGTATTTCAAGCTAGGGTAAACCCTGCTGTTCAGAGATTACGTAGATTCAGACAAACTAGGCAACATAATTTCGCTAGAAAAGGGCTTAGTGCACAGGGACGTGATTTAAGAAGCGCATTGAGAAAAAAGATATCAACATAAACGCGTGGACATTAGGAGTATTAGAAAGGAAATACGGGATAATTAATAAATGACTATTCGTATAACAAGGGAACAATATGTAAAGGATCTTGCTAAGATCATTAAGTCTGATCCATTGGAAATTGATCCGGTTGAATATTGTGAATATAAGAGATTAATGAAATATAAGTTTATGGTTTATGTACCAGAAGGATACAAAGGGATAGAAAATATAGTTACTTTGGATGAAATCTTTGATCAGATGATAGCAATTACTCCTCAATTTACAAGAGCCGATGTCTCTGAGGCTGTACAAAGGATTATAATCTAGGAGGGGATATGACAAGTACTAATATCACAAACTCGACAAATAATTCAAGTATCTATTTGCCTATTTCACAACAAATTTATGGTGGGATTCTCAATAATTCTTGGCCAGCAAATACATCAACATGGACCCAGTCTAATCTAATTTTTGATGAAAATGGGTCTAAAATAGTATCCCAAATAAGTAAAATGCAAATGTTTATCATGAAATATGAAGCTTTGATAAATGGTGTTATATATAAAGAGCTTGTCGAAAAATTAAATGCTTTATTATGCAAACTAAATTGTGTGTGGGGGTTTAGTAGCTTTGTAGGTTATTCTAGTATTCCTTGGACCACTACAACTACTACAACTACTTCAATTCAACCATCAACTTATATATACCAATCGAATAATCAATATATTATTGATGGTAGTTCTTGGGCAATATTGAATAATTCAACCACTGCTCCTATTGCAAGCATAACATATTCATATTGATTGTTCTAAAATTATTTGGGGGATAAATAATGGATATATTGCGTATATTAATAGAAGCTAAACCAATTAAGCCAAAGTCTGATTTTAAGACTCCTGCTAAAGTTGTTGGTAAAAATGTATTACATGATGCTATAGCTGGTGGTTTGTTTGGTGCATCACTCATGGGATATCGAAATAGAGCGAAAATGCTTGGTAAGGGGGCCCTTATTGGAGCTGGTGTAGGTGCAGCTTCTGGGTTGGGTGAAGGTCTATTAAAATATAAAATCCTTAAAAATAAATCTGAGACTGGTATTAAAAAGACTGTAAGTAGACCAGCATATAAGGGTTTAAATGTTGGGTTAACTAGTGGATATCATACAGCCATAAATGCTGGTGTTAATAGAGTTTTAGGCGAAAAGATGGGCTTGAAGGGTACAGCTGCTGCAGCAGCTATTGGTGCCATAGAAGACATAGCTAGTACAGCTAATGAAGCAAAAGTTTATGGGCCAGATGCACCTGATGTTGTGGGTGCCTCTAAATTGTTCACTAAACATTCATTAAAAACTGGTATGTTTTCCAAAAAGAAATATAAATATGGGGGACTGGGACCTGCCATATCATCGAAAAAGAGTAGGAAAACAAATAAAACAGTATGATAAAAGTATGGTATGCTGGTAATACAGAGGCTGGTAAAGAAAGACTATTTAACAAGATAAACGCTGGGCTTAAGGATATACTTAATAAAGATTCAAAGGAGTCACTCCATAATAAGGGAGCAAAAGACATAGCAACAACAATGATGAGTAAGAAGGTTGGTAAAAACCTATATGTATCACCAAGTGGACGTAAATATAGGAGGGTATCATTAAATGGCCAAAAAGCCAGCAAAGGTAAGTTACAGTACTAAGAGTAAGACTCAAAAAAAGAAGACTAAAATATGTTTTGTATGCCAAGGTATAATGGAATGGGCTAAATTGGTAGGTAGGGGTGGTAATGGGATGGCATTTGTTTGTAATAAATGTGGCCAAATAGAGGGATAGCCATGGACGTTATGAGATATTTATTAATAGAATCAGCAGTACCAGCAATAGTAAAAGAACAGAAACCTAAACCTGTGAAAAGTGATTCCATAACTAAAACTATGGCTGGTATGGGTACTGGGCTCGCTGCTACAACTGAGCGTTTTGGTGTTGGTAAGTCAATAAATGCATTACATAAAAGTACTAAGGCCAAAGTGTTACCCAAGTTAATAAGTAAACTTGGTAGACTGGGTAAGACCGGTGTTGGTAAAGCTATTGCTAAGGGTGGAGCTTGGACCGCAGGTGCAGGATTGGCTTATGGATTAGCGGATTCACTTGTATTTGGTGCTGGAAATACCGTTGGACGTGGGTTAGCTGGTGCTGGAGAAAAAATTAAGGGTATGTTTAAAAAGAAACCAAAGGTTGGGATACCAAATGTATAGTTTTTTTGAATTATTGTTGGAGGAACTTGTTTTTGGGCGTAAAAAAGCACCCAAGGCTAGGTTAATGGCTATGCCAAAAAGGACTGCCAGATCTACTTGGCGTGTAATGAGTATTAAGCAAAGGCGTAAGAAACTTATATCTAAAAAGTTATCAATGATAGGCAATAGAAAATTAATTAATGATACAAATAGAACACGTAGTGTGTGGGACCCTAAAGGATATGCAGAGCAAAAATATTATGACAATGTGTACAAGACATTATGAGTAAAAATATAATTACTATAGAGGTAGACTCAGACACCAAGGTAATAATAATAAAGTGTGATGGTAAAGAGTATGTATTTGAATCAGTGGCATTATTTGCAGGTGACGCAGAACATAAAGAAATTTTTATTAAGATGTTTGGTGCATCAGCTGATGCTGCTTGGGCATATGCTCAGGGGTATAGAATGGCACAAGACAAACCAGGTACAGCATTTAATAGTTTTTATAAACAATGTGCAGCGCATATATGTCAGATGATAGATCCCAATGCATTCAAAAATGAAGTTGGAGCAGATGAGATAATTAATAAATGGGAATGTCCCGATCAAACTAAGTGGGCTGGGTGGGATACTGAGGATGTACTTATTGATAAACAAAAATCTGAAGCAAAAAAGAAATGGAATTAAGGAGTATAATATGGATCTTATGGAGGCTTTATTAAGTTCAAAAAAATATTATAAAACGGATCGTAATTATGTATTTACAATTCAAAAACCTTCTACAACTAAGGCTGCAGTACTAGGTGGTGTACTGGGTGGTGTCAAAGGTGCATTTACTGGACTTGGTGGTGCACATCTTGGTAAGTGGGGTGGGAAGAAGTTAACTGATAAAGCTGGTACGATTGTTGGCACTAGTACTAAGAAAAGAGTGTTAGAATTAGCCGGTAAAGCAGTTTCTAAGTTTGGTGGGTTTGCAGCTAATAAAACTGGTAAAATGGCTGTTGTTGGGGCTGCTGCTGGAGCTGGTATCCCATTGGGTGCTGTAATTGGGCATGCAATGGCGAAAAGGAAACTTAAGTATGCTGATCCTTATGTGCAGGGTATACTTGATAAGGTAAAGGGTCAAGAGATTAAGAGAAAGCAATATAAGAATTTACTGAAGGGGCAACAGGCAATCGCAGTTTCTGCTCATAGGCTTTATCCAACTTCTAGAGGAAAATAAAGTGGCTAAAAAGAGGGCAGTAAAGAAGAAGAACCCCAATAAAAGAGATCCAATGTTGCCTGAACGTGTGCAAAAGAAAAAAGGTAAAAAGAAAGGCAAGTAATTATGGGTACTCAGAAAGAAAAGAAACGTGGTGCAATTGGATTGGGTGCGATGTCTGCATTACTTGGGGTCACATCTAAGGGTGCACATAATTATGCAAAAAAGACACTAGCATCAGAAATCCCACATTTAAAGAATATGAGCAGAGTACCTTTAGTTGTAAAGGATACCAAGCTTGTTAGGAATATACTTGGTACTGGTGCTGTTGGTGCTGGGTTGGGTTCGGCAATATTGGCTACCAAATATTTTAAAAATAAGAAAAGGGTATAAAATGAAGGTAACTGATAAATTACTCGCCATTATCAAAGACAATGCGGCAGCTTGGATACTACCGGGACACTTTGTTTATTCTTTTGATAAATCAGTTCCCGTTGATCCAGTTAGATTTTTAGCTGCCATATCATTATGCGAATCAAGTGGTGGGATACATCGTGTGCCCAGGTTTGAAAGAGGATATGCACCAGGTGGGAGATATTATAATCAAAATTTGTATAATAAATGGGGAGCTTGGGCTTGTTGTAGTTATTCCTCATTTCAAATAATGTTCGCTACAGCAGTAGAGTTGGGATATGATTCAAACCCTGTTGAACTTTATCTTAAAGATGAAGTTGCCATTATTTGGGTTAAAAAATATTTTGAAAAAAGATGTTTCAATAAGACAAGCAAGTTTATAACCTTAAATAATGCGGCGGATGCCTATAACAGTGGATCATTTTTAGACAATAACATCCCCCAACAATATATAACTCATCTATATACTTACTATAATGAGGTAGAAATTGCGTAAATGCAATTTATGTAAATGCAAAGGGGTATAATATAATGGCCCATAATTTTAATCGTACTCCATCAAAAGAAGAAAAAGATATAATTACTAAAGACTTAATAAGACATGAGCGTAGACGTTATATTGGAAATGCTGCCAAATTAGGCGTTGGTTCTGGTACACTTATGTATGCTGGATGGGGCAAAGATCCAGTCAAGAGTTTGACTGAAAAAAAGATAAAAAAGAGTGAACAAGCCATACATATGGTTCGTAAAGACTGGCATAAACCATTAAAGGATATCATTAATAGATATCGTGGTGAGAGAAATTATCATAGAGGGAATAAACCAGTAGTAGATACATGGGGAATACCAAAACATAGTTTAAAGGTATTACCAGGCCCAGTTGGTACTGAGCCAGTCCCGTCACATACGCTTATTATCAAGAAAAAACCAGAAGATTTTGATAGATTTGTAAAGGGTGTAAAAGACGCCAGAAACAAAATGGAAAATGGAAAAATTAAAGTTATGAAGATACAATTAAATAACATTAAAAGTCAATTAAATAGACCAAATAGACCAAATTTAATTAGAGATGCTGCGAGAATGCGATCAAAAGTATATGGGGGTATTGGTGCAGCATTAACTCCTGTAGCTGGGTATGCTGCATATAAATATCATAAAGCAGCACAGAAAAAATTAAATGAAAGCGTACTTCAGGGTGGTAAATATTATTATAAAAATAATAGTGGACATACATATAAAATTCATCAACGTAATCCTATAATAGCTGGGGCTACTGGTGCAGCAATGGTTGGTGGTGGTGGAGTAGCTGCCAGAGAAGGCATTAAAAATGCCGCCAAGAAAAGCCATAAAATAGCATCTGTAAAGGATTATTTATTAAAACCATTGTCGGCTAAGAATATCGCAATAGCAGCAGTGGCAACTGGCACTGCTGCAGCAGGCAAACATTTATATAGAAATGTACAAAATAAAAAATATCTTCCCATGTATTTAGGTGGTATGAAGGATATAACTAAAAAAGAGTATAAAAAGAATAAGACAATTAATCCTATTGATATCTATACTCCTGGTAGCACTATTCATGAGAGATTAAAAACTCCACTAGGTAAGAGTTTGGAAGATAAACTGCCATGGGGGTTCTATAAAATGGTGGTAGAGCCTATGGTTGCGAAAGGGAAAAAGAAATGATAGGCCAGATATTATTTTATAATAAGTTAATAGAAGTTAGTCCAGAATATGTCGTTAATACAGTTATGAATTCTAAGAAAAAATTTAGCCCTGAGGCTATTGCAAGAACTACCAAAATATTATATCAAATGGGGCTTAATACAGCTAAAAAGAAAGGTGTTAAAGCTGGCGTTAATAAGGAGATAAATGCAGTAGTACATGCATCAAGACATCCCAAAGCGGTAAAAGCTCTTAAAGCTGTACAATTTGGTGGGCCAGAAGGAGCTACTTATCCTTATCCTTGGCATGTGTGGATGAGATGATGAAAATTTGTCCATTAAATATTTGGAGAAGTCATAGGAGTATAATATGAATGTTATGAAATATTTATTAGAGTCTGCTGGATTTGCAGGCAGGGTTGTAGGAAAAGCAGGCAAAATTATTAAAGAGATGGATGGACAATCTAAAACGCTTAGGTATATTCCATCGGGGCAGTTTACTCCACTCATACTTAAAAAATTACGTGTTGAGGGTGATGCTATTAAACACTATGGAAAAAGAGGTAAATTGGGCAAATTTTTGGTAGGCAAATTTAATGTTTAATTATGTCACTTGGCTTTTAGAAAACAAACTCAATCGTATGATTGAATTAGGTAAGTTAAGCAAGAGAAGTATAGTTAGAGCAGGTAAGGCTAGTATGTTTAAGTCATATAGAACATGGAAAACAGGGTTTGACAGGGGCACCAAGAATATAATAAAAAATAAAGGATATGAAATTAAAAAACGACTAGTGCATCCAATGTTTAGTAATACGAATGCTATGAATAAAACTGTTAATATGGCTGATCCTAGAACAATTAAAGTGAATACACGTGGTATGGCATCATTAATAGCAAGGCATGAAGCAGATGAGGTCAAGGCAATATCACATTTATTACCCACCAAAAATAAAGCGCGATTGTTTGCGATTGGTGGTATGGATGCACCGATTAATAGATCATATTTATATAAAGGACATGCAAGTCCTACAGTATTACAATCAGAAAAAAGGTACACCAATTTTTCTAGTAGTGTATATGGTAAAAAATCTGGAGGGCATGTTATACAGAACAACAGGGATATACTTGGGGCATATAAAGATTTGGGTAATAAAAGTGATATTAAAAAATTTTTAGTTCAACAACATAATGATATTAATAAGGCAATTAATGTTGGTACCAATATACCGAAGAATAAAAAATTAATATTAATGAAGAAGATTAATAAATCTATAAAATATAAAGAAAGATTTTCGAAATTTGATGGGTGATAGACCAATGAAGCATAAAATAGATAGGCTTGTTGAAGTATATATACAATTAGAGGAAATTAGTCCTGGGTATGTCTATAAAACTATGATGGCTGTTCCAGTTGCGAGATCAAATGAATTTGGGGCAAAATTGCTCACAAAAAATCCAAGATTATTAGCCAAGGTTTCAAAAATTATGGGTAGAGCAAAACCAGGGTATAAGAAATATACTGATATGACTAGGAAACAAATTATTCCAGGGATACTTGGGAAAAACCAAAATATACTGAAATCATTAGGTATTATAAAATAAATGTGCAAATTTTGGCCCAACAATAAGGCTGATCAGCCAAATGTATTCCCTGCACAGATAGTATATGACTGTTTCCAATGTGACGAGGCTTTTATTGGAAATATTACGCATTGCCCTAAATGTGGGGCTAAATTATATCAATTATATCCATTCCATGGTACTGGTATAAGTGAGTGTTTAGAAGCAATGAAAACACGATAAAAACGTAAAATTAGGAGGTTTAATAGCATGGGAATGTATGATAATGTAAATTTAGAATTGACCACACCATTACCAGAATTTGAAGGTGACCCAGCTTTAGTAGAATGGCAGACTAAGGATATCCATCATGATCCATGTTTAGATACCTATATTATTAAGGGCAATAGACTAGTTAAAATTTGCCATGAATGGGAAGAAGTACCTATGGGGGAACGTGTAAATATTATGGGTCTAAATGTTCCACTAATTAGGCCCAAGAAGACATGGGAGGAGGATACTGAGTATCATGGAAAGTTTAATTTCTATACAAATATAGATACTAAAGATAAGGATGGTAAGGAAATTCAAATTTGGTATGAATATATAGCGAAATTTACAGATGGAGAATTGGTTAATATTAGTATAGTTGCTAAGAATAGTGAATATTCACATAGTATCGTATTACCCCCAGAAAAGGACATAATATTAACACATGAATATGGGAAGAGGGATTAAATAATGCAACACAAAGGATGTAATCATGCAAAACAAAAAAGGTCCTGTTGTCCGAGCTGCCCAATTAAAGAATATAGTCAAGAAGGAAATCCCAATGGAGATACAAATTTGTCACGAGATATCCAATGGGTTCGCAGAGATAATAAATGAGATACGCGAACAGGAGAAAAAGACACTAAATAATTACACAGAGAATTAATTTGAATGTCTTAAAGAAAGATAATATATATTACGTAAATTCTGCTATTAGTGATAAAGAAATAGCTAGTGTATCAATTGTATGGCAAATGGTTGGTGCGATTAGTATAACCAATGATATAAATATTCCAGTGATACATCAAAAATTGCATGATGTTTATAACAGTATAACAAATATTTTCTATAGTAATGCCGAAAGAATGTAATTCCTACATATCGAATAGGGAACAAACTATATTTCTTATGCTTATACATCACATATTGACTATGGTATCTATCCAATACGAACCAATAATCTCGATAAAATTGAATAATTTAATTATTAATTTGGCTGAGGATTTACAGAGATTACCAATAGCTCATACACGATGAGACTTAAATCTATAGATCAATTAATTAAAGATAGAGAACCACTTAGTCAGGTTATAATATTAGTATCAACTGCTAGGTTGATGATATCCCCAATTAATTATGTAAATCCTTACATAATGAAACATTTTTCTGATAATAAGGAAGTAGGAGAGATATTTAGACGACTATGGTCATTATATGGAAAATTGCGTTATCTTAGGGGTACTATCGACCCATTTATATAAACCTATCATTAAACGATAAACAAATTATGGATAATGACATCGAGTATTGGCAGAAGTATCAAGTTAGTGAAAAATTAACTCAGTTTTTACATTGGATAATGAAAGCACAAATAAAAGGTAATACCTTTGAGCATTTAATAATAATTAGGGTTATAGGTATAAGAGATACAATATTTGACCAAGAATATGTAAGACATAATATGGAGCAATATCATAATGGAAATGACAGAATTAATAAACAAAATTAAAGCAGAATTATATATCGCAGAACATTTTATTAAATTATTTGGCATACCAAGGGATAGTGTTATCTGTGATATGTTATTAGATATTCGATGTAAATTAAATAATTTATATAAATATGAGGAAGTAAATAATATTACAAGTAAAGCACGTATTTCAATATGAAGGAGGTTATTGATATGGCATTAATAGCCCCAAAGCCTTGGCCAATACCAATTAATACACAAAGTTGTATGATAACAGCTGGTGTAATGTATAGTGCGTCAATTAAGGGTACTGAAATAAATAGTTTGATATGTGAAGCATATGATTTAATCCATAAGTATGAAAATTTTTATGGTGATACAAACATGAGAAGTGAGTGTAATGATAGGTTAGATAGGGTAAGAAATTTGGTAATACTGCAATGGCCAAAATATCAAGGTATGACAGGACAGAGTACACTGACTGGTTCATTGATATATGGTAGTAAGGAAGATTATTCGTTAAAGTCAAAAAATCCTTGGTATAAACCTATTGAGGAATTAGCCAAGGCAATAGCATGGAATTTAGGTTTATATAAGATATCATGACAAAGGATCAAAAACAATTTAGTATGTTGTATTGTCTTAGAATAAATTTATTTTATGGTATGGATATGTGTGACAAGGCAGGTTTGTCATATATATTGATAAATAAGATTGAACATGTTAAGGACGATATTACTAAGTTGAGTAATTATTTTGGTGATATGGGGTTAAGATGACAGATATAGTTTACCAAAATGAGGTTGATGATGCAACTTGGTTGTTATATCATGCTTATATTTATATTAAAAAATATAATGAAATACCAGAATTTCAAATACCACCATTTAGAGTAGGTTTAGCAGGTAGAATGAAGGATTTATTAAGGATGTGGGGTAATATGAATTGGCGTGAGGAGGTTTAGCAATGAAAGTAAATTGGTGGGGTGTTTTGGGTATGGTTTTAATAATAATATCAGCATGTATTATGATTAAGGTGATTATATTATTGTTAGTTTGAGTGGGTTTAGTTGTGTAACGCCCATTAATGTAACGTTCAATTTACCTATAAAAATTTGCATTTATTTGTAGGAGTATACACATGGCAATACCACCAGGATATGATAAAGATTGGTTGATAACTACCAGGTATTGGATATCACAGACTATTAAGAATATAAACCAAGCTAATTTACCCAGGGAATTGGTCATTAAGATGCACACTATTAATGAATCAATAGATGATATAATGTTTAATTCAGAAAATGGTTATACAAAATGGGCAAGATCATTAATACCAGAGAAGCCCCTTAATGATGTCAAAAGATAAGGTAGGAGACAGTATTGATATGTGGGAGGTACAAGATCGTTTGGATTATGCTTACGTGAATTTAATTAAGTTGTATTATATGGATTTGGCTAGAAGGGTAAGGGAATTAGCAAATAGTGTAGTCAGTGTGGCGTATGACGGATGACAAGAGTAAATATGGTTGAGTGTATTACTAGTTTAACATTTGAACATAATGCTAATATTATGAAAGTAGTGAATATGTTACGTGATGTGTATAATTTGGTAGATATTATTAATGTTAGGGATAAAATACAAAAGGTAGATGTAAAATTAGTAAGACGATTAAAGTACACGGGGTAATGGGTAAGGTAGGTCATATTGCCCAGGTATGTACGCACATTACAAAAGTGCCATATAACTTAGATTTGAGGGATGTTCAGTACAGGATAATGATATTGCGCCTTGATCTTTTAATATTATTGCAAGACATTAGAGATAAATGCCAAAATCACAGGTAAGCACATTGGGCATGATTAAGGAAGATATAGAGAAGTTAAACCATTCAATTAGGTTATATAAAGTTGTAAGTAAGTTAGAAGATACATTATACCCTTTCCCAGAGTTTTTAGTAATAAATAAAAGGACCATTGTGTTAATGAATAATATAAGGAAGTTAATAAACGATAAGAAATGATGTTACATAAGGAAATTAAGTTATGGGGATATTTACATGGTATTAAATGATTTATTTTTATTATGTAATAGGTTAAGTATGGAAGAAATATGTAAAAAGATAGAGAGTGTAGAATATAAATTGCAACAAAATGTTGCGTTACTGGATAACCCATGCAACATTTTGTTGCACCCCCATGCAACATTTTGTTGCACCCATGCAACATTTTGTTGTATATAATATTTTAAATATATCCTTAGTTTTATTTTAATACCCCTAAAAATATATCCTTAGTTTTATTTTAATACCCCTAAAAATATATCCTTAGTTTTATTTTAATACCCCTAAAAATATATCCTTAGTTTTATTTTAATACCCCTAAAAATATATCCTTAGTTTTATTTTAATACCCCTAAAAATATATCCTTAGTTTTATTTTAATACCCCTAAAAATATATCCTTAGTTTTATTTTAATACCCCTAAAAATATATCCTTAGTTTTATTTTAATACCCCTAAAAATATATCCTTAGTTTTATTTTAATACATCATAGGGGGAATGAAGGGGTAGAAATAAATATACCCCTACCATATGCCCTATACGGGCAACAGGAGGCAATAGAATGACCGAATCTACCGGGCAGGAAGAGAAGCGCGACTACACCAAGATGGCAAAGGGCATTGGTGACGAGGCTCTCAAGGCTGTCAGGGACGTGGTTTGTGTGGCGGTCGGCGTCGCCCTGTACGCCTGGATCAGCGCCCTGGGCACCAAGAACGAGACGCCCCAGGCGTAACAGGTATGCTTTGGGAGGGCAGGTTGTTAATACTGCCCTCCCAAAGCGTAAAAAAATTTGTCTCATATAGATTTATAGAAATTAGTATTTGGGGGGATAATATGAAATGGACACCTAAAAAGGCAATATGCTTTGGGGTAGGATTAATTATATTTGGTGTTTGGTGGTTACGGAAACAGATCATAGGATAAGATTACTTTTGGGGTAGCGCTAATATTAGGCTACCCCAAAGCGTAAAAAAATTTGTCTTGTGTAAATTTCCGGAAATTAGTATTGAAAAAATATTTTTGGTAAGAGTACCAAAACCTGCTCATTATCGCATTAGTATCTAATGATACTAATGTTAGTTAATCTAATAATAATAATTTGACAGTATATTTTGTGGTTTACTTGGTGTCGCATTAGTATCTAATGATACTAATGTTAGTTAATCTAATAATAATAATTAACCTTGTCTCTCGATCTAAGGGAAAGGATATCTTGATAAAGATATATAAAATGAATAGACATAAGGTTGATATATACCATGATTAAAACACAAATAGAAAAGGAAGAGGAAGTAAGAAAGACATTAATACAAGCATATCATATGTTACGTTTATATGATATAAATAAACAGTTAATTATAAGGGTGTATAATGTGTCTGTGAAAATTAGACTGTTGCCCATATACATAAAGTATGTGGGCAACAGGAGGCAATAGAATGACCGAACCTACCGGTTATCTATTTACAACACATAAAGATAAAGTTAAATTGTGCGCTAAAGTTTATATACGCTGTTATTTATTAGAAGTATTTACAACACCATATATAAGTATAGAGTTAAAAATAAAATTAAAAAAGTTTATGCTAAATTATATAGCATATAGAGACATACACCACACAAGGTAATTATATATAGAGAGTCTGGTCGTGTACAAGGTCATAATATACTATATATTATAATACGGAGGGGGCCCAATTTGGATATACACATATTTTTCACGGAAATAATATAGATTCATGGATAGTGATATAGATTCACGTCTCAGATTATTGTGCGAGGCCATTTTTGCTCTGCCGTGGTCCTTTGGTGGTAAAAGTAAGATGGACAAAGTTTGGAGTAGATTAGTATATGCTGGATATCTAATTAAGAATTACCAGGAAGTAGTGAAGGTCCATATTTAGTCATGATGTACTTGTGCACGTGTAATAATAATGAAGGTGGAAAGGGTATAAACAAATATATCACCAAATGGGAGGTATGGAGAGCCCTTAGGAACGCAGAAATAGCAATGTTAAAATACAAAACAAAAGGAGATAACAAATGATTAAGATCATGATAATCATCTTCGTTTTAATATTTGCCCTATACATTTTACGAAAAGTTGCCGAGTACAATTATAAACGGTGGGGTAGATTCGATGAATAAGAAATATCTAAAGTATGATCCGTTACACCAGCAAGGAAAGAGAGGAAGGGGAAAAAAGGAATGATGACGAAAGAAGCGCCGCCGCGCCAGCGGCGAGGGGAGGGAAGGATGAAGCCGATCAAGGCGTGGGCGATAGGAACATTTTCGGGCGGTAAACTGTTGGGCATCGTTAGATACCAACTCAAAATGAAGACGAGGGAACCGTGTCTATACCATACCAAGGCTGACGCGCTCCGTGATGTCGAAATTGCCCTGCCGGAGGATATAACCGCTCGCCCCGTCCGCGTGACGATCACGGTGGAGGAATAGGGGGGAGAGATGATGGAAAGATGCGGCAAATGCGGGATGGTAGAGGAAAGTTCAATCCACGACATCAACAGTCCAGATACAGAAATACGAAGGGTGGCGCATCACTTCGAGTTGGTAGCCCCATGCCCTCGATGCGCCATAAAGGACGCCGCCCTCGCCGCCGCCAACGCCGAGAAGGACTTCTGGAAGTCGCACGATAAAGATGCCGACATTGTACGCGATTCCTACAACAAGGCCATTGAGGAAAGCGATCTTATTCGCGCTGACCTCGCCATCGCCAAGGCCGAGCTGACACGGCTGCGGGAGGCGATTGGGTGGGCAGAGTCTCACGCCCAAATATACGCCACTGTCGGCGGATATAGATACGTTGATTTCGCATCCGAACTACGTCGCCGCGCCGGCGGCGAGGGGGAGGGCGGAATGATGTGGTGGTGCTGTTCCGCAGACTATCCCGATCACGATGAGAATTGCAAAGGAGGTGAGGGAAGGATGACGAGTGATCTTACTTGTGAGGATTGCGGGAGGGAGTTGCAGTTTGGCGTGGATGGGGTTTGTCGGTGTGGGAAACAACTATGCTTTGACTGTCACGAAAAGAATCACAAACGTTGCTATGAGATACCGGTACCTGGTGTGAAGGTCCCGGTGGGGGAATAGGAGGGGACGTGGACACTATAAGTTGTCAGCATGGCAATCTCGCCCGGTCCTGCGAAATCTGTGCATTGATCGCCGAGCGGGACGCGCTGAGGGAGGAAAACACCCGGTTCCGAGAGAAGCTGGACCGGGAGAAGATGGCGAAGATATTATGCGGCGGCAGAATGCGATGGAACGGGCTGTTCGAACTCACCCGCGACGGGTACAGAAGCGATGCCGACGTCCTGATCGCCTATCTTACCGAGTAGGAGGGGAACATATGTTACACCCGAACACAGGAATTGATCTCGGCAGGGAGGCTGACGAGGTTCGCAAGGAGAACGCCTCCTTTCGCGCCGCCCTCGCCGCCGCCGACGCGGAGCTGACGCGGCTGCGGGAGAGTAACGCGAGTCTGCTTGAAGGACTAAAATGCGTTGCCGACTTCGCATCCATGCCGCCCCGCGTAAGCCATGGCGCAAGTAACGGGAAGGATGAAATAGACAAACTGATCGCGGACATCGCCCTCGATTTATTGAAGCGGGTTGAATATAGATTGAGCCGCGCCGACGGCGAGGGGAGGGAAGGATGAGCATTAATTGTGGATCGTGCGGAACGCCGTTGTACCACATTGACGAAGCCTGCCCGAATTGTTTGGCCGGGTCTCGGCTTGTCGATAGGCCACCAACACACCATATTCTCCCATGCCCCCAATGCGCCCGCTTCCGAGAGAAGTTGGACAGGGAGAAGATGATTGAAACGGTGCTCGCGGGAACGAAAGGGGTATGGACATACGATACCCTTACCGATTTCCTTATTAAATATCTCACCGAGTAGGAGGAAACAATGTACCAAGTATGCACGTGCCCGCAGTCGAATCTTACGGACGGGGATCCACATTGTTCCGTTCATGGGCAACCGTCGGAGTATAAGACTTATTCGTATTGCGAATCCTGTGTCGCCCTCCGCGCCGACCTCGCCGCCGCCAACGCCGCCAAAGAGGAAGAACAGAAGCGAAAGGAGTATTACCAAAATATCGTCTATGCGGTATGCAACGTACTCGATAAAATAAACGGATCGGCAATATGTTGCGGTACGAAAGACACTCCAACAAATGAAGTCCAGGAAGCGATGTGCAGTCTGCAATCGAGATTGGCGGAACACACTCGCTGGGTATTACTAAATGCTGTTGATAAGAACGCATTACAGGAAGCGGAGGCCCACGCCAAGCGCCTTGAGGAATATATGCTCAAGGGCGTCGCGTTCAGGGATGAACTGCAGGCCCGCGTGAAAGAGTTGGAGTGCCAGAAGAAAGCACTCCAGCAAGTGAACGGGGAAACGGAATACAGGTTGTGCATGATACGGGAGGCGATAAAACGGAATGTAATAGACGCGCCAGACTTGCAGGCGGGAAATATGAACGAAGCATATTTGGCATCTCTTGAATTGCAGCGTAGGAAAGAAGCCCTTACTGAAGCATACACCTCTTCCCCCCCATGCCGACACGAAGAGGAAGCGAAGCGGCTGAGGGAGGAATCACAAAGTGGGTTGGCGATGACTTCCTGCCCAGTCTGTGAGAGTGATGGCGCAAACACAAATGAATACAGGATCAACAAGGAAATACACCGGCTACGGGAGGCGGTGGAATGGGCGCTTGGCATGTTGGATGACAATTGCGATCGGAGGTATATCCAATCCGAACTCCGCCGCCGCGCAGGGGGTGTCGAATGATCGCCGCCTACCTGAAGGAGGGAAAATGATGACGAAAACCGAGTGGAAGGATTTCGAGCGGGTTGAGCATCTGGCTGATGCCGTGGATAACCATGGCGTCGGATTCGGGAACCCACCAATGGATGACCAGATGGCTAGAACTATCCTCGCCGCCTATCGGGAACTGAAGGAACGCCGGGAGGACGAAGAGTGGCTGAAAAAGCATTACGCTGATCTTATCTATCGTAATGACGGTGCGGTCAGTCTCCATGCGGCAGGAATAATCGGCAGGGCTATAGGACCCACCCTCCACGACGCTGTGGACGTCGCCCGGGGAGGAAAATGATGACGTTGCAGATGCTGTGGCTAACCGTTGTTGTCATAGTGGGGTTCGCATATGTGATTTACTTATTGTGTAGGATATTTGATGCGATCAACGCCGCACGGGGGAAATAAAGATGCTGAAGGAAGAGAGAGTATTCCGCCTGCGACTCAAGAAATTGTGCGGTATTGCCAACTGCGACCCACGCCCCATTCTTCGAGAACTAACATGGGTCGTGAAAGCCGTCCGGGAGGACGATGCGAAAGTGGTTGAAGGATGCGGAAACGACGAATTATATGAAGCCATCTCTGATGCTGTCCGGAAGGGGAAGCCGGTGCAACAGTGTACGTATTGCGGCTTAATGAAAGAAAATATTACGTCCAATGGTGAATGCAGAACGTGCCGCGCTGCGCATATATAACCGTCTTCCGCGTTAAAGGAGAATGGGGATGTCTGAAATAAAGATTAGTTGTAATCAACAAGTTACGGCATTCCTTTACCAAGCCATGATGTATTTGAATCGTCGGCGGCATATGTCCCTTGCTCTGACAACCAATTTTCGCATAAGGGTAAGGCTACACAATTTGTGGCAAAGGGTACACGGGTTATCATAACATGAGAGGAGAAAATATGAAAATAAGAAAGGGTGATATATATGAGGATTGTGCGTTTCACCCGGTGAGGTGCGAGTATATAAATGGCGATGATATCGAAGGGGTGTCATTACTTGATGGGTCCCGACCGCGCAGATGCAGTATACGGCATTGTGGGGTACGCAAAATGACCAAGGATGAAGCGGCAGGTACAATTGCGATTTATGGGCAAGGAGGGGAGCAGGGTTTGTGGGAATATAAAAAACAACAAAGGAGTAACAAAGTAAAATGAGAAAATTTGGTCCAAAATCGGCAGATCACCCTAGTGTAGGAGAGATATGTAGGGCCTGTCATAAACCGTTTGTTGCAGGAGATTTCACAACCCTAATTGCACTTGGACCTGGGGATGATCCTGAGGCACAGACCAGCGCAAGAGAAGGAAGACCATATAATGCGGTCGCCATTGAGGTGCATTTTGCTTGCGCGGGTGGTACGATAAAGAGGTATGGGAAAAATAATGCCTGATATCGATGGGTACCCAATGGATGCAGAATTAAAAAAGATTAATGAATGGCCAATCAGTGATAATTATACAGAATTCTTCGCATTTGTTAAATCCTGTTGGCATTACGCAGACTGGGGATGGAGAGAAGAAGATACTACGGATGAATTATTTGATCGGCCAGTGCATCGGTATAGTATATCAACTGGTGGGTGGTCTGGGAATGAGGATATCATACAGGCCATGGAGGGAAATCAATTAGTATGGGCAATGACGTGGGTGCAGTCGAGACGCGGAGGGCATTTTATTTTCCAGGAATGGAGGGTAAATGAAAAATAAGACAAAAAAGGTACTTGATGAATTTTATTATCATGAAGCACTTGATCGAACCCATCTTATCTTAGAAATATTCACAGATTTTGTTGTAGAGCATCCAACAATAACAAGTAATATAGATCTTCATGGTTTAGCAGAAACTATCGGGGATGATCTTGCAGAATTATACCAAAGGATTGGTGCGAAAAGGTTTGAGATTTTCCCGTCTCCAATCACCAAAAAGGTAAAGAAAAAGAAGTAAAAATATTGGAAATCACTAGTAGTACTTCGAATTAATTCTGTGAGGGTACCTTAGTGCATAAATCAATAGTAAAAAGGCATAATTTACTTAGGGTAATACAAATGGTATATTCGGGCTTATTTGCCATATACAAAAATCAAAGATTATTTAGTAAAAGTGTATATATGAAAATATTGATGGCAGATTGGGAGCTTAGTAAGCTGAGGGCCAGTATTGGTAAGAGAGGAAAAGATGCCTAGAGATATAAAGAAACGCCAATATATGGTACAAGTATTAGATAATATTAGTTTTACAATGCGATATTATCAATATTTATATTGGGACTCAATGGGTACACGCGAATTACATAGTAGATTAGCACGTGTGTATAATTCTGTAATTATTATGTTATGGGAATAAAATTAATCGTAAAACAAGGTGATGTATTATATCAAGTACAAAACGCAACAATTATTTCTAATGAGGAAGATATTATAATATTTTCAGATGTATTGTTTGATAAATGTTATGATTTATATGGGTGTATATTTTATATATTATATCCAATAGGAACAGGTAGGATTAAATGATATATAAACACCATTATTTAGAAGCAGTTATAATACAAATAAACGCATGCAAACGTAATTTGGAAGGATTTAATCACCCCAATGATAATAAAGGTATACCATATAAGCGATTGATGAAACTTTATGGTAAGATATTATGTATAATTTATAGGTGAAATATGCCAGATATTAAGGTAACAAAATATCACATTAAAATAGCAGTAACGTTTTTAATGTTTCAATATTTGCGTGATGTGAAAGAGGCCATTAAAAGCAAACATACCAGAAACAAGATAGACAAATTAATACAAAATCTATGGGACATACAAAAGGATACAAATAATAATATCCACCGAGGAAATGATGAGCAAATCTAATGATATTCGGCAATTTTATTTATTTGACGCAGGGCTTAGTATTATCGAAGCCCGTACCCTGTACGTGGTAGTTAAAATAATTATAGTAATTATTTATATGTGCGGATGACTATATTGATAAGTGATATATCCCAATTGGCCACAACAAAATAATGTCACATTTAATTACTTTGGTTAGGAAATGGGAAGATATGGCGAATAAATGGAATAAAATGATACAAGATAAAAATATAGAAGAAGGGAGTGAAAAAAGGGTGTACCTTTTTGTTAGGTTTGCTAGTTTGGTGGGTAATTATTTACATCGGGCCCAAAAACTATGAATCATTTAAAGCATGATGCGATTAACAAATTAACATGGGAAATGGTATATGCTAATGAGGCATGCATAAAGTGTGACTTGATGGATTTGTTTAAAAAGATTGGCGCACTGAGGTGGGAAATTTGGAGAACAACTGCGTTGGTATATAATAACCACAGGGATAAAATAGATCATGAATAATAATAAAAATTTCAACTCGGTTCAGTGGTTTTCATTTGGGCAGATGATGGGTGAACTAATACGAGTAGTAGAGTTTATAGAATTGGTTATTAATAATAAAGCATTAAGTAAAAAAATTCAAAATTTGGCAAACTATTCTTATGAACTAGCACACGAGGTTCAAGATGAGCGGCAAAATAATAAAAGAAAGGTGGTGTGAATGCAGGAATTACCGGCAGAAAAGATTGCCCAGTTAAGAGAGCATTTTATTAAGATAAGCTGTCAACCAAGGCAAGAAATAATTAATAAGATCGCTAGACAAATGTCAAATTTGGATATTGAAATTTTGGAGTGCCAGAAGGCATTAGTAGCCCGAATAAGAGAGCTGGAGGTTAAGAAATTTGAGTATGACGCAATGCAGATCAAACCATCGGCAGAACTTAAGGGTGCGGAATTTGACAATTTGCTCCTTCATCCTGATATTGAAAATATTGAATTTGAGGGGTATGGGATTATAGTAACCACAAAGCCAATCAAGATTGAGTATGGCGGGGAAATATATTTTATTGGTCGATTTAATATATATCTTGAAACAAATGGTGGTATTGGGTGGTTGTTAAGGTTTAAGAATTTAGATCAAAATATATTTGGTCATCCCCATCCGCATATGCAAACAAATGGGGTACCATGTCTGGGGAATATTAAGGAATGTATGCCCCATATGATAGGTGCCAATCAGTTTGCTGCGGCGATTAATGTTGCCATTCAATATTTAAAGTCATATTCAGATTCAGATCAATATGGGAAACCTTATGTTATATTGGAAAACTGGCCCAAAATAAAACGAGAAAAGGAGAAAGTCGATGAAGTTAGCCGAGGCGTTGATCGAGCGGAAGGGATTACAGAAGAAGATCGAGCGATTATCGGAGCGGTTGGTGAACAATGCCAAGACTCAGGAGGGGGAAACGCCCTCCGAGAATCCCCTGGAGTTGATCAAAGAGATCAACGGGACGAACGAGGAACTGACGCATCTGATCATAGAGATCAACAAGACGAACGCCCTGGTATACTTGAACCCAGCGCAAATGCCGGTGGTGACGCTGGCCGATGCGTTGGCCAAGAGGGATGGGATCGCGAAGAAGCGTAATATACTGGCGAAGTTCGCGGAAGCAGCGACAGAACCAGTGAGGGCGTATGGACGGTTGGAAGTGAAATATATCCGTACGATGAATATACCGGCGATTCAGAAAGAGATCGATGCTCTCGCCGCCGAGTATAATGCGTTAGATGCGAAGATCCAGGGAAAGAATTGGGAGATTGACCTGGTAGTGGACTGATAATGGAAAAGTTGTTACCGTGCCCATTTTGTGGAGGGAAAGGGTTGATGGGTGAATTTCCAGTGTCCGGGCGTGACGAAAAACAATATTCCATTCGCTGTCGTTCGTGTGCTTGTGAGGGTGGATGGGGTAAAAGTAAGACTGGGGCCATAAAGTGGTGGAATATGCGCACTCCATTGAAAGGAGATGAGTAATGACATTTCCATGCAAAGAATGCGGGCTATTAAAGAGTCGATCGACAGCAAAGTGGCCTGAATTGGAGATTGCGTTCAAGAATGAAGTTCATGACCGGGCAAGAGAGATCGACCCTGAGCAGGAACGAGACTGGTTTAATATAACAATGGGGTGGTGCATAGCAAAGGGCGAACCACCTGCAGGTGCGTATGCTTTTGCGTGCCACATTCGGTATCACACGGATTTAGGATAATACAAATATGAGAGGACAGCGACAGGTGCGGTTGTCGTGCGTGGATCGAACCGCAAATTCTTGCCACGCAGTCCTCTCATAGAGTAGCACCAAGAAGGTAGCCTTAATGTTACACACAACGGGAATGTACCCAACACTCTGGTGGGCAAAGGGAGGCCCTGACGGAACCGAAATCCGTTTACTGTTTCTCCCAGTACGATCTCACATCTTTACAGCTTAAAGGGTCACTGTCACTTTCCCAACGTGTATAATATTCAAGGTGAGGGCGGGTATGGGGGACTCTTGCTTCGATGAGGAACAAAGAAACAAGGGTCGCTTGGTGCTATAAAAGGGGTTGATATGAAAATTTGTTCTCATTGTAAAATTGAAAAACCTAGGAGTGAATTTCATAAACACAAAGCAAATAAAGATGGGTTAAACTATTGGTGTAAACCCTGCAATCGCACAGCAATTGGACAGTACCGGGCCACACCAAAGGGGGAAGAAGTAAAGAGAAAAATCAAGAAGAAGTACCGGACTACACCAAAGGGGAAAGAAGAAAAGAAAAAATCAGACAAGAAATACTGGGTTACACCAAATGGGAAATTATCTAAAAGAAAAGGAAAACTAAAACAAAAGTATAATATTACTCTTAAGGATTACGATAAGATGTTAGAGACTCAAGGTGGGGTTTGCGCCATTTGTGGTACTGATAAACCAGGAGTTGGGTTTAATCATTTTCTTGTAGATCACGACCATAAAACTGGTAAAGTTAGAGGTTTGCTTTGCAATATATGTAATATAATATTAGAGTATCCAAATGGACCTATTATGGATGGCATTCGATCCGCTTCTGTTGATTTAACTGAGAGATATCTAAATATTATTAAGTATTTAAATAACAGATAACGCCAAGCAGGTAGCCTTAATGTTGTATGTGATAAGGGATAAAAACTTGACAGGGGAAAAGGGGAGCCCATGCGGGCCTTAAATCCGCTTACTATAATTCCCTATACGATCTCACATGTCACAGTTTAACCCTAGGGTATGTCATTGTTATCTTCCCAACGCATATAATATTCAAGGTGAGGGTGGGGCAGGGGGCTGGCGCTGCAAAATAAATAAGGAGGGGAAAAATAATGCAACCCAGTGATTGGACTTTTGATGTAAGGGATATGGGGCAATTTGCATATATTATTTTCGCCCATAAGATTGACAAAGCAAAAGTGTTTGGGGCAGAAGGACTCAAGATGGTAAGAGACCTACTTGGTCCAGTATCAGAATTGGTCGAAAATGTTATTTCAATACAGATGATTGAAAAGGTGGTTCCAATTCTTGAGTTTCATGGATTTCAACAAGGTGGAAATGCTACTAAGTTGATGTATTATTTTGAAGGTGAAGGATATTTTTTACCACCAGGTGAAGAATGAGATACCCAACGCTGATAGAGGTAGAACTTGCTAACCATGAACAGATTTGCGAGTGGTGGAGGTTTCTGGAGTCACCAGGAATGAGTGCAATTGATCTGGGTAGAGAAGAATTTAAGATTGTTGGTGAAAAAGAATTAGCGATAATGACCAGGATTGGGGAAAGATTAAAGGAATTTGGTGGGTTTACTCCTAAAATATCAAAAAGTATTGGATGGATAAAAAGATAAATATTTCCGTTTAAAAAGAGGAAATAATGTGCACTAAACGTTTACAAGCTATAGAGGTTAGGAATCAATTATCAAATTTTTTAACATATCTTACATATTATCACAGCACAGGGTCTTTTCTACTTGCAAAAAGAGCTATGGATTTGTGGGGGTTTCTCTTTAGGGATGTAGTATTGGGTGGTAGATATAAAATCTACATAAGGATACAAAATCTTGAGAGATAGATATATGTCCTGGGTTACCCTCTGTTTATTAAGTCTTTACCAAGCAGAGGACAAATTATTACAGATAAGAGAGATAACCCATATAAGGATTAAGATTGCCAAATTACGGACAGCGATGTGGGATTTGAAACAGGGGTAAAATAATCATAGACCCAGCGGGTTAGGGAGGGATGATGAGAGAGGAATTAAAAGGTAAGGGTGTAGAATTGACGCTAAAACACCCAAAGGTGGATGGTGGAGTTCAGACATATCGCACTGAAGATGGTTGGGAGATGATAGTAATGCTTGGCAAGAAAGAGGGTGAGAGTTATCAAATGCATCGAATGATGATGACTGGGCCAGCTTTGGTTGAAGAATTAATAACTAGCTTCATAAAAGAATGTCCAGAAATGGCAATGCCGATAGTTGGCAAAGCATTGTTGGGGCAGTTGAAAGAACATGTGGGTCAGGTATTGGCTGGCGACGAGCCCAATGACAAATCATCTATGAGTAATAATGAACCTCCCCCAGGAACGAAATTTAATTAAGGAGGATACAATGACGCATACCACTTTTGGTGATGTAGTCGGGGCATTTTCGATTGTAGTACTTGCGTGGTTGTTGTTTCATTGTTAAATGAAAGATTTTGTGGGTATTAATGACAAATTTATGTTTAAAGTGCAAACACAGTTATATACTAAAAATAAAGTACAAGCCAATGCAAGGGGTGATATTTTAGACAAAATTGGTTGGGTATTACAGCCAGATAACCAACCATATATATCACGAAGATTATTTAAAAAAATAGCCACGTTGTATTTCTCTTTATGATCAAATCTAAAATGATGTATGATATTCAAGAATTACTTGGTTGTGTAATACGGAACTATAAGATGTATCATCAACGTAATACCGGTATATATCTATATAATGAATATAGTAAATTATGGAGTAGACTGGCACATTTAAGAATGTTTATGTTTGGAAAATATAAAGATTATGAAGAAGAGGAAATTAATGACAAAAACAAATAAGGAACTAGGATATCATCAGTGTCCTGGTGTGCCAGAATTAATGCACAAGTGTTGTGCAAGATTAAGGTCTCGTATACACTGTGAACGATGTGAGAAAATAATTAAAGATGGGAAGGTGACAGTTGTTAGGCGTAGGAGATGCCCTGGGGTACCGGCTGTGGGTCATTCGTGTAACACTATGACCATCAAACCGCGTTGTCGTATATGTGATGGGATATATAATAAGCATCAGACATATCTAAAAAAGATTAGCAAAGAAAAGATCGAAAGGGTTTGTTTAAAATGTGATAGAAAATTTATTGCCAAAAATCGTTTCCTTCGTTTATGTGATGGTTGCCGTAGTGTTAATCGTTCATCTGAACATAGGGGGATGGATGAAACTAGGTATTCCATAAGTTTTGGAGGGAGGGGAGGATGATATGGCTAGTCCAGATGACATTAAGCGCGAAATAAAATATAATTATGAAGTAATGAAGGAGCGGGTAAGGCTCAGGCAAATTAATGAATCTTGTATTTATCGAATTATTGAGGCACAGGCAAGAGCCGGGGCTAGTCTTTCAGGAATCCATGATTATTGGGATGAGTATATGCCAGACGAATTATGGATAAAATATCATAGTGAAGGAGGTAGGTACTAGTGGAAAAAGAAGCACACATTAAGCGTCATAAAGAATTACACAAGGCTTTTGATGAATTACTTGCGGATTTTATTTTGCATATAGAAAAATTTTCTTTAGAAATATCTATCATGGAGTTGATGCAGTGGTCGCATCAACAAACCATAAATCCTACGATAAAGGAGGAATGATGTCATTCGAAGGTAGAGAGATAAAGATTTGTGATAATGGGCATTTAATAATCATTGAATGTAATTTATTTGCTGGTCCAGAACAGTGTTATTGTGGGGCCGAGATAAAATGGACTCGCATAATAGATGATACGAATTGTGAGGCGTATGGTTACTTCCCAATTGAGTTCTTCAAGGTAAAGACACCGGTTGTCGAAGAAGTTTGCCCAACATGCAAACATGTGAAATTGATAGAGAATATGGGGTATGAAATCCCCACTTGTGTAAATTGTGGATCTCAAGAAATAAGAAGTGGTTTACATCAACCAGCTTATGGTGGGACGCCATTTGTTGGAGAGATCAAATGCGAAGCATGCGGGACCGTATTATTTAGCAGCCAACCCTAAATGCCCGTGCGGCAGAAAGTGAGGCTTACGGATGGAAGAATGGCCGTCTAATGGGGCCAGGCCCAAAAGAATGGCACAACGCAAATGTCTTAAATGTGATGTAGAATTTCAAGCAAAAGATAGGTTCCATCGTTTATGTGATCCATGCAAGTGTATAAACGCTGGTATTGCTGATGTTGAGATTGAACTCCCTGAGGAGTTGCTAAAAAAATTACGCTTTCATCACTACTATAGGAGGAAGTAATGGGGAAAGAATATAAAGATGAGAAGATGGATAAGGGAAAGGGGACAGACCTGGTAATATCTGTTCGCAATAAACTTACCAATGAAACGATTACGATGGACGCCGGAGAAGCTAACGAGCAATTTATTCTTACTATGGTAAAAGCAAATGCGGATCGTGTGTTTATGGCAAAATCTTGTAGTTCGAAACTCTTGGTTGATCATCTCTTAAATGTTGTACAGGATAACAAGGAAGAGTTTATGATAGCCCTTGTTATTGCTACCACAACTGGAATGATTAATTTAAAAGAGATGAGTAAAAATATTAAGGTTCTTTCTATACCAATTGGTGAAGATGGCACTCCTAATTTCCCGAGCTTTGGCAACGATGACAAAAAGAAACCAACCTTTAACTAGAAAGGGGAGGAAGCGTAGGATGGATGATAATGCAAAACTGATGGAGGCCTTGGAGGTTATGAAGAAAAACCTCATTGAGGCCAAAAAAGTTATTATGGCACAAGAAGAGGTTTTGGATCAATTTCGTACCCCCCCCTTTCTTCAAGGTATCGTTATTGGTGGCGTTACTGGGCAGATAGAGTGGTCTAAGTTTGTTAAGGGTTTAAAGGTAAAACTTCGTAGGGATTCCAGTTTTGCCCATCAGAGTACAGTCCCCGGAGTAATACAAAAGATTGATGAGAGTGGTTGGGCTCAAGTCTTGTGGGATAACGGTAGTTCTAATTCGTATCGTACCGGTAAACCTGGGACTGACGAAGGTGTATGTGACCTTGAATTTGCTGAAAATTCACTTGGTGAAGAAATTTGTGTGCTTGAGGGTTCGTCGGTGCATTATGCCCAAAAGCCATATATTAGGGTAGAATTAGGCGATACGGTAACTCTAAATCCGATGACGAAGCAGGTAATTGGTGTCGTGGCTCCGGTGATATCTGGGGAGATCCGATATGTTAATAAGGTGATATCAGATGAATTGGTGGAAGTCTCTCACCAGGATGCATCCAAAGTAGTACTCACTGGGAAATTTGCCAAAAAGATGGAAAAAGGGGACCGTGTTATTGTCGATAATACTGCAACAATTGTCCTGAACAACCTGGGAAAGGACGAGACAAAGTTTGAGGTTAAAACTTCATCAATGTCAATCAACTGGGATGATATTGGTGGGTTGGAAGATGCAAAGAGAGAGATGGTCGAAATTGTGGAACTTCCTCATAAGTATAGCAATTTATATAAGTTTTATAACAAGAAACCGGCAAAAGGGATCTTGTTGTGGGGCCCTCCTGGTTGTGGTAAGACCATGCTTGGAAAAGCAGCAGCTACTGCAATGGCTGCTATTCATAAGCAGAATGGCAATGGAAGCGGATTTCACTATATCAAGGGACCCGAGATCCTGGACAAATATGTGGGTGTGGCAGAGGCCACAATTCGCAGGATCTTCGAAAATGCCAAAAAACACAAGGCTAAGAACGGGTTCCCTGCTGTAGTATTTATTGACGAAGCCGACGCCATCCTAGCTAGGCGTGGTTCTGGTATCAGTTCGGACATAAATAATACCATCGTCCCGATGTTTTTGGCGGAGATGGATGGTATGGAAGAGTCTGGTGCACTGGTATTGCTTGCGACCAATAGGGCCGATGTACTTGATCCCGCAGTAACACGTGATGGGCGAATTGACAGGAAGATAAAAGTCACAAGGCCTACAGTGAAGTCTGCTGCTGAGATTTTTATGATCGCCTTAAAGGGCGTTCCCACCAATAAGGATATACCTAAGGTGGTACTCTCACAGAAGGCTTCTGAATCATTGTTTTCCGATACCAGAATATTATATGAGATTCGTACTAAAAGGGGTGGCATGATTCCGTTCACACTTAAGCAATTGGTGAATGGGGGGATGGTGGTCGGTATTGTGGATCAAGCGATTTCAATCGCTATCCACAAAGACATTAAGAGGTCAGCAAAGACTGGGGTATGTGAAGAGGATATAATGATGGCGATTGACAAGATTGAGGCACAGAACTGTGGGCTCAATCATAACACTGAATTGGAAGAAGTTGTTGCTGGTTTTCGTGAAGATGTTACAAATATTATTCCTATAAGGAGGTAAGTTGTGAGTGCACAGGAGCAGATTAAGAAGAGGTCGCATAAAGGCGGTGGGGGGGGCGGTTCTAATGATTTTGACGGTCTTGGGCTTGAAATGGCCGTTATCCCCGGCGTTGATGAAGTGTTACGCAATTTAGATAGTGATATTAAGAATGTTGGTGGGTTGATTAATAGGACACAGGAAAGGATTAATCAGAGACAGGACCGGCGTCCTTCGCATAATTGTGAATGTTAATTTTGGAGGTGGCACAATGTTTAATGGGCTGCTTGTTTGTTTAATACTGGCTGGTGCGGTGGCATCAATTTCTTGCTCCATTAGTAAGGCTGGGGTTATGAGACCCATCAGGCAATGGGTCCGTAAAAAGAATGCATGGCTTGGTAAACTTGTGTCCTGTGTATATTGTACTAGCCACTGGATATCAGCGATATTAGTTATAATTTATAGGCCAATCCCGTTGCGTTTAGTACAACCAATTGATTCAATAGTTGCCATATTTTTGATAGTGACTATGGCAGCTGGGATGATTTATTGGATTGATTGGTCTATTGGTTTTCAACCAGATCCACCACAAGAGGGTAATCAATGAGGGTACATCCAGATTCGGTGGTTGCTTTAAAAGAGGCCTATTTCAAGAATAAACCCGAATTATCTAGGTTTGTGGCTGGTCGTTTAAAGGTCAACAAACAAACCGTTGTTGGTGTACATGCCAAGCATTTTAAGGAGGTATGTAAGGTACTAAAATTACCAATAAGTAAGTTAAAAAGTAGTCGTACTGTATATCGTGGAGTGTATATGGCTACAGTAGACGAATCATTTAAGTCAAAACTGAAAGATAAAAGACAAGAAATGCGGCAAAAATATATTGAAATAGCTAGTGGTTTAAGGTCAAAAAAAGCAGTGGAACACCTAAAACATGCGATACATGATCAAGAAGCACGCATCCACGCGATTCAAATAGATTTGGTAAATAACCTAAAAAATCTTGAGGGGAAAAATAGAGAATATAAAGTAATTTGTGAAGGTGATCAGGGTACCACAGAAAACAAAGGTGTTGAATTTGATAAGTTAATGGCTAATCCTGATATAGTAAGGATATTTATAGATGATAATTATTTTACTGTATGGACTAGACCTATTTATATTAAGTATAATAATAAGATATATGATGTTGGTGAATTTAAAATAGTATTAGCAATTAACCCTACGGAATTTATAGTAAAAATGCGTAATTTGACCAGAAAGATTAAAGGTTATGCTCATCCACACATACGTAATAATGGGCGGCCATGTCTTGGTAATATCCAAGAATGTTTACCTCAAATGATTGCAGCACGGCAATTTGCAGCCGCTATTTTTGTATGTATTCAATATTTAAAATCAGTTAATGATAGTGGATATTATGTAAATATTCACAATTGGCCTTTAAAAATGGCAAAGAGAAGAGGGAAATAGGAAAGAGATATCAAGGTAAGATTGGGGTATATTAATGGATACAATTCTAATGCGTCGAAAATATATAGATCTAGTTAGTGGTAATAGATTAAATAAGATAAAGAAGCTGGAACGGTTAATGCGTGATAAAGAAGAGCACGTTGTTGCGGCCCAAATTGATTTGGTAAATTATATTAGAGATCTTGAGGAAACAAGGACTGAATACCAGGTAGCCCGTATTGATACACCAGAGTTTGCGGAAATTAAAGGTATAGAATTTGATAGATTAATGACCCATCCAGACATAGAAGGTTTATTAATAGATGAAAATTATATTACTATATTTACTGGGCCAATTTATATTGAATATCACAATAAAGTGTATGATATTGGTAAATTTAAAATTGTTTTATCAATTAATCCGAGGAATTTTATTGTAAAAATGCAAAATTTGACCAGGTCATTAAATGGTACAGCTCATCCACATGTGTATGAAAATGGAGATCCATGTCTTGGTAATATCCAAGAATGTTTACCTCAAATGATTGCAGGGTATCAATATGCAGCAGCGATTTCAGTGTGTATCCAATATTTGAAATCAGTTAATGAGGATGGTGGACATCGTTCAAAGATCACAAATTGGCCTTTAAAAAAGGCTAAGAAAGAAGAGGAAAATGACAAAAAGTAGATATTATGATGGGTATTTAAATGGAGATTATGGGGGTGGTTGGGATGGTATGTATGTACACACACCTGCTCCGGCCAGGCCCTTGGTACCACACGTAGCAGAAACAAAAGTGGAACGTCTGGGTGCAAATGAAATCCCAAATATCCTTATTTCTATAGAGGCCCTTCGTGATATGAATTATATCATGCAGGAGAGTGGTACTGAAGAAATATCATGGCTTGGGTCTGTGAAAGAGACTGAGAATGGTGGGTATTTAATCGAGAAAGTATTTTTATTTAAGCAATCAGTAAGTTATGAACATACCGAAATTGATCAGAACAGTGTCAGCCAATTTTATATTGACATGCTCAAGGCCAACCCAAACAACAAGGCTATGTTGAATCGTATTCTCTTCTGGGGACATGTTCATCCTGGTAGTTGGGTTGGACCATCTGCACAGGATGAGAATCAGATGGATCTGTTTGCGCACAATAAATATTTTATCCGTGGGATATTTTCCAGAGAAGGGCACTGTTCTTTCACGTTCTTCGATTACGAACGTAAGTTGAAGATTGTTGATTGCCCATGGCAAATCGATGTTAAGGTTGGCCATGATGAAAACCGCAGGAAAGAAATCGCCAAAGAGATTAAAAAGAAGGTAACTCATGGAGGAGGGTATATATGGCAAGGGACAAAGGGGGAAGGCTGGTGGAAGGAAAAGGACAAGAGCCTGATTTCTGGCGACAGTTAGATATCTTTTCGCCAACGAAGTTTAAGACGCCAGTTACTGTAATTGGCGCGGGTGCTACGGGCTCATACATCACTATGCTCCTTGCCAAAATGGGATGTAAGGATATTACAGTGTATGATGATGATGGAGTAGAGAATTACAATCTACCGAATCAAATATTTAGGATTAAGGATATTGGGGCCAAAAAAGTCCATGCTATAGCTGAAATGGTGTTGGATGCAACCGGTGTTAAGATCAAAGCAATCCCCAAAAAATTCACTGGAGGACCGTTAAAGGGAATCGTTTTTGTTCTTACTGATACTATGAAAAGTCGGAAACAGATATGGGATAAGTCAGTGAAATATCAACTAGCCGTTGATCTATTAATTGAAACCAGGATGGAGGCTGAGGGAGGGAGGATATACGTAGTTAAGCCAACAATTCCTGCGCAAGTGGAGGCGTATGAAAAAACACTCTATTCAGACGAGGAGGCTGAAGAATCTGTGTGTACACGTCGCGCTATTGCTCCTACAGTAGACACAATCGCTGGGATGGCAGTATTCTCTATGCTCAATTTCGTTAACAACAAACCATTTCCAAATGAAATAATTTTGTCGTTGTCTCCGATGTTAATCATCAATAAAAAATTCTAAGGAGGATTAGAACAATGACTGAGTCTAACAAGGGTGAGAATATTATTACCATCGGCAAGATCCCAGGTCAGCTGCATGAACTGGCAATTGATGGGAAGAAGAAGATCTGCGAGTTATTTGGTCTGATTGGGATTAAGGATTTGGGTAGCTGCGAGATCCAGAAGAACGGGAACAGCGCCGAAGTTAACGAATACGTCGAGGCCGGGGATACGGTTTTGGCGGTGGCCAAGATTCGTGGAAACTAAAACTGCGACGCACCCTACTAAGAGAGATAAATATGGGGTATATATAGAACTTGCTAACAATGTAGTAGAAGATTGGATAGCAAGAAAATATATCCCAACCATAAAAGAATTTGCGCCATATACAAGTAGGGATATTAAAAATATGCTGTCTGTAATTGCTTTCAGGTCTATATATGTTAAAAATATTTCGTGGGCGATTATAACCTGCGAAATAATCCAGGATTTTGTATATGTGTGCAGAAAGCTTGGGGTAACCACATTGGTTGATGCTGGATGTGGGCATGGTGTATTGGCCCACGCATTGCGAGAAAAAGGTCTCGCGGTTGACGCTATAAACGCGGACAAAGATAAGTATCATGAAATCTACCGGTCATGGGGTAATGTTATAAGGGGGGATGCTGTTAAATTTATTGAAGAAAACGTCAATAAATTTGATGGTGTAATTTTATCATGGCCCCCATATGATGAATCTTTTGCGACAGAGGTAGTAAATGTAATGCGTACTGGTCAGTTATTGTTTTATTGTGGTGAAGGAAGAGGTGGGTGTACTGGGGACAAATATTTTCATGGTGCTCTTGATGATTGGTATGATTGGGGCGATGATAAGGTGGAGCCTCCTCCAATAACATTTGCTTTCTTAAAAGAAGAGTCTGAGCGTATAAATAAGCATTTCTTACAATTTCTTAATATACATGATCGTTGGAGGGTTTATATTAAGAAATAAGGAGGAGATAATGAGTGAATTGTTTTGGTATGACTTGACCTTTGTAGCAGTCATGTTGTTGGTTAATATCGGTTTATCGTACTTCTAATTTTAACCCCAGTCCAAGCGCCTCCTTTCGAAGTAGGTAGCAGACGGCCTATGAGCGACCCTCCGTGGCTTGGACTGGGTGCCGTGCAATTATGGGCGGCATGCTTGTGGTGCACGGAAAGGGCGTAGTCGAAGGAGGGGTGGTGGGGTTGCCATCCCCCACCCCTCCCGGTTAAATTGAAAGGAGATGATAATGGCACTAGTACTTGGGGATGTTCATGGTAGGTATGATAAGGCCAAAGCCTTTTTAGAATATAAACCAGAGATTTTACACGTTTTTGCTGGTGATTATGTCGATTCCTTTAATCAGCCCGATGCAATTATTTACGGAACATTAAAGTTGGTAATTGAGTCAGACGCAAAGTTATTGCTTGGTAATCACGATATTCATTATCTGGATGGATCGCCATTTAGATGTTCAGGATATAGACAACACACGGCCAAATCACTTAATCAGATTTTTGAATCGTTCATCGAACGATTTGTGCCAGCTTTTGTAGAGGATGGGTTTGTTATTATCCATGGTGGGATTTCTAATGGGTTGGGGAATAGCCTATTTAAAACAACAAACGTTACCAATATTTTAGATATAATCAATTCTGAATGGGATTTTTTTTTAAAGAATAGAAGACACCATTACCCACAACAGAGTAGAATATTTTATATACCAAAATCTCGTGGTGGTTCTAATGGATATGGGGGGATATTTTGGGCAGATTATCGAGATGAAGAATTTTATGGTGTCCCACAGGTATTTGGTCATTCTAAAACATCTAACGGAGTAACCCAAGTATTGTCAAACCATTGGGCTCTTGGATGTGATGACGAGAAGTTTGAATGTTTTAATACGGCCACAAAAGAGGTGGAATATTTTGGACCCACCATTCAAGATGCAGCCTAAGTATAAGTTATATTTAACTAATGCGCAATTCAGTAAGTTTCAAACCAATAGAAACCAGTGTATTTATGGAACAGTATTAAGAGACGAAACAGAAACATATTATACTGGGATGCATATTATTACGTGCCCAATTATTAAAAAATGTGATAAACACATTTATGAAAGTAATACGATGGTATATATAATAGTAGATAAATCACTCTAGGGGGGTATGTGATGGAATTTGTGTGGGAGGAAGTGTTGAATGAGATTTTATATTTGCCAGAATCTACACGATTTATGGAAATGCATGAGTTTCTGCATCGATGGATGGAAGGTGCAGCTACCAAGATGTACGAAGAAGGATTAGGTATGAAAAAAGTACTTGATCTGCCAATTACCCAAAACGAAATTGATAATATCTTTGAAAATAGCGGATATATAATATGTAAAATATGCCGCAAGATAACAGAGGACGACCATAAATGCCAAATTTGAACCCCACGGAGATGTGGCAGGTAGCCATAGAGGTTGATACTGAGGGTACAATGGAGGATGAGGCCGCACTATTAATATTCCATATAGAAGAGATGTTGTTAAAACAAAAAATAATTACACAAAGTTTTAAAATCACCAGGGTATCTGTGGTAGATATTAATAGAATAGGGGGATAATATAACAAAGGAGGTAGCATGTCTACCAGACCAATTCTAAGATCAGTTATATTATTAATTAGTACTGTATGTCTTAGTTGGTCTATCTATGGATTTATGACCTCAATCCCACAACCAGTGACACGAGTAGCAGCGATTAATAGAGCGCAACTTGCTTTATATAAGGTCAAAGCGCCACCAGGTAAAATAAATGACCTAAGTAAAGCAGTGACAAACGCATCAGCCATGACTGATCTTTCTCCGGAATTAATTGTGGCATTAATGAAAACAGAATCCGAATTTAATTATAAAGCAGTATCGAATAAGGGATATAAGGGATTAATGCAAACACCATGGGCTACGTTTAAGTGGGCTAGTGTGGACACATTGCATGGTGCTGAGATTTTGCGTGAGAAGTTGCGGTATAGTAGAGGCGATTTAAAGCTTGCACTTGCCTTATATAAAGGCGGGAATAACGAAGCAGCAAGAGCATATGCAACAGAAACTTTTGCTTTGTATAAGAGGTTACTTTGACAAGGAGGATGAGGTAAATGAATACCCCTAAACCGTGTGACACATGCAGAAATTTGTATGTAGATGTAATGGCGGAGGATGATCCCAGTTACGAAGCGGAATGCAAATTGGATATCCCGTTGGGGTACATGAATTGTCCAAAATATTATAAAGATAAGAGAGAGGGATCAAATGAAGTCAATTAGCGGGGAAGATATACAGATACAAGCTCATAATGTGTGGACCAAAATACAGAAGGTTGGATTTTGGTGGTTGATTGTCTTTATGCTTGGTGCTGCTAGTGGATTCAAAATTGCAGAGCATCTATATTCAACAAAATTCGATGATGCTATTAAGTTAGGAGGTGTTATTCATAAGACATTCGTATATGACATAAAATTGCGTCCATAATGTTGTAATTGTGGCAACCCTCAACAATAAATGGAGGACAGCGCACATGGCCAAAACCGTTTTAGAATTTGCATTTAGGGATATGATTGGTAAGGAACGATCCAAGAATATCAGAAAATGGCCAGAAGGGGATGTGCGTAGGACGATTACGGTTGCACTGTGGAACATCAAAGAAGCAAGGAAAAAACAGTTCATGATTAAAAATAGTGAGGAGGTAATGCGGTAATGGCAGCCAAAGAAATCATACCTTTGTATGATCTGATGGTTCAGTTATTTGTGGTTTCTATGCCACAATGTAAAATACCAGTCCAGTTGTTGGGGCACATAATGAATATACCACCCGGTACTATGGTTAAGGTGGTAAATGGTTGTCCATTTCCAAGCGGGGCAAAATTAACCCGTGGTGGGCATCGTGGGTTAGAAGTATTCATAACACAACCTTTATTTGTCTCACGAGTTGATCGTGCAGCGGCAGTACAAATAGTAAAAGATAAGCCTGAATGGGGGCCATACGGGGTCGTGCTACCTGTTTTGGCTGATGATATCATAGCCCAGGTTGAGAAGGTGATTGAAAATATTATGAAATTGAAGGGTGGGAATATTAAGAAGGCAGCCATTATTAAGAATGGTTGTCCCGAGGTATATAGATTATCATGGTTTGTTAAAGACCCGATCCAAGGTGAATTTTACAAAACGGTACAGGAAGCAATGGGGAAAGTCCCCAGCAAAAAAGACAAATTTCCAGTGGTCGTACCAGTACCAATGTTACAAATGCCGAAACTGGCTCCAAGTACCCCGGAACAAATGGCTACATACAGGGCGAAGCATCATGTGTCACCGCTTGACAACTACAGTCTCATCAACTTTGTCACTGATATCCAAGGACTAATCACCTCTAAGGACGAATATATCGCGGTGATTAAGCGGATGGAAAACAAGATTAATCGTGAGTATCCTGCCTTGATTGCATTAAAGGAAGCTGAGAAAGTTGCTGCAGAAAAGAATGCCGGAAAATTGAAGGATCGGGTTGTTGTATTAGAACACACGAATAGTCAGTTGCACGAAGAGATCAAGAATTTGAAAAAGCATCCTAAGTTTGCTGGGTTTGTCAGGATAAGTGAGATAAAGAAATAAGGTGGATGACTATGAGCTTGTGCTTCGGTTGTTAATTGGGGTACCATGTGCTATATATCTTTTCAAGAAAATATTTCTCTAGTGAGGAGAAAGTATGATTCCCATACCGCCTGTACAATACCTGCGTGACCAGTTTAATATTATTGATGTAACGATTACAGGAATGAAACTGGACGATGGGCGAGTAGCGTTTGGATTCGCCTATCGGTCGCCCAAGGATCCCCCTGACAAGGCAATTGGTGGGTATCTATCTATTAAGAGAGCAATTGGGATGGTTCATGCCGCCCAGAATGGCGTATCACACACGTTGGCTAGGATAGATTCAACTCCGAAAAGAGGTGATGTGCTGAAATCGTTTCTTGGTCCAAAAGACAAGCTCGTTGACGTTTTATGGAGTATGAATAATGAGTATCAACAGGCTCTCTCTGCGAGGGTTGGAAAAATACTTATTGGGATGGAAAGACAGAAGAAATGATCAACAGATGTCAAGGAGGAGTAAGATGCCTGACGATATGGGATTTTTGGAAAAAAAGATTCTAGATCGTTTACAAAAAAATACGCCCAAAGAATATTGTCATAATTGTGGGTGTGATAACTGTATCAAAAGACGGATTGAATTTGATGAACAACATAATAAAATGACAATGGCCGCAGTAATATCGGCAGCATTATGACCAAGTCAAAAGGGGTACACAAATCACCTGCCAAGTTGTTGGAGGAAAAGAAGAAACTTGTGCAAGAGACCCTCATTGGGTTAAAATCTAGTGCAGAGGCTATTGGCGCAACAAATGTAAGTGCCAAGTTTAAGGATGGAGCGATTTGGGTTGAGTTTGACCTATCAAAGGCAATTTCTGGTAGGAAAGAAGTTGGCCAGAAGGCCAAGGGAGGTCGGCATGGCGAAGGTTGTAGTGTGGACGTGGCTCGAAACCCTGACCAAGGCACTGCAGAAAATCGGCGCAAGACTCAAGGTGGTGAACAGAAGGGGAAGCCGAAACCTCTTGCGGTTCAACGTGGGGACCGATCGGCAGGGGGAGTTTTTCACGCTCTCGGTAAACGAAGAGTCCGAGGATGCGGATGTGCGGATTGTCGGGGTGAATCCGGATCTCGCGCAAGCGCTGATCCTAGTGGTGACCAAGGATGAAAAGGGAAAGGAGCAAAAGGAGAAACTCCTTCTGGGTCACGACGAGCGCCATTGGTTCGTGGCGGGTGTGCCCGAAAAAGCGCGTAACATCAAGGATGCATTCAAGCTCCTAAAGCCTGAGGCTGCGCGGCTTTCTCAGGAGAGGGCCGGGGTTGGTGGTAAGGCTCTGGACAAGCGGAGGAACAAGGGATTCATCCGTCAGGGTGAGTGGTTCTTCGTGCCGGTGCAGTTCGAGCCAGACAAGACCCAGCACATTTATAAGAACGAACCCATTCAGAGGAGCGCTGGGTCCACTCCGCATATCGTGGAGAAGCTGGTACGAATGGGCGGTCAGCAGGTGTATTTATTGCGTGGCAAGATCTATACTCAGGGTCAGCGTGATGCGTACGTTACCCTCAACGGCAATACCAATTTTCAGGTCAGGACCCAGAATGCGCAAGTCTTCGTGACCGGGAGGGTGTCCCACAAGGACCACAAGACCATTCATCTGCAGGGCTGGCATGAAGTGCACCTGTCCCGTGAATCCGGGAATATGGGACGCAGTGCCCAGGGTTTCCTGGATTAACTATTAATAGCCTCCATAGCTCAATTGGGTAGAGCATTCGCCTTATAAGCGAAAGGTTGGTTGGTTCAATTCCACCTGGAGGCACCAATATCGCTGGGAGATGCTCTATCCTAATTGTGGGGTTGATAGTATCTCCTCTGCTACCATGGGTAACATCTCCCAGCGATACCAAAAGAAAGGAGTATCAGAAGATAAATGCTACAAATGTGGTGTAACAGATTGGATGGGAGAGCCATTAAGCAAACATCTTCATCATAAAGATGGTAATAATGAAAATAACGTAAGAGAGAATCTAGAAAATCATTGTCTAAAAACATATGCCAAGATAAAGGGGGAGTGGCGGAATTCGTAGACGCAAGGGCCTTAAAAGCCCTTGGCCTTAGGGCCGTGAGAGTTCAATTCTCTCCTTCCACACCACATTTTTTTAGGAGGATTTGATGACCCGAGAACGAGCTACTGAATTAAAATATTTCAAATGATTTCGATGCAATGTTAATTTAGGTCCTGCTGAATCAGATATAATTGACGATATGAACCAACGATTTATGAATAAAACAGGGAAGAATATCCCAAAAGGTTGGAACTTTTCGCAAGATGGCGAGACTCTTTTGGATCAAGAATAGGGAGGTAATGATGTCAGAAGAAGTATCGTTTTGGTTGCATTGTAAGAAATGTTTGGATGAACGTCCAGGTGGCATTTCGCCAAAGGATTATGCCAGACAACAGATTGGTGTTACCCCTTTTGGTGAGACCATTGTATGGTGCAATAGACATAATATGGAGGTTGCAAGACTTGAAATGTCCAATGATCAAGCCGCAAAATTTGAAACATGTACCTGTGGTGAGTGTAATTTAATGGCACCAAAAAGTAATTAAGGAGGAGTAATGAGAAAACCAAAGGTAACCGAAGAACCACGACTTGGGTTAATTGATCCAACAAAGCTTACATCAGTAGTGGATTTAGATGTGGAGAAAGAAGTGCAGGTATGGCTAAACAAGGTAAGCAAACTTTCGAATCATACATTATCCAGTGTAATTACAGTGTTACTGTCTGTGCAGTGTATTAATTTTGAGTCAGTGGTAAGAGCTAAGGCCAAGAAGAAGACAGTGAAAATAAAATTATAATGGATCAATACTCTGGCGGTAACTGTCCTAAATGTGGTGGAATATTAAAAGATGTATTTGTATCAATAGAGTATGAGGAGGCGATAGAACGTGTCTGTACGAACTGCCAATATAGTTTTGATGAACGTCCGTTGGACTGGGTGGATATCAAGGAAGTAAAAATTCGTTCGATAGGAGAGCCCTATGGACACGGAAAAGCAGCTGTGCAAGTATTGCAAGAAGCGGGTGGACAAGTGGTGCCAGGTGGAGAAGAAGTTCGTACCAAAGAAGTTCTCATGCCAAGAATTTAAAAAGAAATAAGAGGAGAATGACCATGGATAATAAGTGGCATAAGATGCTGCTTGCTGTCATCGGTGGATTTCTCTTGGGATTGTGTTTTATGTGGGGTTTTGATTCATACGGTGGGGAATACATGACATACACGGACCCCAAGACTGGGGTGAAGTACTTCGGTGATGCGTTACCACCGAGTATCCCAGCTAATGCCCGGGTTGAAGTACGGGAACATGAGTGTGTATCAATAGTTGGTAACAACTGGACTGCCACAGAAAGAAATAAGGTAGTGATATTGAGGGTCAATACTCCAAAACCGGTAACTAAGGTAGAAACGCAACCATTACATATGCAAATATCAAATTTGCCATCAAGTAATTCAGTTTATGATGAATTGATATATGAATCCGAACGACCAATCAGACCCGGTAATTCAATATATGAAAGAGACTTTAATCGAGCCACAAATGCATGGGGTCGATATAAAGATAAAATGTTTGATTGGAGAGCGAAAGGGTATGGTATGGGTTTAAGATCTAGATGATTAAACATCCCGCACTGGATGATCCGGTGGGGCTCTGTTTTGGACTTACTACAGGTAGATGTTTTACAGTAATTGGTTTATATTACCCACATCATAAAGGCTGTGGGTACACAGGGGGCCGGATGGAATCCTGCTGTGGAAGTGTAGTGCCGAAACATAGCAACAATGAAGTATCTGTCCAGCACTTAAACGTATAATCCTGTATTTTGGTCAAATTTCGAGGAGGTGGTATAAATTTAAAAGATTTTCTTTTCTTTTCGTCGTCTATGCTTAGATGGCCCAAATTAATCAGTACTATTTACTCTGGAGGTAATAATGGGGTTTGATGGGTCTAGTTTGGAGGTTATTCAACGAGAATATGTAATGAGGGTTTTGCGAGAATTAGAATGGATCGATAAAACAGTAAAGGAGGTTTGTAGTTTTACAGAAGACCATAGGAAGAAGATCCGCCGTCGAGTAGAAGACTACTTACGGAAATGCCCTCCTGAGGAATTGGCTATAGTGGTTGCAGTATGTGGTATTAAGACAACCGTTGAGGAGGGGAAGACAAAAGCTTATGGGGAGGAGTCCAGAGAAAAATAAAGAATATAAAGAGGTATTCTCTATGGGACCTTAATGGGTTATGTTTATGAGCGAGTAACCTGTGTACTCCTTGAGAGTACGAGGCTCTATATATTATGAGATTTATATGTTAGCTTATTGTATTGCAGTTATTAACTGCACCCTAGATTGGGTTTGCCCTGATCAGGCTCTGATTACTATAGTTGTTTTATTGTGGTGGATGGGGATATAGGACCATGGTCCTATATCCCCAAATTTGTTAAGGGGGTGATGATGGTAAAACTATCCCCAAGGTATGTAATAGTGACCATAGGGAATATTATTTTTAGAAACAATACAACATGTATTAAATGTAGTATCTGTGGGGCAATTTGTGATGGAGAGACACAACAAGATCAAATTAATAAACTTTTTGAATGCCTTGGTAAACATATCCCCGCAGAGCATTTATATGAGGTATATGAAACAGAAGGCAATAAAGTTATTACACAAATAAACAAGGAGGTTTGGGATAAAGCAAAAAAATCCACAAAATATCGGGGGTAAATGATGCGATGTCACAAATGTAAGAGTCGTTGGTTCCATATTCATCACCAAGGTGGAGAAGCAACATGTGAAACTTGTGGTAAGAATCGTCGGATTAAACGGGCCCACATATGTCGTATGAGGGTTAAAAAAGAAGATATAGTGTAAATAACAACCCAGGTTTGCCTATCCTGGTAGAAAGGAGGCGTATATAAAATAGGTAATATGAAGTGGGGGTATATATGAGTAAGTGTAGTCATGGTACAGTTTTTGAACAAGATCGTAAATATGTTGAACTGTTGTTTGTATTGAGGCTTGTCACTAACAAGCTACTGGATTTATTTAAACTGTAGTAGTGGCTGTGCATTGCACACACACAAGGGTCTTAGACCCACAAAAGGAGGAATATTACCATGTTGGCAGAAGTGACATGCGTGGACCAGAAAGACCTGAGGTTTGCAACTTCCAAGCGAATGCTGGTCCGGGTGATGAAGCTCTTGAACGTGAGGCCGAAGTTGGGCAAGTTCCATACACCTCATGTCAAGGAAGGTAAGTGGGTATGGATGTTAATCACCCGGAGCAACGACCCGCAGAAGAAGGTGCCCATCTACTTTTCGGTGGATCAGGGGACCATGGACGCGCAACTGTCAGTAACTCACAGGAGTCAAGATAAGCTCTGGACACACAGATTGCCTCTTCCACTCGATTTAAAGAACATCAGCCCTGATGAAGTCTTCAAACAGCTGGGGTTCTTTTCGGATTATTAAGTAGAAAGTAACAAATAAGATTACGCCGCCTGGGCCGGGGCGGATGAAATACCGGCCATTGCCCACCTGCACCGCTGCGCAATGCGGCATACAATCGGGCAGCATAGGCATCCTAGCCTATGGTATTAAACTTTTCCCCAAGAAATTATAATGGAGTTGTTAATGGTAAAACTTCAAAATTTATATTTTGTGTATCAAGCCCAAGATCTGTATGTTTAAACCACACGAAGGTGCTGTGCCAATTCCATATTTTAATACATCAGAAAAAACATATATTAATAATGCATTACGGATGTATCGACACATTGCTCATGGTAGTGATGCTGATCATATAGACACCATTGCTGTGGTGGTATCTAGGGACGGTATATTATATGAATTTCAATTTTGGATACTTTGGCGAGCAGTATTACTTTACAAATTAAATTTCCCAACCAATCCTATATGTGCAAATTCAGAACTAGTGGTAAGTCGTATATTTACCAAGATTAAGGAGACAATTAACCGTTATGGATTGGATAACGATAATGAAGGTAAAGGAACAATTAGATAATTCAATTATACCATTTGATGAATTGGCAGCATTAGTTGGTGGTATTGGTAGTTATGTGCAGGTTAAACCAGATCAAAAAGAATTTCTGGAAGTTGCGATAGAGAAATTAAAACGTCAAAGACAGTCTGCAATGAATGTTGTTATCCAAGGCTCAATGGTAAATGCCAACATTAAGGATTGTATCTTAACTAAAAAAGAAATTGATGGTATATCAAAGGCATTTTCGTTATATAGGATGACTGTTGATAATATTGAATGGGGCCCAAGAGCAGTCGGTATTACTGATCATCTTGCCGAAATGAATAAATGTTTTAAGGAAGCAGTTCGTACACTCATTGACGAAGAGATGAAAGATTCTGATGAGGAGGGAAAATGTGACAAGGTGTGAGTGTGGACATGGGAAAATAGACCATTTTACGGTATCACCAGTAGGGGCTGGGTGTGGGAAATTGGGTGTTGATGGTTTCCCATGTAAATGCGAAGGGTTTATACCAAATAAAGATGACATTATCACAGCAATAGAAAATAGATGTAAACAAGGTGGTAGTGTCCCATGTGAAAGCATATTGTCAATTATCCGCAATGTGGGGAAATAAAAATGATAAAAATACCACTCAAAATGCTCGACAAATTTAAAGATCCAATAAAATATATTGAGTATTTACATAAGTTAATATGGTTATCTAGTAGGAACGTAGTATTTTGGGGTAGCTATAATGAGAAGACAGATAAGTGGGATGAAGATGCTCATCCATTTATAAACTGTAATGATACATTTTATTTTGCGACTGCAGACGGGGAGGATTTTGAAGAAAAAGATATGGATTTAATTATAGAGGCCTACAAAAAATTTGGGTATTCAGGAGTTGATGCGTGGATTGCTTTGAAAAGGGGGATCGATGTTTTGGAACAGCGTATTACACCAGAATATTTAAAAGCTAAGAAATGGTTACAAGATGAGTCTAGATAAGGCGATTAAGCATGGTAAAGAAAAACGCAAACCATACAGAAAGGCAAAAGCAATCGATGCATCATGTAGAAATCATGGGGGGTGTCCATGGTGTGAGGCGAATAGAACACACAAATCAAAAGTACATAAAAAAGATATAGATGAGGATATAAATGAATCTGATTAAACATGCATATTTGGCTGATATTCAAACATCATTAAATATCTTGTGTGATTCATTATATATTAAACTTGGACCTGAGTTTGTATTTATTGGGCGTTTATATATTTTACATAAATATATTAAATGGAATATTATTGAAGCTATACATACATGGGTTTACAGGGGGGATAAAGATGTGGAGTAATATACCAAAGGGACGTGTTGTGGTACATCCTACTAAAGAAGAATATGAATATATGGACGGGCTAAGATTCCCATTCATACATAATAAAGAAAATCAAGAAAAGGAGAAACGATATAAAAGATTTTGTGTACTTAAAGATAAGCGATTAGGTGGCAAAGAATATAAAAAATTAGAAGAACGTATTCAAAAATTGATATTTGAAAATAAAGAAAGATTTTTCGATCCAAGGATTGGTGAAGAAATCAAACCAATTTGTAAACGAAATAAAGGAGGATGGAGTAATGTCAGTCGAAGAACTTAAAAAGAAAATTGATGGGATGAGTTATGAACAATTATTAAGACATAATAGGTTTGCGCCCGCTGGTGATTCAATGTTTATAGGCGAGATTGGTAGATATTATATGAAAGTGATGGCTGAAAAGAGAAAGATTATTGGTGATGAAGAACATACCGCTACCAGTAAATTAATAGGTTGGGAGCAAAAATAATGTTTAAAACAGATGGACCAACATTACCCCCAAATGATCCAATTTGGTTAACTACTAGGCAAGTATGTGCAAAGTGTGGTAAGGAATATTGTGTTTGTAATCTTAATCCTTCACTAGAGGAAGAAATAAAAAAGATGAACAAAAAACTAGACGTTATTTTGACAATCCTAGATCGGAGAAAACATGATCGTAAAGAGAGATGAACCATTTTATAAGCGCATATATTTTACTTTTATTAATGAGTGGGCGCAATTTTTTGGGCATTATAATTGGAAAAACTGGGATTGGTGTTTAATCCAGGTTATGTATGAGAATGATATTATCTTGGGTGCATATGAAATTCAGATTGTCATATTTGGGCTTGGATTTTGTATACGATTTACTAAATCCATTAAAACTAAAGAAATGCTTGATATAGAGGAGCAATTGAAAAAGATTGAATCTGGGGAAGCTGCTAAAAATTGGAAAGATTGGGAAGAAGTAAAAAAGGAATTATTTGGAAATTGTTGTCCCAGGTGTTATTATAAACTGGATGGATCGGAGGACAAAGATGACAAAGATAAAAATTAAAGGTAATGTGCGTGTAAATACATATGCTATTATTAGCCGTGCAATAGAAGAGGGGCTTGAGTATGGATGGAACCGAGCTCACAAACATACTAATACCCCGTCTAAAGAAACAATATTAATAGAGCAGGAAAATGCTGTTATGCTTAATCTTGATGAAGTATTAATATATGATTCTATAGAGGATAAAGATGAAGATACACCTAAAATTCCATGATTCTAACGAACGGCATACAAAAACAACTATATTTATAAAAGCACAATGGACACCAAGTAACGAAATTAGAATGGAATAATCAATCAATTTATATCTTCCTTCATGAAGAATTATTAAAGATTAAAAAAGCAGATGGTAATGTGGTACCACTTCTTGTATCAGAAGCTGATATGGTTGGTACTGATTGGGTAGTAGTATCACCACAAGAAACAATAAATACAGAATTTATGGAGGTAGCAGAATCTAAAGGCAATACTGACTTGATTATAAAACCGGAGGAGATAGAATGAAGGCTGTTCTTGAACATGTGGTGGTGGATTCGTTGGCAGAATTTGGTATCCCAGAAATAGATGTAAAATTTACTGCTGCTGAATGGCAGTTAATGAGAAAGTTTGTCCGGATGGCCAAGGAACACCTTGATGTTATTGAGTCCGATTTATCCCCATATGAGCAACTGGTGTACAAAAAGATGGTGCCATTTTTTATGGAAATAGATGAGCAGGTTGCAAAATCGTTAGAAGATATTAAGAGTAAACATGAGAATGTCAATATGGATGCAGTAAAGGATTTTCACCGTTATGATTGGTCTGAGGAACTCGCTAAAAATGTGGCTACAGATGAGGAAATAGCGGCGATGCGGAAAGAGGAGGAGGAAGCAGCCCAAATAACTACAGGAGGTACTCCCCAATTACCATAGAACACGCCTTAAAAGAAGCCGTGAAAAAATGGTCAGATGCTACATATTATGGTATTGGATCACAAGCTGAGGCTGCACAGGCCATACTTGATGTAGTATCACTCCTTCAAAAAGAAGATCCTATTTTAATTGGATGGAAAGAATACGAACCACCAGTTAAAGCAATAGCCACGGGGCTTCCTGCCGAAGATGGTGATTGGCTTGGTGGTGATGAAGATGATGCATCATTTGCAATTGAATGGTTATGTGGGCAGTTAAATGTTCCTTATGAAGAGGAGGAAATACTGTAATGCAAACCTGTGTTAAAGATGGTAAGATAACAATGGTTATGTCATATGAAGAGTGGCAAGATTTGTATCCCATAATTGACAAAGATCGATTATCCAAACCAATGGTTGTAGAAATTAATAATACTCAGCAGTTGTTTAGTGAAATGTTGGACAAAGAGATAACAAAGGTACCTGATTACTTGCGGCGCGTAATTGAAATGAATACAATTGTATATCCTAATATTATCCCTATCAAAAAGGAGATGGTAAGGTAATGTCTGCTCACAAGAATTTAATGAAAGATGTATTTGAGAAAGTTGGACTCCTTACAAAAGCAACAGAATGTCTGGAGTCTGCAAGAAATATCTACCATGAACATTTTGCGGATGAAATTGGTTCAGATGAAAAATATAAACATATTGCTGTGGAATTAGATGAGATTATGGAACTTTTAAAGAAGGAATGTTTAGCATTTACTGGTAAGGTTGAGAGTCTTGAGATCTTTAAGGAAAATACCAAGAAAGGTAAGAAGGATAAGGCAATAACAAAGGAGGGATAAATCATGCCTACCTCTAAAATTTGTGGATATTGTGCGGCGTGTGGAAAAATATTGCAACCCGGGGAAATTGCAATATTTTTTGGGACTATAAGAGTAACTAAAGATAAGCCAGAGCCAGGGGTCATAGCATGTGTCTATAATACTGGGGTGGTATGTCGTGCATCACATCTCCAAGGTGAAGAACGATGTGCGATATGTCAAAAATGTTGGGCCCTGATCAAAATAGGGTACTTTAGATCAGATGCAAATTATATGGAGACCGCATGATTGAATTACATCAGCACATGGATGGTTCTATACCGCCAGGATTTATGTGGGAAAGATTAAAAAAACATGGGTTACAACCATGCGAAACATTTGAGTTATTTCAGGAAATGGTATACGCCACAGATAATGAAACATTGTTAGATTATTTGAATCGATTTCATGTCCCTATGTGGGTTACGCAGTTTTATGGGAATGTTAAGGATGCGATATATATAATAGCGCGTGATGCATACAATACTGGAGTTCGTACGTTGGAATTGCGATGGTCGCCCATTATACATACCTTCGCAGGGATGACCGTCAGGCAGACAATAAGGGCCATATTAGATGGTATGAACCATTTTGTATCAGAATATAAAGATATGAAGATGGGGTTAATAATCATATCCATGAAACACCATGGACCACATATTGCCAAAATCATGGCTCGTGCTGCGTTGTCTGAGGCGCAGCACCTTCATACGGGATGTGGAGTAGTTGGTTTTGACCTGGCGGGAGCAGAACGGCTATTCCCACCCCGGCTTTTTAAAGAGGCCTTTGATTTGGCTAGGGCTGGTAAATTACATTTAACATGTCACGCAGGTGAAGACGGGTCACCACAAAATATATGGGAAGCCATTGATATTCTTGGTGTCGAACGCATTGGCCATGGATGTACTGCAATCCACGATAAAGAATTAATGAGGAGAATTGCACGAGACCAAATATTGGTAGAATGTTGTGTGAGTAGTAATTACCATACTGGGGCTGTAAAACAAGGCGTAGAACATCCAATCAAAGAGTTCTTGGAACATTTAATGCCAGTTAGTATCTGTACAGACAACCCGATTATAAGTAAAACAGATATATTAAGAGAATGTAGGATAGTGAATGACCTTTGTGGGCCAGTATCCGACCACATAATGAATCGTGCACAGAATTTCTGTTTTATAGGGAGATAAAATGACAATAGTCCACTATATTATAATGATTTTACTGATTTTGCTAAGTATTGCATTTACATGGGTAGCTACTAGATATTATTATTTAAGGATAATTAATATTATGACCGAAAAGAACCAGCACCTTACAGAAAGGGTAAAGAAGGCAGAGAATATTATACTGCATGATTTATTACAACTTTCTCCAGACGATGTTGCTTTGTTGAAAAGGAATATGGAAGGGGATATAATTAAACCTGTTACTAGGGAGTAATGATGAATGTAGTGGTTTTTATAGGGATGTGGGTATTGTGCGGCTGTGCAATGAGTTATTTAGTATACCAAGTAGATGAGAATAAACATGACAGGCAAGAAATATACCATACTAATCTATATATAATTTTTATGATCATATTCTGGCCAATATCTGTTTATTTTTTCCTTCGATTCTTTATCACGGCTGTCTTAAGGAAACCAGGAGGTGGCAATGGTCGATGAATTTGTGGCACGAGTGCGCAAACAATTTGAAGGCTTTGGTGGGACATCTCTTGGTAGGGCCATGGGAAGTCTAGATCCGGAAAGGCTAGATAAATTGTCTAATATTGTTGATATATATGGATATGCGTGGTATATTATAATGACTTGTACGTATAATATACAATTAGACATTCAAATAAAAAGGTTTTATTCTGATATACCGGAGAAACCATTACTTGATGATACATCACTACAATCATTAGTTAAATATTTACAAAGCGATTTAAATAGATTTAACGGCATATCTGGTTCTTGGGATCACAGCAAGGTATCAGTGGATGATATTGCACGCTTATTTATGCAGACTGTAAGTGGTGTTAAATTTGAATTTGATGGTTGGTTGCGTAGTGGGGCCAGCACTAATCAAATATACCAACCACTTGGGCTTATAGCCGACAAATTTCTTGAACCAGAATTTTTTGGTAGACACGCGTCTAATATAGGTGCTATATTAAACTGGGATGCTAGTTTTATGGATGCGGACGATAGTAAATATAAGTTAATGGTAATTGATAGATGGCCTGACATTATAGGAAGAATTAAGCGTAGATTTGCTCCAGAAGATAAGAAATTGCCTAGATTTTGTTATGGATTCAATGATTTTTATTTGCTACGACCAGTTGCGGTATCAATTTTAAGGGGGAAACAGGTCCCAGATGAAATCTTTAACTGGTTTGCTTTGTGGCATTTCAGAAGAAGATGGGGATCAACACCTAGTGATGTATTATATGCTAAGGCTATATGTAAAGGATGGGAAAGGTTTCGTGAGGTAATTTATAGTTTGGATTATAAACGAAATCATCTTTTTAATTGTTTTATGAGGATATTGCACGAATTAAAAACAGTGCCGTTAACTAGGGAACAACTTGGCGATGTTTACCCATCCTTAATAAGGGCAGCTTTGAAAAGAAATGATACGATAGCAGCGGAGTTCATACAAATTATATGACCATAGATCCAAAATTGATAGAAGCTGCGATTCTTAATAAAAATATCGGGATCGATGGTATCTGTAAGTATATTTTAGATGTTGCAGTCCTTAGAGTTAGAGGGATATGTTTTCCATCTTCGTTTGTTAATATACCAAAATTACGTAATTTTATAGAGGAAGCTAGCTACAAACATGACTTTGAAATAATTGGTGTAGTTGGATACCCAAACGGTGATACATCTACTCTATCAAAACTCACAGAAATATCAGATCTCTGTGGATTTGCTAGTACACTAGATATTGTATTAAATCCGGTATATATTCAGAGTGGAATGTGGCAATTTGTACGTGGGGAAATGATTGAGATGTTTTTATCAACGAATGCAAATATACGGTGGATAATTGAAACACCAACATTGACAGACGAGCAAATTATAACTGTGACAAAATTAATATTAGAGACAGGTGGTAACATTAAAACGGCCACAGGGGTAAAAGGCAGCACAAAGCTTGATCATATAAAAATGATTCATAATGTTATTGTTGAGAGTGGTAAGCACATCGTATTAAAAGCAGCTAGTGGTATAAAAACACCAGAAGTTGCTATGGCAGCACTATTTGTTGGAGCAGACATATTGGGTTGTAGTAACCCCATAGCGATTCTTTAATTGATCCTGACATCTAGGTAGAAAAGGAGAATAGGGGATGATTGTATTTGGAACCTTGTCCAAAAAGGTACAGGGTATTATAAGAAAATATTCATTATCCAAAAGAGCAGTAGACAAAGCAGAAGCGATAAACAAAAAGTGCAGAGAAGATTTGATAAAAGAGATATGTGAGAGTAAGGGACTCACATCAGAAACGATTTTTATGGGTGGAGAAGAAGATATTGTTGAATTAGTAATAAAGGGTGCTCCACGTTCAGATACATCTTGGACTGGGGCGTGGAAAGAATTTGATAAATTATTTTACCCTTTGATAGAGAAGGATGAGCGTTTATCTGCAGAATATTTACGGGTTAGGCGCACAGCAGAGATTAATAACAAAAAATCTCCGTATATGCGTTGGGAGATTAGACAAAAAGATGCAAGGGAGAATAATACTATTTAAAAGAACAGAGGTGGATAATGGATCGTAATCAAGTATTCAATGTTAAAATGAATGTGGACTTATTCGTTAAGGTTAAAGCACAAGCTGGTAATGACGCAGAATATTCTGCTATGCAAATTATTATAGACAAATTACTTAAGTCCGGTGTGGTTTATAAAATTGATCCAAGAGTGATATCATCAGAGTCCATTAGGGAGGAGATAGATGGCGTCAAACATTGATGCGTGTATTTTTTTACCTGGGCATATAGCCAACGGGGATGAAGAAATTAATATCCCGTTACTTGGTATGGAACAAATAGAGCGATTAATGGATTTATATAGAGACCGTCATTATGCACCATTCTTTCCATACATTGCGGAAGCCATTACACTAATTCGATCTAAACACCAATGTGAAAGAACTCCATTAGTAAATAGGTGGATTGAAATATTGACTATTGGTGAACACAAGTATATTGATCATATATTGTGTATATTATTATTAAAGTATGGGTGGGACATACCACAGAATATTTTTAAACGTTGCGTTCAGTATGCCAAGTTTATTATGTCTGAGTGTGGTGACGGTCATACTTCATATTATAGAGCAGATAGATTTATTGCTCAAAGGACAGTAGATGAGGCAGGTTTCGAAATGTCACGGATCTTGTATCAATTAGGGCAACCACATTGCATGGATCATTTAGTCTATATAGCGGAATATTGTATTGGTGTAATAAGGTCGATCCCTAGACTAGATGTTGGTAATTTAATGGTTATGGTATCCAATACTGACGACATACCATCAAAGTTAAAATTGTATCATGAGTGTGTCAAAACACTCGTTAATATGTGTGTTATGTGTTCATATGTAGGGATAACAACAGATGTACCAGATTCAATATTAGAATCCAATATATTCAGAACATGTTTATTACAACAACCACTTGATTTATTGACTTATTTCTGCGGTGATATGTCAATAGCTAAACGATTTGAATTAGGGATTGGTAGAAGGATTCCAGAATATGCCGATAAAAAAACTTTGGCTGTGCTTATGGAAAAGACGGCAACAAATCGAGCCCATAATACTGACCTGTCGTTAATTGGTATACCAGAAATGCATACCCAAAGTAAGTTGGGTATATACGGGAAGAGTGTGCTCGGCATGAATCCATCAGTTAGAGACTATACAGATATTGCAAAAGGAATATGGATTGCACCACAGGCGTGGTATTGTGGAGGATTATCAATTGGTGATTCATTAACCCCCACAAATAAACATTTAATATATAAATCACTTGTGGGTATTTGGCGTATGCATGCTGGTAATTATACACATACACCGATTGGGTATATAGCGGAAGTAGCAAAACGTTTAGATGCTAATACAGATGATATATTAGGGGCATCATTTACAATTAGGATGTCAAATATTGCTTGGGCAATAAAAGACATGCCAGAATTGTACGATATGGGTATGAAGATTGGCCCACTTACAGTAAATATGATTAATATATACGCTATCAAGCATGCAAAACAATCTCAGTCAATCACTGGACTACAAAAAATGGTGGAGGTCATTAATAATGGCGACAAATAAAAAATCACCAGATCCAGTTGCAGAGATTAAACGCACATTACCAGAGATAGCACCATGGGTAATGTTAGCTGCAAATATGATTGCGGCTACGGCAGTACTTTTCGCGCATTATAAGAAAAAGACTGATGAGGCCTTTATGGTCCCATACACACACGTACACTATATAGATAAAGAAAGTAAACATATTTGTGGCGACAAATATATTAACAAACAACATATATGTGACGGCAGATTCTTACTTGTTCGGGCCGAAAAACCAACATTAGACGAATTTCTAAAACTAGGATTAACGAATGAACAATGGGATGCTACACAAAAAGTACTGAAGCAATTTCAGTGCGAGGGCCCCGATGAAAAAGGAACTTGATAATTTTTTATTACAAGTGGCACAAAGTTTATCCAGATATAACATCCACAAAGATTTAAAAATTTTATTGACAGATATAAATGCCCTATATACCACCATAGAACATATTAGGGATACTGAAAATATCTATATAGGGCCATTTCATTCACAGATTGTATATAGGTATACACTCTCTAGTCCATTTTTTATAATTATGGATGCACTGGCAAATAATGAAATGAGGATTTATGAAAATCCTTTATATGTTGAGGATTTAATGTCTGCAAGTTTTAAATTAATGCGTAATAGAGAGGCTATTGGGTTAGTGTTATGTTTGGGATTTTTATTGGGAGAGAAAGTATTTACTCACGAAGGATTAATGTATAGATTACAACATATTGATGATGCTGGATTACTCCATATTGCTGATTATGGTGAACCGATATTTGGGATTAAAACACTGAGTATTACTGAACACATTGGGCCAATGTTAAGGAGGGTGTTTGAATTATTAAACTTAGCCCCAAATGTGGAACATAGTGAGTATCATAGGGCGTATGGTGTGGCAGACATTTTTATAGATGTCCACGCAGACGTAGGATTACCTGTTAAAATACCACTGGATTTTGCATTTTATCCTTCAATCAAGAAAGCCTATTTGCGTTATATTATGCATCATCCAGAAGATAGTAGATATTTAGATGCGTTTATTAATATAAGGAATAATGCTGATAGGTCTATGAAACAAGCCTTGTATTATTTTGCGCATACAATTGGTGGGGTGTATACACCACCAAAGGGGGTATTCTCAACACCGTTATCCAAATGGTACGACAGGGAAATCAATGAAAAGCAGTTAGATGAAATTTTTGATGATATTATTAAAAATGAAAGGAGAACTTTTGAAGAACTGGTACAACTTGGTATTGGAATATCATTAGAAGCGAACCTAAGATTAACTAAAAAGAGATTTGCAAAGATACAAAAATTAGTAGAAAGTCACTATATAAAAGAGTATAAAGAATTAGCTGGGCCATTCTTGATTAAGGATTCATCAATGTTAAGTATCAAAATATTACGGAGGCAGATCAATGACTAATGTTGATATTGCCCTATTAACGGGCCATGATTTGAGGAATGACAATATTAGATTAATGCGACTAATAGGTACTAACGATAAAACCGCACCACACCCACAATTATTGACATTGTTTGAACACTACAAATTTTTATTAACCTCTGATTGCCCACCAAAGGATGATATATTATACAAGGCTTCTATGGCATATGCATATAGTACGTTTTTTAAATTATATGGTGAGCGTATAATATATAGAGAGCCAGTAAATCTCCATATTAGTACTAATGAGACGTTTTTTAAGAAATATTTATTACAAGTGGACCCGTTATTAATTGCATTATCATTTAATAGTATCGCATATTTGTGGTTTTGTACCGAGGAATATAGTTTGGTTAAACGTGTAGTTAAAAGGCTTATATATTTATCTTCAGTATGGGAAGAATTTCTTGGTGATGGAGCATATAGGCAGTCAATAACGGTATGTACAAATTCTGGGGATGAAGTTTTGGAGTCTCACTGGGTTAAGTATATGCCATCATTTAATATTATGAGTACAAGGGATAATGGTATTGATTTAAGAATCTATAGATTATTACCACCAGGGTTTAATAAGTGCATAATAGACGTATTTACAGCGTTTAATTTATTTAAACGTGATTATAGTGCATATAATACCATCCCAGATGATATTAATTGGAGTGTCTTTGTTAAGATTTGTCTTAATGCTGACAAGTCAATCCAACGATTAATAGACACGATCAAAAAGATCGAATCAGTATTTTTTGATCCAGAATTCATGTTTGATGGATTAAAATGGCAATGTACACACGAAGAATTAAAGACTTTATTGAGGTCTGATCAGCGTGGGTTTAATAATGCCAATGTTTGGTTATTGCTTTGTTATTTAAATCGCCGTGGTCAATTTATAATTAATTTTGGTAATGTACCACCACAACACACAAAACATAATTGGAGTACATCAGACATTATACTTGGTCAGGCAATGTTTGCCTATTGTGTATACCATAATCCTGATAGTATAATGTCTTTTTTGCATACGATTCAATTTAAACGTAATCGGAAACATTTTGATGAGAAGATCATGATTAAATTGATACAGAAATATAGAGAGTTTGGGTTGACATTAGACCCAAAGAAATTGGGGATTAAACGTGGAGTATTAATTAATCTCTTATCGGCTGGATTTGGTGATATATTCTGTGTGTCATGATAAAATGTAAAGCACTTGCAGAGGTTCATGATTTATTACATCAGGTATGTGATTTATTACCACCAGATACTTCAGATTTTATATGGCACCGCACATGGAGTTTGCAATCAATTATTGGTGCTATAGTTAATAAAGATATATGGTCGAGATTTCCAGATTTCCATGAAGGGTATGAAGGGGAGGTGATATGATTGAAATTTTTCTGTTTTTATTGTAAAATTATATGTGAAACCGAAAAATGTGAATCATGTGGACATAGTGCAAAGGAATATAAAAATATTATATCATTAACACCATTACGCAGACATAAAACACCAGGTGTACCAATGATACAAAAGGAGGAGGTAGAAAATATACGTGATGGCCCAATTATAGGTGTGTCAGCTGTTATCAAATTTCATGGAAATGGGTTAATCCCAAAAGAAACCCTTATAGTATTTTACCCAAGTGGTATTAATGCACTTAATTACCCGATTTTGTTAGAATTTATAGCATTAGAGTATGATGTATGCGTTATGTATTATGATAGCTCGTCCAGCCAATACTTTTGATACCCACATCCTAGGAGGATAGTCTATGCCAACGATTGGTAAGGTAAAAGAGTTAATTAAAACAGTAATCATAAATTCACCACATGTTTCTATAGGTTTGTGGGGTCCGCCAGGAGTTGGAAAATGTATAGAACAAGATTCATTAATTCTCGATGCCACCACTGGAGAATTGATATCGATTAAGGATTTTGACATTACTCATCAAGTGATAGCATTTGTAAATGGAGATATGGTACGCGTGACCCCGACTAATAAGTTTAAACAGGGAATGCAGGAAGTTTATCGTTTGCGTACTCAAACTGGTAGGGAAATACTCGCTACGGCAAATCACCCATTCCTCGTGTTAACACAAGGTGCAAAAGGTAAGTTTACTGATTTGATGTGGAAAGAGCTTACTAATTTAGATATAGGTATGGATGTTATTGCTACAGCCAACAATATACCTGTATTTGGTAGCGAAGAAGCATCAGATGATATATTGAAATTAATAGGGTATTTGTTGGGGAATGGGTATATGAATAAACTTCCAGCTACTATATCATTCACATCAACTGATGTTGAACAATTGGCCGAATTTACTGTAATCGCCAATAATCTTGGTATGGCAGTACGGCACGATGAACGCCCCACTAAAACTATGGGGATTCCTGTTGGTATGTTAAGACTAAAAAATAAGACATTCACATGGTCTGGTTTGGGCAGTGATGTGGTGAGGTTATTGGAAGAATATGATGTTAAATTTTCTAGGGCTGGGGAGAAGGAAATTCCAGCATTTGTATTTAGACAGACCAAGAAGAAGGTTGCATTATTTTTAAACCGTTTATTTTCAACAGATGGATGTGTAGAGATATATAAGGCTATCCATAAATACACTGGTCCAATGGTAACAGGCAAGATATCATACAGTTCTAAGTCAAAGAAAATGATATATCAGATCCAACATCTGTTGGACAGATTTGGTATTACATCATATATGAGATGCAAAGAAGTGAAACAATATGCCCCATATTATGAACTTCAGATCATGGATACTCAATCTATTTGTGCATTCAACGAGATTGGGTTTTATGGAGTGAAAGCTACAAAATTTGCTGAAGTATTAAAAGCAACAAAGGCTTCAGCCAAAATCTCTCATCGTACTGGTAATGGGGTATATAGATTTGGGATATTATTTGACAAGGTGGTACATATTGAAAGCCTTGGAGAACGTATGACATATGATTTAGAGATTCCAGTTGCACATAATTTTATTGCTAGTGGGTTGGTTGTACATAATTCGTCGATTATAGCTCAAATTGCTAAAGAGCAAAAAATGAAATTTGTAGATATCCGGCTGGCTCAATTTGAACCATCTGAGATACGTGGCATTCCGCAGGTGTCTGGGGGGGTGACCAAGTGGGCCCGTGCAGATTTTTTACCTAGCATTAATGAACCTACAATATTAATGTTTGATGAATTTTCATGTGCAGAACCATCAGTACAGAATGCGGCTCTACGTATTGTATTGGATAGGAGCCTAGATAATTGGGAAGCCCCACCCCAGTGCCGTATTATTTTGGCCGGTAATAGGAGAGAAGATTTTGCCTATATTAACGAACCATCAGTACCGTTCAAAACACGATTAGTAAACTTTATAGTTCAAGAGAACCTACAGGATTGGAAGATATATGCAAAGGAAATTGGGTGTGCTACTCAGATTATATCATTTTTGGATTACCAACCGGACCTGCTCTTAAAGTTAATGCCAGACCAATACGCATCTCCAACACCTCGTACGTGGATTATGTTATCAGATGTGCTCACTGGTGCGTTGGGTGATAAATGGATGAACGTTGATAAACGTTCTCTTCTGACGGTCAATGATCTTGCGTATGCATGTGTTGGTGAGGGTGCTGCTGTCAGTTTTGTAGCATACTTTGAGACATTTGCCAAGGTAGATGTGAAGGCCATTGTGGAAGATGGTAAAATACCCGATAGTTTTAAGAGTATGGAACTATCAAGCCAATATGCCACAGTATATGCAGTTTTGCATTATGCCAATAAGCAGACCATGTCTCATAAGATTGCCAAGAATCTAGTTATGTTCCTTGAAGCCATACCTCCTGAATTTCAAATGAAGTTTATTGTTGATATTAAATCCACATTCTTGGATAAGGTGGTAGAGATTCAAGAAGAGAAATTTAAGCCCATCATCAAGAAAATTATGAGTTTGCTTCAACAGAAATAATAACTGGGAGGATATATGGCAGTGACTGATTCTAGCGAGATGATGAGTGCAGCTAAAATACAGTTGCTCAGAGATCATCCATTCTGGGCAACTATCCTTTTGTCTCTACCGGTTGTAGAAACGGAAAGTGTACCTATTATGGGAACTGATGGATATAATCTGTATTGGAATACAGACGGGGTAAAGTTATTGGGATCTATTGAGAACATTAAATTTGCATTGTGTCACGAAATTGTACACGTTATTATGGACCATATGCAACGTGGTGTAAATAAAGATAAGAGATTATTCAATATCGCAGCTGATATTGTAGATAACCATCTCCTTGAGAGAAATAGTATAGCGTTTAATCAAAGAGATACAGAGATTTCATTGTGGAACGCGGCTGCATTAGCAAAAATCCAGTCTATGAAGGATATAAAACTTGATGAAGTAGTTGCTGAGGAAATATATAGGATTTTATTAGAAAAAGCAAAGAAAGTGAAATGTAATTGTAATAGTGGTGGTAGTGGTGGTGATAGGGATGGAAATGGTAGTAATGGTGAGAATGAAGATTGCCCTGTTCATGGTGATCCATCGGGGTTTGATACACATGTGCAAAGACCACGGGAAGATCACGAAAATACAAAAGTAAAACATGCCATCGTTAAGGCTGCGCAGACAGCACAAGCATCTGGACAAGGTAAACTCCCTGCTGGTCTTGATCGATTAATTAAGGATATTCTTGAACCACAAGTAGATTGGTGGGTGAAGCTTAAGAATCTCATGGAGTCTAAGTGTCGTGGATATCAACGCACAAGATTATACCCATCTAAAAAATCCCATGCTCTTGGGTTTTTTATGCCATCATCTTATGGAACACAGGTTGGGGATATTGTTGCGGCAATTGATACTAGTGGATCAATTGGGGATGAAACTTTACGTAGATTTCTTGCCGAATTGATGAGTATGTCACATCTATCTAAACGTACATATATTATGACATGTGATGCTGATGTCCATGAATTTATTGAGGCCAATTCATTGAACGTGTGGCAGATCCCAAGTAGACTTAGGTTTAAAGGAGGCGGTGGTACTGATTTTAGACCAATATTTAAGCGTGTAGCAAAGGAACGGATTAAGCCAAAGGTATTGGTATATCTTACTGATACCTATGGGACCTTTCCAACCAAGAAGCCAGATTATCCAGTATTGTGGGTAGTCGTGGGTGGATCGAAGGCAGTACCATGGGGGGAACTTATCCCCATTAAGGGATAAACATGGGGCAGAATAACTATGCGGTTTATATGTTAGCTGGTGAGCCAAATGTATTTGTGTATACATCAACTAAGCGTCAAAATACCTTGGCACTTTTAGAGGATTTAGGGTTTAAACATCAATATACTGCATATACTTATGGGTGGTCATGTACGGCTGGATGCCTATATAGTGTACCACAATATTTTAATATGTCGGATACAGCAAAAAGTAGAATGGTAAGGTTGGTCAGAATTAATAATGGTACAGATATTAAAATAAGAGAAATTTATAAGGCGATTATGGATACCAAAGTAAAGGTTGGGAATAGGTGGTGGGAATACTATATCCATGAATAAGAAAATGGAGGGTGTATATGCTGAAAGTGTGGTTAGGTAAGGATGGTGGGAGTATCATAGTATCAAAATCAGACCCACAACACGAGATGATGAATGCATTGGGGTTTAAATTTGTTACTGGGTTTAAATATGGTAGTATGGATCGTCTTGAACCTGGTGATTTTATTATCTATAGGGCAGCAGATTATTTGGGTAATGATTCTATTTACCGATGTATGCGCATAAATGACAATACAGATACTAAATATATTGCCCTTAGAAAAGACAAGTATTTTCGTTCTAAGGTTAGACAGCAGAATAAAATTATTTTGTCTATGAATGAGGTAATATCTGTTTCAACAGAGGATAGGGGATTATTGGCTTGTGCAGCGTGTAAACGCATATTTAGACTTGGGAATTTTAATCAGTATTTGCCAACAATTATTATTGACGATGCACCAACTGGAGCAAAATTGGAATGGGAATATAAAAATATAGCGTGTTGCGATAAGCATTACGCTATTGGAACTGATCCACATAATAAGGGTAATTGGCTTGCATTTTGTGTTGATAATCAAGTATTTAAATGGGGATATAAGCCAGGAGAAGCAGCCAATGATAACGAGAAATTGATAGTTGGTTATCTTGTTGGGAGAAAGGAGGCTAAAAAAGTCAGGAGAGAAAAATGAAGATTTGTATTAAATGTGGGGCCAATAAGCCCGAAGATAGGTTTTATAAAAGGAAAAATAGCAAAGACGGATTACGTTCTGAATGCAAAGATTGTAGATCAAAATCTGATAACCGGCGATATTTGTCTAGGAGGGATATAGTATTAAAACAATCAAAACAACGGCACATAATTAACAAAGATAAGATATCAAAACAACACAAACAACGGCATTTAGCTAGAAGGAGTGAGATATTAGAAAAGAAAAACAACGGTACCTATCCAATAAAAGTAAAGCAACAGAGTATAGTAAGCAACGGTATTTAGTTAAAAGGGCCGAAATATTGAAATACCAAAAACAATATCACAAAGACAAGCGTAATAATGATCCCGGATTTAAATTACTTACCAATCTAAGAATTGGAATCTACCATGCCTTACAAAATAATCAAAAATCTGGCCATACTACGGACCTTCTTGGCTGTTCTATTGAATTTTTTAAACAGTATTTGGAGAGTCAATTTCAACCTGGTATGTCGTGGGACAACCAGGGCAAATGGCACATAGATCATATTATACCTTGTTCTTCTTTTAATTTATTGGTCCCCGACCAACAGAGGCTTTGCTTTAATTATCATAATCTTCAACCACTTTGGGCTAGGGACAATATGAGTAAAAGTAATAAAATTATAGTTTGAAGGGAGGGATGTAAGTTGGTAGAGATAAATGAAGTTCTTGATCCACACAAGTACAGGTGCATTAGATGTAAGGCCCCAGCAGATATAATTTTTAAAGGGATGTTGCCGTATTGTTTCCTACACGAACCGGCTGAATCAAAAGCCGCAAGACAACTCAAGGAGGGTGAAATGGACGAAAGTGCAAAAGTTAGTGGTACTACCACAGAGGCATCTGTACCGGTGACACTTACTCCTATAGTTCCGCAGACTGTTTCTATTGGTGGGGGGTGGGTGGTGAAGGCTAAGGATGGTTCGGAACTTCACAATGGGTTTGCTTCCAAGAAAGAGGCTTCCAAGTGGGCGTCATTGGAAGTAGAACACAATCGGTTGAAGGCTGGTCAATACAAAATTACAAAATAAATCAATTGGGGATAAGCATGAATACATACACACACAAAATGCGTATATTGTCTGCATTTAATAAGCAAGATCTTGAAATCCTTAAATCTCCTTGTACTGAAATTAATATATCTCCTGCTTTTAAGGTCCTCATACGTGATATGCACCATACTTTAAGGAAAAGTAAAATTGGGGTTGGGTTGGCGGCTTCACAAGTAGGTGTAAATAAGCGTATTTTTATTATCCAATACTATGAAGAGCATATGACCGTTATTAATCCGATAATACTGGACCGTAACACCGATATAAGAATAGAAAGTGAAGGGTGTTTATCAATACCACGGATTAATATTTTAATACCAAGGAGTGAGAGTATTAAGGTAGCATACACCAGGATGGATGGTGTTAGATTACACGAAGTTGAACTTAGAGGATTTGTTGCTAGAATATTTCAACATGAATATGATCATTTGGAGGGGAAATTGATAGTTGATATCGCGCAAAAACTTGGCTGTAGTTTATGACTTGGAACGGTTCACCATATGTATATAAAAAAGATGATATTATAATAATTTCTCCAAGAAATTCTGTACATATTTTAGATGCACTTGGCTTTGAGGTATTATTTGAATTTTGTGGTGCCATGAAACATGTTAGGTCCCTAAATAAAAAGGTTATGTATTATAAGGATATTTTTGGTGATACCCGTATGGCTAGGCTTCAGCGGATTGCTATGGACTTAGATGTACCTTTGCAGGAATATTTAAAGAAAAGAGAATTAGAGAAGAGAGCTAGAGCTAAACAATATCGCAAAAAAAGAGTGGTTGCTGTTCAGGGGTTAGTAGTTGAGGAGGATAAGAAGCAACATATTGTATGTCCGTATCCTAGGTGTGGTCGTAGGTATACTTGGTCTTACACAAATGGCCGTTGCCCACGATGGGATAGTAATATTGAGCTTGAAAAAATGGAAGATGGTAAATATTTGATTAAAAAACTTGAGTTTATAAAGTAATTTGATATGATATAAGATTATTTTATTGGGTGGCATTAGAATCATATCATACCAAGGGGTACCAAAATGACTAGAGAAGGCGAGATCACAATATTCCGCACAGTGTACGTAGAACGGTTTAAGACTAATTCTGGTAATAATTTCCGTGTGACAAGATGTGTTAATATGCAGACACCATTGCCTGGGGACATTCTTACCGAAGTAGAGTATGGCGAATTAGTAAAAAATAAATATATCCGAGTTATCTGCGACGCAGACGGAAAAGTTTCTAACAAATAACAACAAATTCCATTTCAAGAAAGGTACCAGATAAATTATGACACAAATGACACAATTGGAAATGGTTGGTTTCCGTAAATTACATTCCCCCGTTTGGACGTGTAATAAGTGTGAAAAGTTAACCCTATTTCCTGATGTTGATGCTTTGTTAATCCATCTGAAAGACGAACACAAATTAGGTGAGGTGAATATTGATGCAGATGGTGGGGCATGGATTACTGAGACCATCACTGAGGCAACTAACTAAGCAGGATTTACTAAAGATCATAGAACATTCAAATAGTATCATTAGTCAATGTACTGATGTTACCAAAACAAAGTCCTTTGCTGCCTGGGTTATAGACCACGACATTTATTGGATATTTTCTGTTTTTTATGGTAAAGGAGTACATATATTCAAACCAGAGGAGAGGATGAATGGGTATACAATTGCTGAAGATTCGACTGAAAGGGTTCGCGACCAATTCCTCATCGGCCCATAGTGTAATCTTGGCTGGATCATTAAAATCAGGAAATAGTGGGCCAGTGACAGATGGTGAATTTGGATGGGAGCATTTTTTACAGTCTACTTATAAGGAAAAGATGTCGTATATGGCCCAGGCATTATTTGATTGCTTGTCTAATCATGAGGACCGTGCTGCCAAATCAAAGCGGGCGAGGAAAATAGTCAAAGATCTTCTTGGTGTTGAGTGTGGATTCGGTACTGGTATTGATCATCAATCTGCCATTGAAATCCCGCAGCGTATGAATAAAAAATTGGCACTTGATTTTTGGAAAGAACTTTCTATTGCAATAAGTAAAGACCAAACGGTAGAAATAGCTGGTGGTAATGATAATGGTGGTGATGTCGAAGCTGAAGAGCATCCATTTTGGAGCGCAATACGCAACGCACTGAATCATTACAACAGTAATTACCGTATTAGAAAGGATGATGATATTTGGGTATTATTTAATACCTATGACGGGACAAAAATGCACCTTGCGTTAAATGATAATCAATTTATTGATGACTTCAAACCAACAAGACCAGAATTAATAGATCTTAAAATTACTGACAAATGCAATACTGAATGTAAATTTTGCTATCAAGGAAGTTTACCTAGTGGTCACCATGCTAAATATGAAGATATAGAAAAAGTTCTTGTAGGGATGGCTAAGGCCGAGGTATTTGAGATTGCAATGGGTGGTGGTGAACCAACGTTACACCGTGATTTTTTTAAAATATTAAACAAAATTAAAAAACTTGGTATGGTACCAAATTTTTCTACAAAGAATTATAATTTTTTTACGCCACGTAACTTTGAACTTTTAAAAAATGTAGTTGGATCAATTGGTATAAGTGTTAGTACTTTGGATGATTTAGATAGATATATAAAAATAATGACAGCAGCACGGGATTGTGATATGAATAATTTTTTTGGTAGATCTAAAATTATACTACATTATATATTGGATCAACATCCAATGTCTAATTTTATAAATATATTGGAGCGGCTATCAAAGACCAATATGTTTCGTCATCATCTGCTATTGCTTGGTAAAAAAGGCGGCGGGCGTAGTACTGGTGGGTATTTAGATAGTACTGGTTGGGCCTTATTTGTAGATAAATTTTTTAAAGATGAGGAGTCGGAACAATTAGATGTTTCTGTTGATACACTTATTGCTAATAGATATGAAGATGATCTGAAATCCATTGATAAAAGACAGTATTACACAGATGAGGGTAGATTCTCTGTGTATGTGGATGTAGTAAATAAAAAGTTTGGTAAAGCTTCTTATGGAACAGAATTACTACCATATGTTAAGGTTAAAGATATTTTAGATGCTTTTAAGGGATGGGAACCAATCAAAATACTCTAAAGGATAATTATGGCATATTGTAGAATGAGTTTGTGTACGATAGATTAATTATGGAGGGCGAACCGTCTAAGCGTATTTCATCTTTTGCGAGGCGTGCTGAGGCATATGCTGGGAATTCAGACCATGTTAGGTATAAACATGTTGCTATGGTTGTGGGCCGTTCTTTTTTATCAATTGCCACTAATGTTCAAGGTAAGACTTGTCCAATGCCATCTTCTTATGGTAAGATTAAGGATAAGGCTCATGCTGAAATGAGGGCACTTCACTGGGCATCGCATACTAAGGGTGCGACTTTATTTTCAATTAGGGCCGGTTTCAAAAATGCCAAGCCCTGTGCGGGGTGTTTACAACTTGCACATGAGTACGGGATAAAAGATGTCATATATTCCAATAATGGGAAGCTTTATACTATAAAATTGAACGGAGAGGGAACAAGAAATGGAACTAGTATTAGATAATTACCTAGGTGGGGAGGTAAAAGAAGTAAAGGTGAATAATCGACATGAATATGGTGATATTGTACAGCAATATATGTTAGAACATCCTGACAATTTTATCACGGTGCGTGGCAAAGATAAGAGTTATGTTATTGAATATAGTGGTAAGGATTCATATGATGTGTATGAACCCAATCTTAGCAATAAAGCATCTATGCCACTAATAGAAGCAATAGATTATATTTATAACCATGCTCAACCAAAATTAAAGGAGTAAAAATGATCATAAATATAGAAACCAAAAAAATGGGGGAAAATAAAACTAACAAGAGAACAAGAAATTGGACTAGTAAAAAGGATAAAATTGGGATATATAATCACTAGATCATGGAAAACAAAATATGCTAAATGGGTGCGAGTAGATATGTTAAATATCAGAAATGGAGCAACTAAGGCCTTATATTGGCATAATGGATGGCAGATTGCACACTAATTAGTATTAATTTAGTGATATACATTAATCACTCACCAGGAGGTAAGTTATGGCCGATGACAAGACTGAAGTAGTAGATCCCAAAGCAGAGTACCAGGGTAACCTTGATGGAGCTTTTGAAGAAGTAATTAATGACCTCGAAAACACAAGGGAAGTCCTTAAGGAAAAAATTGGAGAGATTGCAACAAATATTAAGGAAGAATTGTTAAAACCCCCAAAAAACAGTAATTAACAACCAGATTAAAATATGAGGTGGTAATGGATAATGCTGTCTTTGACAAGGACGCATTGTTTCAAGAAGTATATACCCATATTAAGCAGCGCGGACTCCCAGTAAAATTCCCTCCATCATTACTCGAATTTTGTACTTATGAAGATGTCCAGCAGGAATTTTGGCTTGGGGTCACTCGTCGTCTTAAGAAAGTCAAACCATTCAAAGAGGGCACCGGGACATCACCACAGTTTGGTTTTTTGGTGGATGGTGGGGTACATGCGGTACAAGATTATGTTCGCAGAGTATGCAATCGCAATTTACTCCCACATTGCGCATGTAAGATATGGGCTACCAAGAAATATGACAAATGTCCTAAATGCGGAAGTGAAATATCTTATTCAACAATATATGGTGAGGATATTATATCTAGGTCAACGACTCAATGTGGCCCAGATAAAATAGCAGAAGGGAAACTTGAAGTAGAGAAATTCAGAGCATACTTGGAAAAACAAAAAGCAAAAAAAGTATTATATTTATTTAGCATATTGTGTGGGCATAATAAGGGACCGTGTGATATATGCCCAGATACTTGTAAAGGCAGTATCTGTGATTTTGAGCTTCGGAGAGGCAAATGGCGTTCTGGTTGTATTAACCTTCCAAGTAGGGTGGCAGTATATTGGAACGTCAGTCCTGCTAGGGTTGGGGTTGTTTTTGCCAAACTTACCAAACTTGCAAATGAATTTATAAATCAAGGTAAACATGAATAATCTGTTTGACCCCTATATCTTCCGTAAATGCCTAGGTTGGAAGGATATATCTGGAGATTATAAATTTAGCAAGGAACATGAAGAGTATTTTCTAATTTCCCCATCTGAGCACTTGATGCCAGACATGGTTCCACGTAAGGCCCGCTGTAAAGCCTGCGAAGTTGAATTCAAGCGTTACCAAACATTAATCCGCGTCAGGCGTTACCGAATTAACCGGAAGCAAACGGAAATAATAAGGGAATATATTCGTGTGTATAGGGCCAATTTATCTGGCGAAATAACTTTACCATCAAATGTTTTAAAACAATTACGCCAAGCGATAATAGAAAATGGAGGGGTACTTGAAGAAAAGAAGAAGTTTGCAGAATAATAGATATATTAAAGAGATATATGAATTTTTAATACCGATAACAGTAGATCCAAGATATAGGACAATATATAGTGAAGAATTGCGTAGTAAACTTACAAATCTGTATGAAAACATAGCCACACATTGGCATGGGAAAGCACATAGGTGACAAGCCGGATGCAAAATAACTGTAGTATGATGATGGTATTAAAATTATTATACACTATATGTAAAATAGCCAAAAATAACGAAGGGTTAATCAGTGATGATGTTTACGAGAAAGTAGATAATTTATGGTATAGACTTAATGTGTATTGGTATAGGGGAGCCTAGGAAATGATGGTCCTTAGAAGGTATAAGACAATCAAACAAAGGGATGACCGACCATGAAACAATACACAAACTGTCACATGGTTAAACTAACCAATGATTTTGCTAGGATCGCTGAGTGCCTAGAAAGGAATGTGGTATGAGGCGATATAGGACTATAAAACAGTCAGACTCGTATAGTTGCTTTGCGTGTTGTGCGTGTATGATAACTGGTGAGACACTAAAGAAATTTATTAAATATATCGGGCATGATGGGTCGGAACCAGACCCAAATGAATCACACCCATCGAAATGTAGAGGATTCACTGATAGAGAGGTAGTATTATATCTAGTGGATCGTGGATATGCACTAGGTACATCACCAGAATGGAGTATACCAATTCGCTTTAATGGTGACCCAAATGAAGTTATCAAAATAGAAATTCCCATTACTGAGCCCGCAATATTACTTGTTGAAAGTGAAATGTTGTCAGGATATTTCCATTGTGTATTTTGGGATGGAGAATGGGTTCGCGACCCAAATCCAAAACGCCCGGCTAAGTCTAAACTGGGAGAGTACAAAATACGTGAGTGGAGCCAAGTGATTATATTATGAAACGCAGATATTTTAAGAACAGACGCCATGCAATATTTGTTCAGGTATACATGTTGCTGATGATATGCACAAATTTGTCTCTGTCTATTGAATTATGTAAAAAGGTAGAAGATATGGTAAATTTTTTTAGGGGGGAGTACAGGAAAGGATGAGCCATATAGTTACACATACAGAAGTTGAAACATGGGATGAGGTAATTTGTGATAATTGTGGACATGGAGAAGGTATGCATTACAAAACTCCGGAGAAGATATTAGTTGGATCGGGTGGTGAGTATATAGCTTTTGGATGTATAAGGTGTTGCTGGTGAGGACCTAAATATCATTGCAATATTGGACAGATTATTTGGTAATGTGGGGTGGATGGGGGACGGATCTGATTTTTCGATACTTATTGATCGTATTATATATAGTCTTGGGATACGCGATTTAAAATAAGGAGGGTGTTATGTCAGTTGATCCTAAATATTTGATTGCACCAGAGTCAATAGAAGATACAGCAGATTTTTTGGCCAATACATTTTTCCCAAAAGGAGAAATAGATCCGGTTAATTTTCAGGTGGTTATGCAATGGGTAATGGCTAGAGAATTAGAAGATGAAGAGGTATCATTTGCTTTAGAGAAGTTCTACCAAAAAATGATGATAAATGCTCACAGATAAGAAGGCTGAAATCATATATAGATTTATATGGATACCAATATTTACAGCAAGAGATTGTATAAAAGAAACCAACATTCATACTATGGGATGGCGTAAATTGACTAGCAGATTACATAAATTACAGTTTATAATGTGGGAGTTGTGGAATAAATAATTTTTGGAAGTATATTTTGTTGCGATACAACCAGTAGAATCCTGGAACCCCTGGATACTACGTAAATTAAGGGTTTGATTTTTATTTCTTTTTATAAAATCGCAACCTCAAAATCCAAGTCAAAATATATTAAAATCAAGAACTAAAACAAGAGGCCACAATGCGAAAATCTAAAATGATTGGGTTATTACACGATTGAGTAGGATAATTAAGATGTCGGTATCAAAGGATAAACAGATATCCGCTATTAGGAAAGATCTTAGTAAGGTGATGGTATGTATTGGGTCGGATTATAATTTCCTACATCTTCGTCTGTTATATATATATGAAAGATTGGGGTATTTGTACTCATTTACTGATGTTATATATATATGAAAAATTGGGGCATTTGTACTCATTTACTGATGAGCGATAAAAAAGTATGGCTGAATTTGCCGAATTAAAAGAGGCAATTAAGTTTGCAAAGGTCGGGGGTCTTACCGAATTGGTAGTACCCCCAGCCTATATTAAATTCTTGTCATTTAATAAAATAGAGGTTACAACTGGGTATTTTAATGTTGGTGGTAAGGTAGACCAACGGAAAAGTGTTTTTGAATTACCACATTATCTCCTACCTACCATTTCCCGCCTGTTTACCTCTAAGTCTACCACATATTCCCTATTAACATCCCTATCAAATGACTTAGCAATAAGGTGCCTAAATGATATATTTAGTAAATATATAGAAAATGTGTATATTTTACATACAAAAGGTGTAATTAGGTGTATGGTACCAGAAAAATATGTTTTTATCCCAAATGAGTATATATTAAATGGTATAATCAGTAAAGAAACTGAGGCTAATGTTGTTAATATTTTGATGTGTGAACAATCTAGGATTATGAGGATGGTATATGTTGATGGTGGGACGATAAAAACTCAAGCAGGTCCAATTAAAAAAGCTGTTGCGGTATTAAATAGTGAAATTGGTATGTTGGATTATAAAATAGTTAAAAAGGCTTCTATAGTAGCATATCCAGCGGTATGGTATATAGATATAAATAAGTGTGCGATATTAAATGGTGTCGAGATCCCATTTGTGGCTGTTAATCAGCAGAGTAAGAAAAAAACTGATATTTTATTAGATTTTATGGTTGATATAGCAATGAGTAAATTGTATGATGTTGTCATTGATATTCATGATGCCATGGTACAAGAGCGGCCAGATGGTGTAAATGGGTTGGTTGGTATGGTTAGGAGAGAATTAAAATCAATTGACCCGGCCTATTATAAACAATTGCAGACTTTAATGGGTAGAATGTCTGTTTATTCGTTATATATTAATATATTAAATAGAAGTAGTTCATATACACCACAATTTAGAATTAAGATTGAAAAACTTTGTGGTAAAATTTATGGGGGATTTTATGACAAATAAAGAATTATATGATATTGCTAAAGAATGTCGTGATACAGGTAATACTCAAAGATTTAATAATATATTACCTAATCATTATTTAGCCAAGGGTGAGAAATTTGTATTACTAGAAGGTAATAGTAAATATGGGGCTATGTTTAATTCAATTAATAATGTTGCAGAACTTGATGCGTGGGCAAGTAGTAATTATAAGTTATCTGGTAGGTATTCCGATGAATTGACAATAGCACTTTTGCCAAAACTATTAAATATACGCCTTGAAATTAAGAATAGATTTATATATAAAGCGTTATGGATGATAACACCAGGAATGAATGTTGATATAACCCATAATATTCATTTTATCGGTGGTGTACCTATTTGTCGTATGCCCTCAGATAATGGGTACATTCTTGGTTCGATTGTTTCTAAATTGTCAAACCAAGAATTATACAAATTGATGATATCACCATTTCCAGATGAACAGATATTAGCGTGTGATTTTGTTGTTTCGTGCGCACATTTTATGCCAATAGTATTTGATGAGATTGGTGATATGTTTGAAACTTTAAATAGGATTGGATTTAAGACTGCTGTTTTGTTGGGTACTACGACACCAAAATGGAGTCGAGCTATTGAGAGTGCTAAGTTGGTTGCTGGGAGTGGTAATCTTGGGTATGCGTGTACAAAGGTATTAACTTCGTATAGTGATATAGAAATGGTAGATCTCTTATCAACCACTACAATCAATAAATGGGGTGTTACTACAGACATTTCCCCAACAACATTATTTGAGGTTGTTGGATTGTCTTGGGATACGGTCGTGGATAATGGTCAGGTCAATATTATACCGGTTGTTGCATTTAAATATGGTAATTATCCATTAGAAGGTGTGGCCCCTGGTCAAATTAAGATTGATACCAAAGCTAGGGTATTTTATAAAAAGATATTTGGGTTTAATGTACGAGATATAGATAAGTATTGTATTGGTGATGTGTTTTCGTGTGTTATTAAAGATGGGCAGATTTTATTAGAAAGGAAATTTGGTAGTGGTAAAATACCAATTTTGGCTCCTGGATGTCCAAAATGTGGTTATAGGGTTGATGTTAGGGATAACAAAATGTTTTGTATTAATCCTAGATGCCCAGCGGTTATACTTGGTAGTGTGCAAACTTGGGTGGATAAATTCTGCCCACAAGTTGGGCAACATATAATGGTTGATTTTATGCGTCGATATGAGATATCTAATATTGGTGATATTTATATGGTAGCAGATTCTGGTGATATGTCTATTGTTGAGTACCTGCCAATATTTGAAGGTGTTGAAAAAAGTAGGCAAGCTCCAGGAGAATTTTTAAATGTCTTAATGCCATTTTTAGATTTTCCAATATGTGATAGAATTATGGCATCTTTTTCGGTTAGTAGTATGGGTGTTGAACATACTATTGATCAGATTTTTTTGCCTTCCACATTAGCACGGTTGGAACTTGATGGTGATATTATTGATAAAACGTTAGAATTTCTAGATACAAATAAGGTGCAGTTTGTAAATTTTATGCGGCGATATAGGGAACCACCGTCAAAACACAAATTATATAAGAGAACATTTTTTATAGATGGATTACTTTATGATAGAGATAGGTTTAAATATGAAAAAGTTATTAGTAATTATTGTGGTAGGGTTATTTCTAATTTCATGCCATATGTTACTGGGGTTATTTATGGAAAATATATAGACAGTGTAACGATGGGAGCGATCAAGCAGTTGGCTACACATAAAGATGTTGCGATATATTCTGAGGAAGAATTTAATAAGCTTGTTAATCAAGCAGATGGGGGTAAGTGATGCCTAAAGAAGATGAATTTGAAAATGCTGTAGACCCAGGGGAGCCACCAGTTGTAGAAGCTCCTGGTGCAGAAGAGGAAGTAGATGATTTCCCAGATGCTCAGATTTTGGTTGACGAGACAACTGGACAGACGTTCATTGCTTTCGAAGTTCAACCGCAGGATGTAATAGAAGAAGAAGAGAAAGAAGAGAAAGAATAAATGCCCCACAAAAATAAAGAGGAGGTAAAAGAGTACAAACGTAAATACTATATAAAAAATAAGGAGGAGATAAACAAGAAACAAGGGGTGTACAGGTGTAATAATCGAGAGAAAATACGTGTGCAGGAAAACGATCATTACAAAAAGTTTAGTGGTAAAATTAGAAAATATAGTAGGGGACAAGGATACAAATATCGCACAAGGCTTAAATTAGAATGTTTAACTCATTATTCTTTATTTGATTTTCCTAAATGCTCTTACCCAGGATGTGAAGTAGCTGATGTTGATATGCTTGTATTGGACCATGTGATGGATAATGGGTCAAAACACAGAGAAGAAGTCAAAGCCACACATGGCAAATCTAGTACTAGTTTTTTTGTGTTTTTAATTAAAAGCAATTTCCCACTTGGTATATAAGTATTATGTGCTAATCATAATTTAAAGAAAGAAATTGAAAGGAAAAGGCAGATGATGTTACACCAAGGGATAAATACAGGGGGAGAGGAAAAATAGATGTCTAAGGTAACAGTATTGGTTGGTGGGGCTTGGGGTAGTGAAGGAAAAGGTAAACTTGCGAATATTATCGCGGACTACTATAGTGTTCATGTTCGTACTGGTGCGCCAAATGCGGGGCATACAATTTACTATAATGGGGATAAGGTTGTAATGCAAACTATCCCAGTTGGCTGGACCAATTTTGATGCCAAGTTAATAATTGGTGCTGGTGGGATGATTATACCAGAGCTTTTCTTTAAAGAGATTGCAATGCTTAAGAAATATGATCCTAATATTGAAAAGCGAGTTTTTATTCATCCAAATGTAGTGATTATTGAGCCTAAGCATATTTTGGCTGAGTATGGGCAGACTGAACCTTGTGATTATGCCCATAAGCCAATGGAGTGCCCACAGTGGCAGACAATTAAAGCAAATATTCAGAACGACCTAGTAGATCCGTGCACTAAGTGTGATAAGTTGAGTGATAATGATCTTTGGAAGAAGGTTGGATCAACGCGTGAGGGTTGTGGTGCCGCACTCGCAGATAAGATTTGGCGTGGTGCTTCCCCAAGAGGGCTGGTCAAGTTGGCTGGTGAATGGCCCGGAATTAAGGAATTTTGTTGTGATACCACACTAATGATTAATGAGTTGATTGATGATGGTGAATCAGTATTACTAGAGGGAACACAAGGGTCGGGTCTTTCATTGCATCATGGTACTTATCCGAAGACTACATCTCGGGATACTAATGCGGGGGGGTGGATTAGTGAAGCTGGGATTTCTCCATTGGTTGTCACTGACGTTATTGCTGCTATCCGCCCTTATCCTATTAGGGTGGCTGGTGATAGCGGTCCTACGGGCTCACAGGAAATCACGTGGGCAGAAGTTGAGCGTAGAGCTGGTGTTCCAGAGGGAAGTTTTAAGGAAATTACGACAGTCACCAAGCGCGTTAGGCGGGTATTTGAATTTTCTAATGAGTGGTTTAAGAAAACGGCGATGATCAACCGTTTCACCGGTATTGGTTTAATGTTTGCTGATTACATCTCTGCCAAGGATGCTGGTGTTAATAAGTGGGATGAACTTTCTGATGAGACCAAGGCTTGGGTGGCAGCATTTGAAGAGGAATACAATATTCCAATTGTTTGGATTTCAACAGGGCCATACAAAGAACAAACTATAATTAGGGAGGTATTTGAATAATGGTGATGCTAAAATTAACACCGATTCCATTGGAAGAGCAAGCATGTTGTACAAAAGATGACGTTTTTGTGGTACAACACAATGCTGATGAAGATGCATGTTGTGGCCCAGTAAATGAGATCCTCGGTATTTTCACCAATGAAAAGGCAGCTAAGAAGTGTGCAGTGGCTGCCAAAAAGGCAGATGGGTATAAGGGTAAGGAAGTGAAGTTTCATTCGTATGATGTGGAATCATGGGTAGTAAGCGATAAGTTTAGGGAGTGGTGATAAATGATATATAATGTATCACTTGGTATTACATTAAATATGGGTAATTTTAATTCAGTGCGTGCAGAGGTTACTACCGGGGCCGAGAATTATAGCGAAGCATTCGAAGAGTCACGCACAAAACTTTTCGATGCAGCATACCATTTAGCAAAGGAGGTGGAAAAAGGATTAGGATCAAATACAATTAGCGACAGTGCCGTTGGATTTTTGGCTAGCAAGCTGACTGAAGAACCACGAATTTGAGGCAGCGCCTCAAAGAACAGGAGCTTTAAATGGGCTGGAGAGACAGCAGATTTGGTTTTATGAAAATTGAGGATAATAAGAAGTACAGAGTTCGGATTTTAATGCCATTTAAATGTAAGAAGTGCGGTGTCAGTGGGTATTATCCTAACTGGCCAAATGTGACGTGCACCTGTGGTGTTGGATCTGATGATTTAGTAGAAGCCGAGTGCGTATCAGGTTGGTACCATCGCGTTCCTAGTGTATCAGACCCAGTGACACGTGCGACGATTCGTAAATATCGTACGTTCTTATGTAATATTCAGGGTGTGGCCCGTGGTGGAAAGCGTGAATGTCAAGCAGATCTCTGTGGTAAGTTGGACCCAATGTTTAGGATGCTTGCACCTAGGGATCAGAGGCGAAAGCGCAATGGTGTGGAGGTCGATAGCCATTTTGGGATTACCCCACAGCATATAATCACGGTCTACAGCTATGATGAGCAGAAGCCAATGGTATTGAAATTTGGTAATGATCTTCGTAGTGAGTTTGTGCGGATTATCACTGCCAAGAATTCTCTAGCTGGCCGGGATATTATCGTGTGGCGGGAGAAAAATAATAACCAGACTACATACAAGGCAGAAGCACAAGATCCTTCTTCTTTTTCAGAGAATGTTGATTATGGTTCGATCTCGTTTGATGCAGTATTAGCTTTTGAAAATGTTGCCCCAGTGAAGGTGTGGGAATTTGTTTCTACTGGCAAAATCTCTGGTGAGGGGGGATCAAGTGCCCTTCCTTTTAGTGAACAATCTAAGGCCATTGCTGGTGGGTTCCCAACTCAAGGTGATATTGACAAATATAAGCAAGCTCGTTTGCTCGTGGTAGATGTTGGTAAGAGATATGTCGGCAGAACTTTTGGATATTTAATTGATAATAATGAGCCGGATTATTTTAAGTGGCTTATTAATATGTCTAATTCTCCAGAAGTGAAGGCTGGGGCTGAGTGGATCTCTAGTTTGTATACTACTGGTAATATCCATTTGTTACTAAAGGTCCTAAATGATCCCCCAGAGCCGAGTGGTAATGGTGTGGGGTCTAGTGGTGAACCAGAACCAGCAATGAAGACTTCATATGTTGGGGAGCCTAGTGGTATTACTCCACAGTCTACGCGTGTTGATGAGATTAACAAAATTTTTGAGGCAAAATTTGTCGGTAAATCAGATAAAGAAATGATTGATTTCCTATCTGGAGTTTATGGTCAATATAAAAATGTTACTGAATTGTCAATTGCATCATGGTCAGAAGAGAAGCTTAATGCGCTGGTTGAAGCATTAGCGAAGATTTAATATTATGGCAAAGAATGTAGTAGATGTAATTAATTCTCGCTACGGGGCAACAACTATGATGTCTGGGGTGGACCGCACTGAGCGGTCCCCCATTCTTTTAGATTCTGGTGTATTAAGTTTAAATTTAGCTATTGGTACGAATGGGTTTCTTGGTGGTAGGATGGGGTTGGTGTGGGGAGAGAAACAATCGGGTAAGACCTTATTATCAACTTGTTTTGCTACGAGAGTCCAGAAAGATGGTGGTAAAGTGGCGTTCCTTGATGTTGAAGGGACATTTGATATGAAATTTGCTAAAAATTTGGGTATTGATCCTGCTAAACTTTTTATTATCTCTTCTAAAGATGAAAGGGTAAATGAAAAGACTGGCGAATTGTTAGACCCATTGTTTGGCGAAGAATGGATTGATATCCTCATTGAGCTTATTAAATCTAGGGAATACAATTTAATAATCTTAGATTCTATACCAGCATTGGTTCCAAGGGTTAAGATGGAAGCTGATACGGTAGATCAAAGCAAATTGAAGGCTGCATCAGCACAGTTGATGGCAGAAATGCTTCCTAAAGTCAATTCATATTTAAATATGAATCCGTCGTGTTTTGTGTTGTTTATCTCGCAACAACGTTCAAATCCAATGGTGACACATGGAAGCAATAGGAAGGCGGCTGGAGGGGATACAGCTGGGTTTTTCATATCTTATGAACTCTATGCTCGTAAGACTGAGAGTATTAGACGTAAAATTGCGCTTACACCGACTAAAATGGTTGAGGAAGAGGTCGCTATTCGGGTGGCGTATAGGGTTATGAAGAATAAGGTTGCCCGAGTGAATGAGCCAGCTGAGTTTATTGTTGATTTAGGTACTGGTGTAGACATAGTGGATGATACATTTGGTGTGGCTAAGCAATTTGGGATTATCAAGACTGCCGGTAGTTGGTTTTCATTTGAAGACAAGAAGGCAGCAGGTGAACAAAAGTTTAAAGAGTTAATGCAAGATCCCATAATTTTAGAGGAGATACGGGCTAAATGTGTTCAGGCACTAATTGGTCGTGATAATAATGGGCTAGTAGAAGAAGTATTGGTTGCTAACGAGTGAATAAAATAAGCGAGGGTATACACAATAAAAATGATTAGATTTCATGTTGTGAGTGGTGCGATAAAATGAAGTGGATATATATACAAGTAGATTTTATTAAACAATACCAGAAGATTGTTGGATATTATGGCAACAAATAGAGGAACGTGGCAATCTATGGAGCGGCATATAGCAAAATTATTGGGGAGTTGCAGACAATATGGACAAAGTGCGAAGAGTAGTCGGTTTAAGGACCTGAGTATGCTTGGTGATGTGAAAACTGATAAGTATTTAATTGAATGTAAATTACGGGATTATGCTCCAAGAACATTCCGTATAAAACACCCACGCAAGTTTTATTATAAATTTTCGGTTAAAAATGAGTGGTGGAAGGGGATCATAAAAGAGGCTACAATATCTGGTCGAATTCCAGTTCTTATTGTTAAGGCTAAGTATGGGCAAGACGAAGATATGATTGCAATAATGCGTGAAGATGAATTGCCATATGGATATACACCCAAAATACAACCAGATGCTTTACATAAAGTATTAAAATCTTCGGTATCCTTAAGACTAGACGGTACGTTTCCATGGGGATATGTATTGTTTAATGAATGGGTGGTGGCGCTATCATTTAAAGAATTTTTAGATGCTGTACGGAGGGCAAATGATTCCGGAACTACAGCCTAAACCAAATGTTTCTATATTAAACATAGAAAATATTAATGTTGATGATCTAGTGGCGTTTATTTACCCAATGAAAGTTATCCCGTTGTCTGATAGTATTGATGTAATAGCACCACTTTTGCCCCATTTTGCAAATGAATACAACCTTTTTTCGCAGTTACATGCTAAGATGATGGCAGTTAAGTCTAGGATTAAGTCTACAGAAACTAATGTAAAGATTGATGTGTTGTATAGGGCACTTAGGTGTGCAGAGATGAACTATAATGCTGTATCTAGGATATTGACTGTGGTACAGTCTAAGAATCCAGCACAGAAATGGAATAATACTACATTGGGGGGGTAATGGCAGTTATATACCCAAGAAGAATATATATACCAGAAGGGTATGTTAGGTGTTATAAATGTGGTAGTACTGGGCGTATGCCGAGACACAGGGAAACATGGGAAGCCCCGCTTATAGGAGATGACACGGTATCGTGTGATGGGTGTCATGGTCTTGGGATGACACTAAATAAGTCTGTGTGTGTTGGGGGAGATAATGAAAAATGATAAAGTAATATTGTGTGGGATACAATTAATAACTGCGAATATTGCTGAATTACTTGCTACTAAATTTCCGGAGGGTACATTGGTTGATGTTACTTCTTTAAATGAGGCACTTACATATTTAAATCTTACACTAGAAATGGAGATCCTTAAACTCGATGGATATAGTACGGATTAAGGTTAATAATGTTTATGGTCAAATACTTGATCCGATCCCAGAGAAGGTTTTCAAGGAGTTAAGAGAAGATTGTTCATATATTTCTAAGCAACTTGCTTATTCCTCTAGGCAGTATGGGTACCACCCACATCCAACTTATAGATTTAGTAAAACAATGGTTTTTAGGGTTGGATTACTAAGTAGAATACGGGGTATTCTTAGATCTCATAGTGTTCTCGCACATATTTTAGAGGAAGAGTGTAGTGATGAAACTGTGGGGTCTCCTATTCCAATAAGTGATAATTTTAAATTGCGTGATTATCAATTTAGTGCGGTAGATGATATATTGAAACGTCGCAAGACTGCCCACGAAATTGCTACTGGTGGTGGCAAGACAATTATTATGGGGGATGCGATAGCTAAGATTGGTTTAAAGACTACAGTGCTCACCAATAGTACCGTGCTAATGCATCAGACAGCGAAGTTACTTAAGCAGATGTTGGGCATAGAAATTGGTATGGTTGGTGACTCAATTTTTAATCCAAAAGATGTGACAGTTGCAATGGTACAATCTTTGGAGGGGGTATATGACAAGGAGGATGCGTCATCAAATAAAGGTGACAAGATTTCGCTTATCGAAGGTACTAAGTTTCTTATTGTGGATGAGTGCCATAGAATTGCGGCAAAAACGATCTTTGATCTCTCAGCTAATTTTAAAGGTGCAAGATACGCAACGTTTTTTACGGCCACCATGCGTAGATTGGATGGAAAAGACCTAGATTTAGAGGCCGCATCAGGGCCAATTTATTATTCGGTACCGATGATAAAACTCATGGATGAGGGATGGTTGGTGAGACCAACGGTATATTGTTTAAAGGTCCCACCTAGGTATATTTCACCAAAAGATTCGCACTTAATAGATTGTAAAGTGTATAACACATTGCGGGATTTCCATATTGATAAATATCAAGAGAGGACAGAATTAATAGCAGAAGCCGCCACGCACATGGTCAATTATGGGCTTCAAGTTCTTATAAGTGTAAGACACATAGAACATGGAAACAATATTAAAAAATTATTACCTAGTGCAATAGAGATTTATGCTGAAACTAGTGGACAATCGGCATTATTTGATTCTATAAGAAATAATGAAAGTGGTGGGATTTTAATCAGTACATTATGTAAAGAAGGGTGGGATATGCCTAATTGTTCTGGACTTATTATCGCATCAGATACACAAGATCCAGAACAATTAGTTGGCAGGATTGTTAGGTTACATCCGCACAAAACTTGTGCGATTGTTGTACATTTGGCAGATCAACACCCAATATTTAGACGACACCTAAAAAATAGTGAAAGAATATTTTATAATAAGAATAAGTTTGATATTAAAAAGGTAGATTTTATAAATGAAATCAAGAAATGAAATAATGAGAAATAATAGGAAGAGACGTAAAATAGAAAATAAATGTGAAATTTGTAGTGCACCTAGGTACAAAGATAGTAGTAACTGTTTGAAATGTCTCAAGAAAAGACAAGAACATAATCAAAAATCATATGCCAAACAAAAAATAATGAAAAATAATGGGGTATGTATAAATGGTGATAATAGGCCACTATATACAAGTTGGTATTGTAAAGAGTGTTGGGATAAAAGATATGGCAAACAAAAAGATAATGTTAGAGATAGAATAAATAAGGGTCTGTGTGTGCATTGTGGTAATGTTGCCACTATCACTTTAACAGATCGGACATTTTGTGACATTTGCTGGTTTAAAAATCAAGCCAAAACTCACACTGGGTCACGCAAAAATTTTAAAGAGATTGAACAAATTTTACAAAAACAAGAATATAAATGTGTATATTCCAAAATTGAGTTACGATTAGGCGTAAACGCAAGTTTAGATCATATAATACCAATGTCTAGGGGCGGGGCAAGAGATATTAATAATATCCAATGGGTTGATATTAATGTCAATTTAATGAAACACAAACTTACACACTCTGAATTTATATCTCTAATAAAAGAAATATACAAGAATGTTAAATGACTTATCAAGAATTGTGTGACAATCCACATTGTTATATATTTAGGTATATTCTCGCTGATTATGTGGAGGAATATATCGGGCAGGGGTGGGAAATAGTAGGTATGATGCAAAATACGTCAATCGCTATTAATAGTGTGATATCATATATTATGGCATTAGAAATACAATAGAAAGGAGACATTAATATTAAACTTGTGCTGGTATTTGTGTTGTTAATTTTATATCTGTCTGTACTTCCAGTGTTTGCAGTTACCAATACTGTATCTTGGGACCCAGTCACCACATATACTGATAATACTTTAGTAGAACCGTCAAAATTACCTGTTACATATATTGTGAAGATGGATGATGTGGTTATTTGTACTACTTTTAATACTTCGTGTACTTTTGAGCATGTTAATGCTGATCAAGACCATTGGTTCACTGCTATGGCGAGGTTGGTGACTTTAGAGGAATCGGCGTGGAGTCCAGATTATCTGTGGCATTGTCCACCTGCTGGTATCCCATCAACTACTCCAGCGGAGCCTATCATTCTTCAAATAAAACGACCATAATATATATTATTTGTTAGTAGCTCATTATCTATGAGATATATACATATATTGTTAATGTACTCAATATTGGCAATGGGATGGTTTATACTGCCAAATTGTGGAAATGGAGGAGGTGGTAATACTCCAATTGATAATAGTGTGCCTATAGATAATATATGTATAATAGAGTTTACTCAAACTCCAGTGTATTCTGATAATACATTAATGAGTAGTACACCAGATAGAGAGATATCTGGGTATTATTTGTATGTGTGTCATATTATTAGCGGAGTCCCAGGAAATATGGTATGGATTGCAGAGATTAATAATCCACTAAAATGGGAAAAGGATGCGTGGAGAGGATCATGGGACATCAGGAATCTCTTATATGATAACACTAGTCTAATTTATGGAACTAGTCCAGACGGATTAACAGCATTTTCTTTAAAAGCTGTGTCTATTAGAGTAGATGAAAAAGGCAATCCATTTGTTTCAGATTTTAGTGTACCATGGGTTTATAGTATAACACCATACCCATTAGATAATCAAACTTTACATGAAGGAGATATTTATGCGACGGATATTAATGGTAGTGGCCCTATTAATATGGACTTTGGGATTGGGGGTAACAATAAGTAATGCAGAAACTTTTCCCGTTGTTGTAGCGTCCATATATAATGATAATACTTCGTGTGGTACTACTGCTATGACTGTGAAGGTTTATCAAGGGACATGTAAATCTGGTGTTGTGTTTGCTACCGGGCCTGCGTCTTGTGGTACAACTAGTAATATTACCAATGGTAGTTTAATAGCGTGCGGTACTGGGTCACATAATTATTATGCCACCGCTACTGTTGCTGCTGGCGGGACAGAAGGTGATTGTTCTGGAGTCAAAGCATACGCGCCACCAGCGTGTTCAGCTACACCAGCTGCTCCATCTATTGGGAATATTATAAGGAAATAATGGCTGATACGTCAAATAATCCTTGGTATCCATCGCCAGAATTTCTGGCTCAAGCAGGGCATGTGTTGCTTGGTATGCTTGCTGTGCTAGCACCACGTGCCCTGTGGGATGGATGGATGCCAGCCGCTGCTGGTACAGCAATGGTTTATATTTATATGTTGGTTAAAGAATTTTCATATGATATTTATATAGAGAAAGAAACTGTTGCTATTGGGTGGAAGGATATTGCGTATTTATCGGTTGGTACTATTACTAGTTGGGGATTGTTAATATATTTAGGACGTCTATAATCTTATTTATCTTTTACGGCGGTAATTTTATAGCGGGGTTGCCAAGTGGCTAAGGCGCTGGCCCCATAAGCTAGTCATCGCAAAAGAAATGCGGGCGAATCGGCCAAAGTGCAGATGCCAGCCTCATAAGCTGGATAGGTGGGTGGTAATAAAATTGCGGGGTCGCCAAGTGGTAAGGCACTAGCCTCATAAGCTAGTTATCGAGCGTTCGAATCGCTCCCCCGCAACCAAATATAGTGGGGTGAATTATGAAAGAAAGGTACAAGAAGTCTAATGAAACAAAATACAAACAATTAGGTGTCCATGCAAGTACTGCTAGATATCAATTGACCAAGATAATGTTGTTGCATTACGCCAAGGAATGTGGGGAAGATAAATGTTATAGATGTGGCTTACCAATAGAATCGCCAAATGATTTAAGTATTGATCATAAAATACCGTGGTTACATAATAGCAAAGAATTGTTTTTTGATATAAATAATATCGCATGGTCACACAAGAAATGTAACAAAACCGACAGAACTGGGCGCAAACAAAGTAAAGAGGGATATTCATGGTGTATGACTTGCAAAAAGAATTAAAATTAGAGGCATTTAATAAAAAAGCAACACGTTGGAATGGTGTAGATTTTGAATGTAAGGTGTGTAAATCTAAAAGAATGAAAGAATTTCAACCAAGAAGAAAAGATAGAGGTAAAATATTTAAATAATTATCGAAGGAGGTAATTTGTCTGCCCAATTAGAGTTTATAGATGCGCAACATTTTTTACTTGCTTTTCATGAGATGGTTGGTATGATGGCCGATGATAGACCCGGTGATAATGATCCAATATTTGCATGGGTAACATTTAATTCCTGTGTGAAATTATTAAATATTCTTGGTGCTGTTGATGGCAATATGTTAAAATTAATACTTAAAATTAAAAGACCAACAAATGATGATGAGGATGATCAAGAAAAATATTTGCGTAAAATGTATGATATAAGTGAAAAAATGTTAAATTTAGTTGGATGGCCACAAGATATAAGTGTGGAGGAGTGAGATTATGAATGTGGGGTTATTTCTTAAAAAATATTATAAATTAATTGAGGATATTAATTCAGCTGATGTGGATAGTGTAGACGCATTTTATACAAAGGTGTATACCGAAGTATTTGATTATATGGCTGACTATTATAATTTTATAACTGAATATTCAGATGAAACAGAAGGTGACCACGCCATACAAGCAATGCATAGGTTAATAAGGAAATTAAATTTGCCAGTGAAGGAATTTAAGGTTCCAAGTTTGGCACTTCACATTTTTTATAATGAGGGTATATAATTTTGTTTCAAGAAATGTTAAATTTGAGAATAATGGGGGTGGTCGGCATGATTTATCTAATTGCTGACACGCATTTTCGGTCACTTTAACATTATTAGGTATTGTGGTAGGCCTTTTGCATCTGTTGATGAGATGAATGGGAGGATGGTTCATAATTGGAATTCAGTCGTTACTCCAGAAGATACTGTGTATCATTTGGGAGATTTTTCTTTAGGATCTGCTGAATTGGTTAGGAACTATCGATATAGATTGGTAGGTAATATTGAATTAATATTTGGTAATCATGATCATAGATCTATTGGGTTTTGGGATAAATTGGGTATTAAGGCTCATAAAAAACCAATAATTGTTGATGGTATGTTATTTAGTCATGCCCCAATAATGCACCCAGAATTGCCAAATGTTCATGGGCATACACACCAGAATAATACTAATATTGAGGGTACCCATATATGTGTGTCTGTGGAGCAAATTGATTACACACCAATTTCTCTCGATAAGGTTAAAGAAAGGATAGCTCATGCGCAGCAAATGGTTGTGGATGTCGAGGATACAGGATAAGTTATCAGTAGCAGATATTAGTGTATTTGACGTTGCAATGTATTTCCCGGAGTCAATAAATATAGCACAAAGAATCTGGGTATTAAATCGTTATATTGGTGCGATGAAAGATCGCCCAGAATTTAATAAGTAGTGCCCCGCCTCTACCAGAATATCGGTAGGGGCGGGCATTTCATCTGTTTTTGGGGTAAATTGTATGATTGTGATGTCTAGACAAGCAAGGGTCCTTCTGTCTAAAATTCAAGAACAATGTCCTATGGTTCAGTATGAGGTAACAGATGTAGAATGGTATGCACATAGTTTTACGATTTCGTTGTTATGCAGTTGGTGGAAGGTAAAAAAGAAGATTGAAGGTGGTGTTGGCGATACCCATACATGGTATCTCCCAGTAGTAGGATCGCAGGATTATATTTCATTAGTCGGGCATATAATTAGATTAGGTGGGAAGATTAAGCAAGCAAATTTGGATTGGTCAAATAACCACAGGCAAGTGTATCATTATCTATGTGCGAATATTTTAACATGTGATTTTAATCTTAATGAATTACGTACTATTTTAGATATTGGATCAGAATTTAATATCCAAGATGTACAACAGGCAGCAGATAAAACACGTGGTGTAACTGGTGGTGATAATATATCTTACCTTTTGGCGGTATTACAACGTAATAAGCAAGCCAAAGATATAAAGGCGCAGAGGGTATCAGAAGCGATAAATTTATCCCAAAGGTGTTTGAAGAAGATAAGTTCAAAGCGTAGTGGTGCATTAGATGTTACGTTAATGAAAATATCATTTTCAGATGCTAGGGAAACTCAAGAAGTGATGAGGAGAATGAATGCAATTCAGAGATCTTTCGGGAGCAATAGAGTTAGTAAAAAGTAAGATAAGCCTTTTAGATTTAGTCAAACAACATACTGGTGAAGAAGGTAAAATCCAAGGTTTGAATATTAGTTTCGCATGTCCGTTCCATGCTGAGCATGACCCATCATTCAAGGTAAATATAGCAGGTGAAATACACGAACATTTCTTTTATTGTTTTGGGTGTAAGCGTGGCGGTAGTATTATTGATTTTATTCAGTTTGCAGAAGGTATAGAAGTAGTTGAGGCCACTCAGCTACTAGCAGAACGCCACGGTGTTGATCTCACTCCCTTCCTAGATGATTCGCAAGATCCCCGCCGATCTTTCTTAGCAAAAATCAATCAAGCAGTTGTTGATGTATGCCATGAAGCACTACTCGGGAATCTAGGTGCTTCATCTGTATTTATGATAGAGAGCCGGAAAATAGATATTGAGACCCTAAAGCTATTTAAAATTGGTTACACGGTGTCTACACAGTGGTTGCATGAGAGTATAACCAAAAAATTAGGTGTAACTATCTCATATTCAGATTTAAAGGATATTGACCTATGTAATCCAATGATGTGGGATAATGCGATTGTGTTCCCAGTGTTTAGTAGTAGTGGGCACGCAACACACTTCTATACTAGGCCATTTTCTGGTAGTGTAAAATATGTTGGGACATCGTCAAATTCTCAGTTATATAGTGAAGATTCAATATATGGGTTACATATAGCTAGGAAATCGTTACGAGAAAATGGTTATAAATTGAATGTTGTAGAAGGCCAAATTGATCTGTTGCAGATGTATTCACATGGGTTTAAGAATACTGTTGCGGCTTGTGGCTTATCCAAATATACATCGTCGGTATTTATTAATGCGATTTCCAAATATAAAGTGAATGAGGTGGTGCTTATACCAGATGGAGATGAGCCTGGTAAACGAGAATTGATTAAGATTGCAGAAGATTTTACTGTTTATGGTAATATATTTGTGTCTTTTGTTGTTTTGCAAAACGGAGACCCAGATGAAATACTTAAAGAATTTGGTGCATCTGGGATTAATAATTATATTGTCAATAATATACATCCCATACATTTTTATATTGATAATGCTTACAACACGAATGCTGGGCTTTCGGATGAAATAAAATTTCTTGATGTGGTATGTAAGTATATTAATAAATTTAGTACTGTTTATCGTGAGATGGCATCTAAACATATAGAAATTAAGTATGGTATACATGATGCATTAGATTATTTTATTACCTACTCGTTAAATCCTAGAGATATTCATGACAAAGAATCAGAAGCAACCATTATTAAATTAATGGTAGAAGACAAAGAATTTGCTTATACTGTACGACATGAAATCGGTGAGCATGAATTTTATGTGCGCAATAATGCAGATATCTATAAAACTATCTGTGCTTGTTTGACTAAATATGGTACAGTTTCAGAAGAAATTTTAATTAGTGTACTTAAAAAACCACTCCAACAGTACTGGGGTACGTTGCAGAAACACAATCTTGATATAGAATTTTGTATTCAGCAAGTTAAAGAATTATTTATGAGACGTAGTGCTAGCAAGGTAGCGGTTAGATTGTTGGCAGAGTCCATGGATATAGATAAATCGGTAGATGTGATTATGCAGGAACATCGTGCAGCAATAGTAGAGATTAATGATCGTCGTAATACGATGGTAACATCATCAACGCAAGATTTGGCGGATCGGTTTTCAGAGTTATACATAGAACGTGCTCAGTCTGGTAAGACTATTTTAGGTACGCCACTTAGTAATAGGTGGGCCACACTCAATACAGCATGGTCTGGGTTGGAGCTTGGGTATGTCCATATGGTGGCTGCTCATACTGGTGTGGGGAAGACTTCGGTGGCGGTTAATTGGTTTAATGATGTAATTACACTATCTCAGGAACCAGCATTGTTTATATCGGCAGAAATGTCTAGGGATGACATTTGGACAAGGATGATGTCTATACATTGTGGGTTATCAAATACAATGATTAGACTTGGTAAATACCCACCAAGTTCTGTTGAATGGGAAAAGATGATGGAATCGTTTAAGGTTTTACGTGCAGCGCCAGGGTATGTTATTGTGCCGAATAATTTTACAATATCAGAGATTATGGGTATAATAGAATACCACAGACTTAAATTTGGATGTAAACATGTATTTATTGATTATGTCCAATTAATTAAGGCTGATAATAGAGCTGGTAAGAAGTGGGAAGTTCTTGATGTAGCTAGTTCATTATTACAGAATAGGGCCATGAGTTCACGAGATCCAATATGTATTGTCACAGTAGCACAACAGAATAAAGATAAATCTGAGATATTCGGGTCGGTTGAAGGTGTCGGTGGTGCGTATAAGCTAAGCCAAGATGCCGCGAAGGTGGTAATTTTAACTGAGAAATCTAATGAAGAGATTAATAGATTTGGTGGGAAACGTGGGAATATTACAATGAACATAGATAAAGTACGTATGGGCCCGTCTGGGATTATTGTAGATATAATGTATGATAAAGATCCCAATTTGGGATCACTTAAGGCTGGTGAAGCAGCCAATTGGGATGGGGAGATCAATCTTAATATAGAGATTGTGCCTGTCTATACCTAGGTTACTTAATGATATAGTTAATACGATAAATTAGTATATGAAGACATGTACAAAATGTGGGATTAAGAAATCAAACTTTGGTAAAGATAAAAGAGCAACAGATGGATTACAATCACAATGTAGTGAGTGTAAGAATCAAGGAATATTTAAATATAGGAAGGCATCTGATTGGGCTAATAAGGCATACAAAAAGAAGTTAATAAAAATATGTTCAAAATGTGGCGTGAAAAATCCTATATGTGGTTTTGGTAAGGATAGAAGGGCATCAGATGGGTTAGAATCAGAATGTAAAGAATGTAAGTCTAAAAGAAATATTGAGTATGAAAAGACGCCAAGATGTAAAGAAAAAAGACAGCGAAGAGATAAAGTTAAAAGGAGCGAATGCAGTAAAAGACATTATCAAAATAATATAGATCGTTATAGAAAGTGTAACGAGATGAGATACAACAAAAACAAAGAAGAGATATCAGAAAAACGAAAAATAACAAATAAATTATTAAAATTTGAGGTTATGTCCCATTATTCTATTATTATTGGTGTGCCGATATGTGCGCATAAATATTGTCAAATTACTGACATTGATATGCTTTGTATTGACCACATTAATAATAATGGGAATAAACATAGAAAAGAAGAGGGTATTACTGGTGGAGTAAAATTGTATAAATGGTTAATCGATAATAACTATCCTACTGAGTTTCAAGTATTATGTTGGAACCACAATATGAAAAAATACATGGAGTTAATAAACAAATGAACAAATTTAAAAAGCTTCTCTGGGTTATTGGCCCTGCTGGAAGTGGTAAGACCACTATTTCAAAACAAATTGCCAGTATAGTAGGAGTAGAATTTATAAGTTCTGGAGACATAGTAAGAAGCTTGGCAGATGCTCATAAAGACCTGGCCAATGGTGACCTTTATTATAATGATGATGCAATTATGGGGGTCATAAATGATAGAATTAACACTACGTCTAGTCAGATTATTATTGTTGATGGGGTCCCAAGAACTAGTGGACAAGTCAGATGGATTAACGAAAACATGTCGAAATATTTATGGAGCGTGGTATATATTGACGCGCCTACGATTAAAAGAATCAAACGACTTATTAAAAGAGGTCGTGACGATTACGACAGTCACGATATAATATTAAAAAGGGTCTCTAAGGACGAGGATAATATGAAATATATTGCCAATATGTGCCTTGAAGTGTTGGCCCCTAGTAAGATAAGATTTATTGATTCGATTATAGATGGGGATACTTCATTAGAGGTCGATAGATTGCTTACATTACTTAGTACGATGGAGGGATAAATGGGAGTGTCGCTTTATTTAGCTGGTCCTGTTGATTTTAATGAAAGGACTTATTATGATATCATAGATGGGCTTATCGTTGACGATGTTCCAGTTATTTTGTTTAGGCCTGGGATGGCGTTTAAGGTTAGAGGAGAAGCAGATCCAAAATATCTAGTTGATGTTAATATGGAAGCTATGATGCGTTCAGATATTGTGGTATTTTATTTGAATGCTTCAAAAACGTGTGGGATGTGGATGGAGTCTATCTGGGCATTAAATAATAAAAAACGTATGATATTTTATGCAGAGCCTGGGGTTCGCTTGTCTTTATATACAAGATGGTTAGTTGGTCAGGTTCATTCTGAATGGATTACTGATATTGAGGAATTTGGAAAGGCTTTAAATAAACAAATTTCTCAGGTATATAGAAGTAGATTATTAGGTAATATCTTTGATGTATTACCTTTAGATGATACAGTTACTTTATTGGAGGAGGGATAGGATGAGTGATCGTTTATTGGTGAAGGTATTGGAAGATGCACCATTTAAACCACCCGAGTTGAGACCAGCAAAGCCCGGGGATGTTGGTTTAGATTTAGCTGTGTGTATTAAGGAAGACCAGATGGTTATTTCTGCTGGGCAAATTATAGATATCCCATGTGGGATAGCGGTAAAATTGCCCTGGGGAACTTGGGCTGGTATCAAGTCGCGTTCGTCTACTTTTGCTAAGAAGAAATTGTTAGTAATTGAGGGGGTAATTGATGAAGATTATACTGGAGAGCTTAAAGTATTCATTCTTAACCCAAACAAATATGACGTTGTGATTAAAAGGGGTGAAAGGTTGGCCCAATTAATAGTATACCCAAAAGTCTCATTTAATGTGACTTATGTTGATGTATTGCCAAAGACAGAAAGAGGAGATAGTGGCTTTGGGAGTACTGGCGGGTTTGTGGGTGATTTAGTATGAGTAGGGTGTCTTCAATAGGATTAGACCGTCTAAATAGATCTAGGGGGATATAGATTGAATACTATCAGTCCAAACGGATTAACAGTACTTAGAAAACGGTATCTTCGTAAGAAGGGATCAACCCACGAGACACCTGAGGAATTATTTTCACGAGTAGCCAAGGATATAGCAAGTGGTGAAGAACTTCCTAAGAAGAAGAAGGAAGAGTTAATTGAAGCATATACTAATATGATGGCTAATTTAGAATTCTTGCCAAATACGCCAACATTAGTAAATGCTGGCACTAATAATGGGTGTGCCTATGCAGCATGTTATCTACTAGATGTTGGTGACTCATTAGATGATATATTTAGCGTTTACCGTAAGGCAGCATTAATACAGAAGGCTGGTGGTGGTGTCGGTATGGATTGGTCGAATGTCAGACCACGTGATACCCTCATTAAGTCTACGGGGTATAAGACACGCGGTGTAGTGCAGTTCATTAAGATCTATGCTGATTCCATGTCTGTGGTAGACCAGGGTGGGATTAGGCCATCTGCGAACATGGGTGTCTTATCTGTTCATCATCCAGATATTCTTGAATTCATTAATATGAAGCATTCTGGTGCTGCGCAAAATATGAACATTTCAGTAGCTATTACTGATGAGTTTATGAAGGCTAAAGATGAAGGTAAAAAATATAATTTGTATTTTCCTGTGTATGGGAACAGGGAAAAGGCGGGCGAGTTAGATGCAAAAGATGTGTGGGATAAAATTGTAGCTATGGCTTGGCGTATTGGTGATCCGGGTATATTGTGGCTTGATCGAGCAAATAGGGATAACCCAACACCATCCCTTGGGCAACTGCGTGGAACAAACCCGTGTGTGGTTGGTGAAACGTTAATTGCTGTGGCAGATGGACGGAATGCTGTTAGTATTAAACAGCTTACAGCCGAGGGGAAAGATATTCCAGTATACTCACGTAATTTGAAAACTGGTCAGGTAGAGATTAAGTGGGGTAGAAATCCACGTCTAACTGGTGAGAAAAAAGAGGTCTGGAAACTTACATTAGATGATAATTCAACAGTGATAGCAACACCAGACCATAGAATACCATTGAGGGATGGGGGTGAACGCGTTCTTAAAGACTTATTGCCGGGTGATAGTTTATTACCATTTAATACGTATGTGACGCATAAACGTGGGTGTGACTATAGGCAGATATGTGAGACGTCTATGCATAAGCCAAAAAATGGTAGATTGCGAGGAAGCAAACGGCAATATCAATTAATATATGATTTTTATAGTGGTGACACAAATTTTGATCCAACAATGCATGTGTTACATCATGTCTCATGTGATTCTACAGATGACGCATTTGGTAATTTATGTAAAATGACCAACCAAATGCATCAAGAGGTTCACGACATTACGGGTAATAAGAACCCAATGTTAAGGCTTAAGGACCCAGAAGGGTATGCGGAGCAAATGCGACAAACAATGGCAGGACTTAATAATCCCTCGTCGCGTGTGCGTGGTGCAATGCCGGTTGACGAATGGTATCAGGCAGTTGTAGCAGCCATAAAATTAAGAGTGTATACGCGGGCCCCGGGATATGAGAATGTGTTTCAATTATGTAAAAAAATGGGGATTCCCACACCAACTAAGTTTAGGTTACGAGCAATTGGGTGCCCAGAAGGAGTGGGGTTTAGAGAGAAGATTAGTAGAGATACCGGGCTACCAATGATGGTTGTTTATCCAGAGAAGAATGGATGTGCTGGATTAAATAATCCGTCTGCAAAGAAGCATGGTTCGGTTCCGGTTGATGTGTGGTATGGGAAGGTGAAGGGGCTTGTGCTTCGTAAACAAAGATTACCGACATGGAAAGAACTGCACAGATTTTATAAGGAAACTGGGATGCCTAGTCATAAAAGATTCAGGCTTAACAGTTGTGGGGTTGATACGTTGGCCGAGTTGTGGGACCGGATTCGTGCAGAGATACTTGTGGAGCATAATATTGAGATATCACGACAGACAAATAAATCTATAGGTACACTTGATAAGGCTGTTGCGTATTGGAATCATAAAGTAAAGTCTGTTGAATTTCATGGGTACGAAGACGTGTATAACATTACAGTGGATGACAATCACAATTATTGTATTATAACGTCCTGGACTGATACCAAATTTATGGGGTCTAGTGGTATATGCAAATTTAATTGTGGCGAGACCTGGTTACTTCCTGGGGAAAGTTGTTGTCTTGGATCAATAAATTTGGTGGCGATGTTAAAGAAAAAGGTAGATGCTGATGGAGTGATTATATATGAGTGGGACTATGATAAGATTAATAAAACGGTGCCAATGGCAGTTAGATTTTTAGACAGTGTTCTAGATGTTAGTCCGCAACCATTGCAAGAGATTAAAGATGCGATGATGAAAACAAGGAAGATTGGTCTCGGTGTAATGGGGTTTGCTGATGCCCTGATTAAAATGAAGATACAATATAATTCGATGCAAGGACTTGAACAAGCTGAGCATATTATGGGGTATATCAATACCAAGGCGATGGATGTTAGTGTTGAATTGGGGAAAGAAAAAGGAGTATTTCCAGCCTGGGAGTTAGATAAATTGGGTACTGCTCGTAGAAATGCTATAGTTACTACAATTGCACCCACTGGATCAATCTCCCTTATCGCTGGAGTATCTTCTGGTATTGAACCTGTGTATGCTATAGCGTATACACGTATGGCGTTTGGTGATAAGAAGCTGAGTGAATTGCATGCGGATTTTGATGAAGAGATGCGTAGGCGTAGTATAAATATACCAGATATGTTTGATGTTATTTTTAATGAGCATAATGGCTCAATCCAAAAGATGAATATACCAGATGATATAAAACGTACATTTGTTACTGCCCATGACATTTTGCCAGAATGGCACGTACGAATGCAAGCTGCATTTCAGAAGCACACTGGTAATTCTATCAGTAAAACAATTAACATGAAGAAGGATTCAACAATTGAAGACATCGATGAAGCCTACAGGCTCTCGTATAAACTTGGATGTAAAGGAGTCACGATATATAGAGATGGATCGAAATCTGCTCAGATTTTATCTTCAGGTGTACAAAGCCAACCAGTGGGTCAGAATGGTGGATTTGGACCACGGGTTAGAATTGAGGCACCGACTGGACGAACTTATGAAATACCCTTTGGATTCGGGGATGCTCTTATTACCGTGAATGAAGATGACATTGGTTTGTGTGAGGTTATTGTAAAAGCTGGTAGGTCTGGGTCGCCAATTTCGGCAGAGGCTGAATCACTTGGTAGATTGGTGTCATTATTGATGAGATGTGGTGTGTCTACCAAATATATCACCAAGCAACTTCGTGGGATTTCTGCTGGTGAAACGGCATTTTATAAAAGTGGGCGTACTATTACATCATTATCAGATGCAGTTTGTGCAGCGATAGAAAATCATATAGGATATAAAATGCCAAAGGGTAGTACGCCCACAAAATATAAATATGAGTCAGTGCTTACATATAAACAAAATTGCCCGGAGTGTGGTAATTTGGTGATTCATCAATCCAAATGTATAGAATGTTCGGCTTGCGGATGGTCAAAATGCAAGTAAATGATGAGAAAGAAATTGGTAGAGAATTAACCGCTGAGGAAAAGGGAGACATTTTGAAGAAATTTCCTCATTGCTCTCTATGTGGATTCCCTGAGAGGGATGGTCATAAGAATATGTGTCCTAATACTGAGCCCAAACAACGCTTACTGATGGAAGCCCTGTGACTCCAGATCATCGGGAGATAAACCCAGAAACAGGACAGCAAAAGGGATATGTTGTGCTATCAGAAGAAGAACGAAAGAAAGGGTTTATTAGGCCAGTACGACAAGTTTATTTACATCTTACATGTAAGACAACAACAAGGATGGGGATTGCTCTAGCAGAAACGTATGCACGAGATCCAAAATTTTATGGTGGGACATTTTGTGTAACATGTAAAAATCATTTCCCACTTGATCAATTTTTGTGGGAAGGGACTAACGAGATAGTGGGGTCCTAAATGCAAGTAAAATTTGAAGATAGTGAATTACGTGAGTATGTAAAACAGCACATTGGTGCCGCCACTAAGTCTGTAGTACGTGCAGAAGTTGCCGCACTTATTCATGAAGAGATGGAGAAAAAATTGAGAGAGATAACTCCACATTCTATACAGGTAGCAATAAGTGGTATCCTTAATGAAAGGATTAAAAAGACTGTTGATGATGCATTTAAGGTTTTAAATGATAGTGGTGTTGATTCAACATATCCGAATTGGCATCCTCCACTGTTGTTTATTCAAAAAATGACACTTGGGATTAGAGAAGAATTAAAAGAGAAATTGTGGAAATATATATCATCTAAAATAGGGGTTGAATTAAATACCTCTCTTAAGGAGCGCAAATGAAGAATAAAAATGTATGGGATATTAAATCAATCGAGGACATTGAAATTCCAGAGATTTTTATGGAAAACGCTAAGATGGGTATTGCAAGGATTCAGTTTGAGTCCTTAAAGGTTAAGGAATTGCAGAAGTTGAATGAGAAACTTGATAGGTTAATTGCTGTTATGACACCGTCAAATGTTAAGGTTGCAAAAGGTTCTGCGAAGGGAGATGGACAGTGAGTGTTAGCACACCAATTAAAGATGTTATAGTTAGGCCCCTTATTGTGCACCATGATGATCGTGGGTATTTAATGGAGATACTTAGAGATGATAGCCCAACATTTACCAAATTTGGGCAAGTGTATTTAGTTGGTGATGTCGCTAGGGGTACTGTACGGGCTTTTCATAGACATAGTGAACTCGTTGATTGGTTCTTTATCTCTCATGGTGCTGCGAAATTCGTATTGGTAGATGGTCGAGAAGATTCTCCGACATATCGCAATTATCAGGTCATTGTTACTGGAGATCGTAAACCAGCATGTATCACAGTCCCTCCTGGTGTGTGGCATGGATGGATGGCACTTACTGATGATACACAGTTAATTAGTGTAGCTAGTAATTCGCATGATCCTTCTAAATTAGATGAGGAGAGAATCGCCCCAGATTACTTTAATTATATAAAGCGATTTTGGGACGTTGAATTTAAATGAAAAATCATATGATGTATAATTGTTTTCTTGAGTACTTACAAAAGATTAAAGATTTGGGTGGTGATATTATTGAAGTAGGGGTACATAGAGGCAATTCATTAAAGGTGTTAGGGGCGATTACAAGAGATTTAAACATTAATAAAATTATTTATGGTGTAGATACCTTTTGTGGTATGCCGGATCGTGTTATAGATGGATTAGATAACGGATATAATGAAAACGGCGAAATTACTCCTGGGGAAGGTGGGCATTATCCGGGTGATTTTAAAGATACATCACTTTTACAAGTGTCTAGGGCGGTTCCATGGGGGAATATCAAATTAATTCCAGGTGTATTTCCTGTGTGTGCTGATCAAATTAAGAGTGATAAATTCTGTTTTGCCCATGTTGATGTTGATATCTACAATTCATATAAAGATTCATATCAATATCTTTGGCCAAGAATCGTATCGGGTGGTGTTATAATTTGTGGTGATGATTACTTGTGTCCATGGTTAAAGGGTGCCAAAAAAGCGATTGATGAAGTAACTGCTGAATTTGGTGTTGTTCCTATCATTACACCAAAGGGACAACACGTTATAGTGAAACCATGAAAAAGATACAATTTGGATCTGGTGGTAAGGATTGTTTTATTGATGGATGGGAAAATTATGATATAGATATAGATATTAGGAAGCCATTACCATTTGAAAATAATAGTGTGGATTTTGTGATGGCTGAGCATCTAATTGAACATGTTACGCAGCATGACGCCTATTTATTTTTTTTGGAGTGCAGACGGATTTTGAAATCTGGTGGTACGGCCAGGATTATAGTGCCAGATATCAAAAGAATTTATGAGAATTGTAATGAAGAATACCGTGGGTTTGTTAGGCGGTGGTGGCCCGGTGAAAAACAATGGTATAATTCGAGGTATTGGGAATATAAAGAGAAAAATTGTAAAAAAGATAATCTTACTAATAGTGTTATAGCTGAACAAATGATATTTAATTTTGCCCATGTGTCATTTTGGACTGCTGATTTATTGGTTACTGCTTTAAATATTGTGGGATTTAAAACTATAATTGAAGGATATGGGAAGTCGAGTATCCCAGAATTAATCGGAGTTGATCGACATGGTATTGCAATTGGAATGGCCGCTACTATTATGGAGTCTATTGTAGTTGAGGCGACAAAGTCATGATTTATAGTTCTATAATGTTCTTTAATGAACTTGATTTGCTTGATTTAAAGATTGCAGAAGAATCTCCATATGTAGACAAGATTTACATTACGGAGTCACCATTAACATTTACTGGCAATCAAAAACTACTTAATTTCCCGGTGGAAAAATATAAAGACAATGATAAAATAGTGTATTTAGTCACTCCAAAAGAGATATACAAAGATTGTAAGGTCGCATGGGATAGGGAATTTTTGCAGAGAAATTATGCACAGGCTATAATACCATTTAATGATGATGATGTCTGTTTTGTTACTGATGCAGATGAAATAATTTGTGGGGATATGTTTCCCACTATACTTCATGGATTAAAAACATATCAATTTGTTGCGATGCATATGAAGTTTTGTATGTTTTATATTAATGTTGAAGTTGTAGGGCAGATTTGGGAGCCACCATTTGCTGCAAGGGGAAGGATGTGTAAGCAATATGCATTTCAAACTATGAGGAATAGAAAAGTAGGCACAAATAAAGTAATAGATAATTGTGGTAAGCATTTATCTTATTTAGGTGGTGAAGAAGCAATTAGGTTTAAATTAAGAAGTTATTCACATACAGAATGTGCTGTCCCAGAACGCGTAGCGTCCATTATTAATGATTTTAATATGGTAGGATATAATAATAATAGATTAAAAATAATAGAGGTAAATAGGTTTTATCCAAGGATCATATTAGATAATTTAGATAGGTGGGAAAAATATATAAAGAGGTGATTTATGTTTAGTCATATTAAGGGATTGTGTAGGGTGTTTGGTGGTGTTGGTGAAGAAAGAGCGGAGAAAAGTAAGGTAGTAAATCACATAGTATTTGTAAAAAAAGGATCGGGGATTGATATGGTAAAACTCAAATCTATGGGGTTTCATGTTGTTGAAGGAGATTCAATAGAAGAGGGACGTGATTTCAAATTTATTGAAAGTGTACAAGTTACAACTACCTTCTATTCAAGAGAAGTAGAAGAGGAAGAAAAAGAAGGAGAAAGATAGTGGTACTCGTCCTTGGTGGGGCAGGCTATGTTGGGTCAGTGCTTGTTGAGGCGTTGTTGGATCAGGGGTATTCGGTTAGAGTTTATGATAGGGAATATTATAATATAGATAATTCTAAATTTTCTAAGAAGGCAGATTATTGTTGGGGTGATGTAAGGGACATACGCCCAGAAATTTTTAATGGTATTGATGCAGTGATTAATCTTAGTGGCCTAAGTAATGATCCAACTGCAGAATATAATCCCGAAGCAAATAAGGAGATGAACACAGGGGCAACCATTAGTTCAGCAAAACAAGCTATAGACCTTGGGATAATGAGGTATGTTTTTGCCTCTAGTTGTTCAGTATACTATAGAGATATTAGCGGTACTGATATAGATGATGTTATATTGAATGAAAATGATAAAATTAGTCCAAAGGCTGCTTATTCTAAATCAAAATATGAGGCTGAACAAGGATTGTTACGTTTAGCCGGTGAATATAAAGGATTTTGTCCAGTTATTCTGAGAAAAGGGACTATATTTGGGTGGTCCCCAAGGATGCGCTATGATCTCGTTGTTAATACATTTGTCAAAGACGCACTTAAAACTGGGAAGATTACTATTCATAACGGTGGTGAGATGTGGCGTCCTATGCTTGAAATTAATGATGCTACTAGGGCTTATATTGCATGTCTCCAGGCGAAGGCTCCGAAGGTTAGAGGTCAGATCTTTAATGTTGCGTACAAAAATTTTAGGGTATCTGAGATTGCGTTAAGGACCGTAGAGGCATTGAAGAAACTTGGGATTAATGTTGAGATCGAAATTCAAAATTCGCTTGGTAGTGTAAGATCATACAGAGTATCGCTAGAGAAGGCTCGTAATGTCCTTGGCATAACACCATCAGTTACAATTGGTGAGTCGGTGGCCAATATGGTAAATAATATTAAGGCTGAAAAATACACAGATTTTGACAATCCTATATATTACAATATCCGTTGGCTCAAAACTCTCGAACATGCTAGTCGTATACTTATAAATGGGGAGGTATTTTAAATGATGATAATGAGTCATTGGGACTATCGTGTAGTTAGGAAAAATGTTTATATGGGTAAAACAATCAGTCCAGAAGTTCAGTATGCAATATATGAAACGTATTATAATGATGAAGGCGAGCCTATTATGATTACTACTGATTATATGTCACCATATGGTGAGACACCAGAGGAATTGAAGAGTGATTTGGAGAAAATGGTAGCAGCGCTAGATAAACCGGTGTTGAATTGGGGAGATTTTAAAAATAAAGAGATTGAGGTACCTACAAATGACAAAGTCATTGGCGGTGGTGATAGGCAGTAACGGACAATTTGGGTCAGATATTGTTAAGGTTTTAAATGGGAAATTTACGGTTAAGGCATTAACTCATAAAGATATTGATATTACCAAAAAGGCGTGTTATGATAGTATCGTTGCGCTTGAGCCTCAATATGTAATCAATACTGCGGCATTTCATAATTTAAAGGCATGTGAAGAAGAACCAGATAAAGCATTTTTAGTGAATGCCTGGGGTGCGTTAAATTTAGCTAGGGCTTGTAATGATATAGGGGCCACACTGATTCATACCAGTACGGACCATGTGTTTGATGGTGAAACTGATCAGCCATATTTTGAGGATAGTAAGACTTGTCCGGTTAGTTCATATGGTAGGTCCAAGTTATTGGGTGAACAATTGGTAACTGCTTATATAAATAAGCATTATATATTGAGGGTGTCAACTTTATATGGATATGTACCACCAAGTGGTAAACCATGGAATTTTATTGATATGGTTGTTGGGAAAGCGATTAAGAAAGAGAAGATGACCATTGTTAATATGCTTTATTCTTCACCAACGTTCACAGCCAATGCAGCTAATAAATTACTTGCCATATTAACCAGAAAATTACCATATGGTGTATACCATTGTTCTGATGGTGGGGTTACATCTTTTTATGATTTGGCAGTTTTTATATGTAAATATTTAAATTTGGAGGTAGATATAGTCCCACTCACAGAACCACTAGATAGTGTGCCACGACCAAAATATTGTATTATGGGTGGTGCAAAATTGGATGGTTTTGGTATACCATCTAGGCCATGGCAGGCATGTATAGCGGTTTATTTAAATAATAAGTATCCGGAGTATGCTCCTAAACGATAAAAAAGCAAATATTTTATCGGGGAGCTAATGTCGCCAGCTAAAATTAAGCAAAAATGTGTTGAATGTGGTGTTGTATTTGAAAGATCTAAGTTTAATCCATATTTGGATCGATGTGAAAAACACAGGATATCAAATAAAAAAGTAAGGGTACAAGTTGAAGGACCAGTTAAGAAACTGGCAAAGAAGACGAAAAAAGAGGAACCTCAACAAATAATATTGCCAGTTCCATCATTAACTAATTTTAAACCAATTGTTGTTACCATAGAAAAGGAGAAGATTTATTTACATCTTTTATCTCGTGGATGGCAATTATCAACCAGTAATAAATTATTTAAGAAGACAGACAAAGTAAACGTCGTAGCTACTCTTGGGTCAGATGGATCACAATCACAAAAGTTTACTGCTAGTTTTTGGGGTGGCGATAAATTTAGTGGGTTTGATGGTAGTTTGTCTATAGTGGAGAGGGCACAGTTGAAAAAGTTACCATCAGAAATAACTAATGATTTAGAAGATATTATAAATTTAATTTGGCCGATTGGAGAGAATGATGAGAAAGAGTGCGGAGAAAAGAAAAGAATATAATAAGAAGGCTTGGCCCAAATATATTAATCGGATTGGAAAAGAGGAGAGGTCTAAACGGCAGATAGTGTCGTATATTAAAAATAGAGATAAAGTACAGGCAAGGCATAAAATAAGAAGGGTAGAGATCTGTGAGTTTGTGGACGAGCAAAAGAAAGGAAAACAGTGTGCCTATTGTGGCAATGTGGATTGGAGGGTATTAGAATTCCATCATCTGGGCGATAAAGATATGTGGGTTAGTATTATGCGGAAGTACGCATGGGGCAGGGATAAAATCTTGGCTGAGATTGCTAAGTGTGTTATATTGTGCACCAATTGTCATAAGATTCTTCACCACGAAGAGAGACAAACAGAACAGGTAGCGAGTGGCTGGAAATGCAGTAGGGCCAGAAGGGCCGCTGCGTATAAACTAGTTGATGATTATAAGAAGAAGAGTAAGTGTATCAAGTGTGGAAATAATGATTGGCGTGTGTTAGAATTTAATCATAGGGACCCAGCGACCAAAAGTGGTGATATTGGTCGTATGCGTAGTGACGGGTGTACCAAGAAACTTGTGATAGAGATGGCGCAATGCGATATGTACTGCGGTAACTGTCATAAACTATATCATTTAGGAGAATGTGGTGATGCAGAAAAGGACTAATAAGAGGAAAATATTATATGTTCTCGCCGACAGCCAGGGATGTGGACATTACCGTTGTCTTCTCCCGGCTTGGTATTTGCAGATGATAACAGACACATATCATACTACATGTTCCTGGGAGTTGTCATTAGCTGACATGTATTGTTATGATATGATTATATTTCAGCGGCATTTTGAAGATAAGGTTAAACCGTTATGGGACGCAGCCAAAGATTCTGGAGTAATTATGGTATATGAAACGGATGATGACTTTTTTAATATCCGCCCAATAAACCCTGCGTATAAGTTTATACACAATAATGAAAAACAAAATGTTAGAAATTTTATGAAGATGGCAGATGCTGTAGTGGTATCTACTGAGCACCTAAAGAATCAGATGAAGTGTTATAATAAGAATATTTATGTGATACCAAATATGGTTGAAGTGAATAAGGATTTTATTGCTCAACGGCCATATGATTACAGTAAAGAAATTCGTATCGTATATGCTGGTGGACCATCGCATGGTGATGATTTTAGGGGGATGGAGGCGTCTATAGTTAAATTACTTGATGAATTTGGTGATAAAATTAAAGTGTTTTTTATGGGGTGGGTACCAGAATGTTTGAAAGAAGAGAAACGTATCATACAAATACCTTGGCTAAAGATTGGTGAGTATCTCCATACTTTGGCTAGTATACAGCCACATATTGGTATTTGTCCTCTGGAAGAAAATATTTTTAATAGAAGTAAAAGTAATATGAAATGGCTTGAATATACAGCAGTGGGTGCGGTTACTGTTGCTTCCAATGTGTTACCATACCAAGAGGTTATTACTTCTGGGATTAATGGTGTGTTAGTTGATGGTCAAAGGTCACGTGATTGGTGCCATGCATTGGAGGATTTAATCAATAATCCAGATAAGATTAAACCAATGGTAACTGGTGCAGTACAAGTTATGGAAGAGAAACAATTAAATATTGTAACTAGTCCAATACTTTCGAATGTCATTGGTACGATATTTAATAATGTGGCCGCAATGAGGGAACAAAAGAGAAAGAAGGCATCTTAGTGCAAAATTTTATACATACCCACTGCCATAGTTCATATTCACTAATGGATGGGGTCACTTCCCCGGCTAAGATGGTAGCACATGCTAAGAAACTTGGGTTCCAGGGTTTGTGTCTCACCGATCATGGTAATATCTTTGGTGCCATACCATTTTATGAGGCATGTAAAGAACAAGGGTTGAAATGTGGTATTGGTATTGAGGGGTATGTGTCTAAGGAGAGGAAATTTGAAGGACGGGAGAAACTTGGACATATAGTGTTAATAGCCAAAAATATGGTGGGGTATAAGAATCTTATTAAGATTGTATCAGATGCCTTTGAAAATTTTTATTATAAACCTAGAATGTCGTTGGATGTTATTGCTAGGTTTAGTGAGGGGATTATTTGTTCAACTGCTTGTTTGCATGGATTGATTGCTAGGGATGTGTATGATGATAAGGCTGATGAAGCGGTTGCAACATTAAAACGATTGCGGTCTATATTTAATAATGATCTTTATGTTGAGGTGATGGAAACGGGGGTTAAGGGGCAAGGTGGTTGGGCAGATCTGATGTTAGAAATGGCGGAGAAATTTAAGATTAAACCAATTATTACTAATGATATACACTATTTAAATAAGGATGATGCTGAAATACAAGATGCAATGGTTGCATTACAATTTGGAACGCATATTTTGGATAGGAAACGTGGTGTTGTTTATGGTGACTGGCCAGACGATGTGAGTAAACCATCAATTTTGAATGCTGAATATTATATGAAGACTCGTGGTGAGTTGGAGAAATTTGCTTCCAATATCCCAAAAGTAGCATTTGATAATACAATGGAGATTTGTGAGAAATTAGAAGATTATAATATTGAGTTTAAGACTGGTAAATATATGCCAGAACTGCCTAAGTCGTTTTTACCGGCAAACATAGAGACTAATGATGAATACTTAAAGACGCTTGCTTATGATGGGCTAAAAAGTAAAGGTATAGATACACAAGAGTATAGAGATAGGTTGGAGTATGAGTTAGGTGTAATATCAAAACTTAATTTTTCTTCATATTTTTTAATCCTTGGTATTGTTATAAAGGAGGTACGTAAGCGTGGTATTTTAGTTGGACCAGGAAGAGGTTCGGCAGGAGGCAGTTTAACTTTATTTGCTCTTGGGATATCGGGTGTAGATCCAATAAAATACAAGCTTATGTTTGAGCGGTTCTTAAACTCTAGTCGTATTGATCTGCCTGATGTTGATATAGATTTTGAGCAACGAAGGAGACCAGAGGTTATTGATATTGTACAGCAAATTTTTGGAGCTGATAAAGTTTCTAAGCTCGCAATATTTAACAATATGACAACCAAATTGGCGATTAGAGAAGCTTTGCGGGCCATTGAACCAAATCGTAAAAGAGTAGATGAGCTTATAAAGGATCTTGGTGGTTTAGATGAACTGGAGCCTAAAGAGTTATTTGAGGAGACTGCAAAGAGAGAAGAAGAAGGTGTAATGGTTGTCATGGATAAGATGCGGGCATTTAAATCCCCTCGAGCGGGTAAGAGTTGGTATGATTTCGCTGCTGGGCTGTCTGGCAATCCTAAGGCTGTATCGATCCATGCATCTGGGGTTATAATTTCTAAGGATAGGTTTAGTGATATAGTACCAACATTTAGGGTGAATAGAGAGTCAGAGACGGCATTGATGTGTGATATGTATGTATCGTCAAAACTTGGGTTGGTTAAATTTGATTTGCTTGGTTTGACTACCCTTGATATTATTAAGATAACTTGCGAAATGATTAAAGAGAACCATGGCATAGATATTGATCCTTATGCCTTGCCGTTTGATGACCAAAAAACGTTTGCGTTATTTCAGGCTGGGAATACATGTAGAGTATTTCAAGCTGAAGGAGATGGGTTCACCAATATGATGAAGGGATTGGTCCCAACCGAGTTCGAACATATTATTGCTATGAATGCCCTTTATAGGCCAGGGGCTTTGGCTTATGATGAAGCGATTAAAATGTCAGCCGCTGAAAAATATATAAGGACTAAAAATGGTTTAATACCCCCAACCAAGATTGATCCATGTATTGATGATGTACTTGCACCTACGCACTATATGATGCTTTTCCAAGAGCAGATTATGGAAATTGCACGGCGTGTAGCTGGGTATACTATGGCAGAAGCCGATCACCTACGTAAGGTTATTGGTAAGAAATTGGTTAAAGAGATTGATGATGAAGGTGACAAGTTTGTCGCAGGTGCTATTAAAAACGGAAAGAGCAAGGAATTTGCTGAATATATTTTTGGCCTTATTAAGCCATCAGCAAGGTATCTCTGGAATAGAGCACATTCTGCAGCATATGGAGTCATCACTTACATCACGGCATACTTAAAGGCTCATTATCCCGTAGAATTTATGTGCGCTAACCTTATAATGACTGATGCTGATCAAGCAAAGGTTATCATTGCTGATTGTAAGAAACTTGGAATCAAAATTTCAAGACCTGATGTTAATAAGTCTAAACTGTCATTTTCTGCTTCTGGTGATACTATATACATAGGTTTGTCTTCTATCAAAGGCATCGGTGAGACTTCTGCTGGTGCATTAATCTCTGAACGCAATAAAAATGGTGAATATAGATCATTTGCCGATTTTATTAATAGAAATCGTAGTGTGCCATCTAATCAAGTTACTCAATTAGCATTGGCTGGTGGATTCTCATTTGATAAGAGTATAAATAGGAAGGATATAATAGAGAATATAGCAGAGATTAAGAAGTATATACGAGTAAAGAGCCTTTCTCCAAAGGTTGTAATGAGTAGATATACTACTGCTAGTGAGTTTGATAAGCCAGCATATAAAAAGGCAATAGAAACTGGGTTCCTTGGTTTGGAGTTGCCTGATGATATAATTTCGGTCCCATGGTTTAAGAAGCAAGTTGAGTATGATTTGTCGGAGATATTAGAGATTGAATCGGAAGTAATAGGGCTTTTAGATGTTGATTCGGTGTTAGATATATATCAAGCATTAGCCGATTCGGTTGGGGCTATTTCACTTACCAAGGCATTAACATTACCAACACAATCAGTTGTTTATATTTATGGAATTAATGGTGGGGTGGAGGTTATTTATCCAAAGAAAGATCAAACATGGAGTAAATTTGGGTCGGTGGCTGTGATTGATAGGGAGGGGCTCCATCAGAGGAATATAAATATTAATACAGAAGATTTGGATGATAATGTGGTGAGTGGGGTTAATTATGGGTGTATTAAGACTTCTCTTAACAAGAAGTTTATCCCAATTATTGTAAAGGGTATTGTAAAATATAGTAATAAGCGTGGTAAGGGGTTAACTTTGGTAGGGAAGCCCACATTGCCACAGCAAGGGATTAAGGTTAAAAATATTGGATTTATGAAGGCCCCATCTATGATGGATAAGATAATTATTAGTAAAGTTTGTGGAGACCTTGGGAGTATCGATATACTTACTAATGATATAATTAAATCGCTCGTGGGTATAGTGGGACCGACAATATTTGCGAATATACGGGAGTAATATGCCAAAGACAATAGTTACTGGGGCAATGAATGTTAGTGTTGATGTGCGTGAGGTTATGAATAGTTATGTGTGTAATAAAGTTGGGATAGGGGAGGGGCAGTATGCAGATCCAAAATTTGCACTAGATGATTTAGGGGCTATGCTTGTTTCTCTTGGAAAAGATAGGGGGATCAAAATTAAAGTAGTGATAGACCATAAATGAAAATCCTCATAGTTGGAGACATCCACATTGATGGAAATTGGACCGAAGATACTGATGAAGTTTTGTCTAAAATAACCGGGTTTGCGTATGGATGTGAGAAAGTTATTCTCCTTGGGGACATATATCATCGTAGGGATGTACAAAAGGGAGGGAAAGAAGAAGCCAGATTTCATAGATTTTTGGGGTCTTTACCAAGAGAAGCCGAGATTCATATATTAACTGGTAATCATGATCTATCTGATGAGCGCAATCTATTGGCGGAAGTCAAAACCTTTCCATTTATTCAAAGGATATATTTATATGATGAACTGAGCATACCATTTTCTATTGGTGACAAATTAGCCGTAATGTTGCCATGGGAAGTTCATCGTAGGACTGATACTGTTGAATGGTTTAAATCTAAGTGTGAATATTTAAAAACACTCAATGAAAAGTTTATATTATTTGCACATCTGCCGTTGATTGAGGCCAAGTTTAATAATACTAAAATGATTAGTAATCAAGCAAAGAATTTCCCTTCAGTTAAATTATTAGAAGCGATACCAAATTTTGAGTTTGCATTTCTTGGTGATATTCATTTACCACAAGATGTTGGTCATCGTGCAATATATGTTGGAGGGATTAGAAATATAAATTTTGCAGAAAATGGCGATAAACGGGTTATATTGTTTGATACAGATAAAATGGTTGGTACCAATTTATGGCTTGGTTGCAGGGATACGTATATGGCTGATATTAAGATGGCCGACCTTAAGGGTTTATTATTAGATCCAATACTTACCAATAAAATGGTAAAATTGAAGGTGCACTGTACACAGGAGGAATATGAAAGAGGGATAGAATTAATAGATCATAAGGCGTATGATCTAAAAATAGATTATGAGATACAGGGTAAAAAAGAGTTTAAAAGCCTCGATATAACTGATGATGACCGTATGTTTTATATGTATTGTGATACATTGTCTGGGAAGTATGGTGTCAATATAATAGATAAAGTTAAAATTATTGGTAGGGATATTATTAATGGATGATAATAACGGGTTTAGGGATAAAGTAATCGCTATGTATGAACATAGGCAGGCATTTGGATGCCCTACTATGAAATGCAAGTCTTTACAAGATACCATTTTAAAAGAAAGTAATGATAATACATATGAATTATGTTTAAGTATAAGTGTCCTATTATTTTTAAATAATATAGAAATCAATGATGGGGTATTGGGTGATATGGCTGCATTGGTATATAGAAATAATATAAAATATGGCATAAAATGTGCTTCTACTTCATTTGAAATATGCCAGGCATGTGCGGTAAGCAAATTAATTAATAATAAGGATGTACAATAGTGAGGCTTATACTTAATAATTTTTTATCATATGGGGACAATGTTGTTGTGGACATTTCTCCTGGGGTTACGTTAATCCGTGGAGATAATGGTGTTGGTAAATCTGGGTTACTGGAGGCATTCACATATGCTATCTGGGGTAAAGCACGCGGAACTTCTGAGTTTCCTGGTGGAGATCACCTTATACGTGATAGCAATAGAAATATGTCTGTGGAACTTGGATTATCCTCGTCCAATCAAGTTAAAATCACTCGTGGTCGTGATGATCTTGCTACTAATCTTTCTATTAATTTATGTGGTGCGGATCAACAATTTGTTACTTTAGATGGTGGCGAGAAGATAATCAATAATATAGTTGGTATGGGGTATGATACATTTGTTAAGACTGCATATTTTCAACAAGGTAAAGATAAGGCATTTTCCGAATTAACATCTACAGAATCACGCAAAAAAGTTGTTGAAATGCTTGGATTAGATCGTTGGCAAGAGAAGCAAGCAATAGCATCGAAAAAATTAGATGAGATTAAAAAACAAATTACAAAATATAAGATTATTATGGATAGTATAGATAATAAGGTTTTAACTGCTGAAATAGAGCAGGCTACCACAGAGACCAAAGATACACAAAATAAGATTAATATTGCTGGGCTTGAATTAGAGATTACTAAAAATATGTTAACTAGTGCCCGATTTAATGCGTCAGCATTATCAGATAAAATTAGTGCTATAAGTGCTCAGGTTGCATTGGAAGAGGAAAAGCGGAAAGCATTAACTATTGTTAAGCTAGAGATTGAAGATTATTCGCAAAAAATGTGGAATCTTAGGAAACAGTTAAAGGTTAATGTTGATAGGGGCATTGCTATCAATATTAATATGAAAGCATTGCAAGAGCAGATAGATAGGGTAGATATTGGGGTCATAGTGGAGCTCCAAGAAAGAGATCGGGTGACGTTAATATCGCATCGAAATGTTTTATTAAATAAGAAAGATGCTTTAAGAGATATGACTAATCAAATATCAACCATGGAGAAGCAGAGAGATAACTTAACCACATGTGGGATGGAATGCCCAGTGTTGGGTACTAAATGTGAAATGTTGGGGCAAGATAGATTACAAGAGAGAGTCAAAAAAATAAATGAAGATATTGCCTATATGACTATTGACATGCTTAGTTTGGGGGAAGACATAAATAAACTGCAGCTTAAAATTTCTATATATGAAGCCAACATAAATAAATATGAGAATATAAAGACTGATTATGCTACAAATGTATCGAAATTAGATGGGCTTGCTTTAGAGCGCAAGGGGATTGATGAATTAATTACTTCAACTAAATCAAATGTTGATAATATTAATACTTTAATGCAAAATACTAATATTAAATATGCTTCGGTATCAACAGAATTAGAACAAATAAAGACTGGGATGATTACGGTTGTTAATCTTAGACAAGAGTATACCAAGGTTAATGCTGATGTTTCCACATTAGAGAAAGAGTTAAAAGGTAGAGAAGATGATATTAAAAAATTAAATAATACTATAGCTTCAGATGAGGCCAAGATAAAAATAAATACAGGGAAATTAAAAGAATTTGATAAATTTTCTTCTCTCTGTGATGGGTGTATTAATGAACAACATATATATGACATATTAACTATAGCATTTGGCCCAAATGGTGTACCAGCTATGCAGATAGAGGCTATGAAGGATCAGATTGAGGTATTGGCTAATAATATACTGCAGTATGGTGGGCAGAAATTGTCAGTGTCGATACTTTTAAAGGAACCGAAGAAATCAGGAGATGGTGTAAAAGATGTATTTAAGATCTTGGTAAAGACTGGAGATAGGGTAATTCCCCTATTTAGGCTCTCTGGTGGGGAGGCTTATTGGGTTGATCTTAGTGTCCGTGCAGCATTGTTTCTTGTGTGGCGTGTGCGAAACCCAGATAATATATTAGATATTTTAATGATAGATGAAGGGCTTGGTAAGATAGATGATGGGAAACGTAGGATATTGGTAGATGTACTTAAATATTTATCTACTAAGGTAAAACGAGTACTCGTCATAACTCATACGGATCTTAAAAATTTGGTGGATGAGTTTGATAATGTGATCACAGTTAGTAAAATTGATGGTGTGAGTACGGTATAAAGGAGGTATAAATGGTCTGGAAATATCGCAGGAGGATAGTTAAGATATTAAACGGTGTAGAGATTGATATCGCTGGATTGTGTGAAATTAAAGAAGGTGATTTATTTAAGATGTATAACGATGGGGACCAATTGGATGATGATTATACAACTGGTAGGATTTGGATTGCCAGATCAAATCCAATCCCAAGTAAAGAATATGATTTATTGTACGAAATACAGGGAGAAGCAATGTGATGTGTACTGGGAATATTATTGAGTTTGGGTGTAAGGTTATCACTGAGGAACTTGTTTTTAATAAAACAATTTTAGATGTTGGTGCGTATGATGTTAATGGATCTTTGAAAGATATGGTAATGAAGTTTAATCCGAGATTATATGTTGGGGTTGATATAAGAGAAGGACCCAATGTTGATATTGTGTGTGATATATCTGATATAGAACATCTATTTGAGATGGAATCATTTGATGTGGTTATATGTACGGAAGTGTTGGAGCATGTGGAAAATTGGCGTGTTGCCATAGATAATTTAAGGCAGGTAGTAAAATCAGGTGGGTTTATTCTAATAACAGTTCCTACTATTGGGTTCCCTTATCATGGGTATCCTAATGATTACTGGCGGTTTACATTAGATAATTTCAGAGACATATTTAGTGATTTTGATTGGATTGCATGGCAGCAGCATAATGACCCAGGTATTTGTATATTAATTCGTAAACCAATCGGGTATCAATATACGCTTACGTCAAGTACTATGGAGGTTGCGCGTGTTTGATTGGAAGCAATTTAGTATTTATTTATTTAGATGGCAACTATCAACTATTACTCTAGCCCCGTGTATTTATTATTTGAATCCAAGAATAGGGGCTATTTTCTCTACAATTATTGCCAATTTTGTTGGTGGTGTGATATTCTATTTTGTGGATAAATATTTAATATTTAAGGAGGGAAATAATGCCAGTGTCAAAATTCAATCTTAATAAGTATTTTGATTTTAAGGGTATTATTGCTATGGTTGTTGGGCTTTCTGTATTAATCGGGTCAGTCCTTGGAGTAAATGCATATTTTGCAAAGGATCGAGAGTTTAAAGCATATGTAGTTTCTGTGGATCGGAGATTTGCTGAGTCAGACACCAGGTTACTAATATATCAGGCGGAGCAATCGAAATCTTATGTACAGGAAAAGATATGGAAAGTACAAGATAGGGTGGAGCAAAAGCCTGGTGATATCGAATCTAAACATAAGTTACGTGAATTACAAAATGAAAAAGAGGAACTAGATATTAGGATACAAGATTTGAAGAATGGCAAACAGTAATGGAAATATCTGGGTCAATGTTTATACACAATGCAATTAAGCAAGATTATTGTATTGAGGCAGTAGCCGCTAGTTTTTCTGATTTATGTGAGGAAGTGATTATCCTGGATGCGGAAAGTGATGATGATACTGTCGATTTATTATATGAGATAGCAAAAAAATATAATAATGTTAAGGTTCATACTGGGGCAAAATGGGCATGCGAGAGACCTGGGCGTAGTGGGTATGATAGGTATGCAGTATTAGCTGATCAAGCCAGGGCTCTAACAAGACATCAAATACATTTTATGATACAAGCAGATGAGGTTTTGCACGAAGATTCAATTCCAATTATATATAATTCTTTAATTAGTGATCCAAGAACATCATATGCAATTGCTAGGTATAATATATTCGGTAGTCCAGACAAATACTTAAGGTTTGATTCAAAACAACTTACTGGGCACGAACAGCCATGCAGTATTTGGCCAATAAGGTTGGGCGATAGGGGGCTTGTTGCATTAGGGGATGCAGAGAGTATTACTCCTGGTAATAAGCCTGGTAGGTTACCCGTTGATGCGTGTTTATTCCATTATTGCCATGTTAGAGATTTAAGGAAACAACTAGATAGGGTGTCGGCTATCCAAGATTGGTTCTTTAGTAATACCGGTAGTGGTGGGGAGGTTGATAAAAGGATAGTTGAGCAAAAAGCAACTACTGGGTATTTTGATGCTCGTGTGTGGTATCCAGATGATCGGTGTTTTATCCCAATCCCTAAACCGCATCCAAAATGTGCATTACCATGGGTTGAAAAACAACGTAAGCAATTTGAGGAGATATTTGGCAATGGATAAAGTGAAGTTGTATTTCATTAGTTTGGGGTATGGTATTGCTAATTTTTTACGTGGATTAGATATTTTGGTTAATTCAATCTTGGGTGGAGATGGCAGGGAAACAATATCTAGTCGTCTTGGGAAGTATAGACATGGGCATCCAGGAGTTGAGTTTGTAGCTAAGATTGTTGATAAAATATTCTTTTGGGAAAAAAATCATACCAACACACATGAAAATCCTACTGTGGGGGATAAACAGACGTGGAATTAATTGAGGTACTAGACCATGGATATATTAAATTATTGAGGGTAGATGGTACAGATAGGGATATTGAGAATAGCGCTCGTGCTAGTTTTATAAAATCAGTAGATAAAGTGACGCCAGGATTTATTGAACGACTAGCTAAAGAAGGGCATTCTTCACCATTTCGTTGTGTTGGTCTGTGGTTTGAGATAAAGATGCCTGGTGCAGTAAAAAATCAATTTTATCGTCATGTGGTATCAAATGCTATTATAGATAGTCCTGTGTCTTGGAATGAGGTTTCATTTAGGGGGGTACATAATGATATTGAATTTTATACACCGCATGTTAGAGCTGCTACTGGTAGGTGGGGACAGGGTGATGTTTTAAATAATGAGTTTGATATAGAATTTCAAAGAGATCTTAAAGATTTTTATACAAAAGGGTTAGATTATTATAATCGTTGGATTGTGAGGGGTGCATCTGCAGAACATGCTAGATCTTTTTTGCCTTTTTATAATATATATACGGTTGTTAGGAGTAGGATGAGTTTAGAGGCAGCATGTCATTTCTATAAATTAAGGAGTGATTCTCATGCTCAACTTGAGATACAACAATATGCTGCTGCTATAGATATTATATGTGGTAAGTACTTTCCTATTTCATGGGAGGCACTTAAAGCAGGTATAAAGAATTGAGTTGTACTAATTGTCCTAAAAAGGCAACTTGTGAGAAAATATGTCCATATATTGAGGGGTTGTTATACTCACAGACTCATAATGTTTGCAAGTATAATAATGGTGGATGTTATTATGACGTAGGAACTGAATGTACTGTCAATAATCCTGATGGTCTTTATCAAAATTATGATGGTGAGTATGGGACCTGTAATGAAACTAGGTGTTCTAAATTTAATGGGTGTGCATTTGGGTATTCTTGTTGGACTACGGGATGTAATGTTAGCACGTGTGAAAATTATGATCCGATAGAAAAGGGTCAGGTGTTTAAATTTGGTGTTGAAAATGGGTTTAGGAAAGAGATAGCATACGATTCGGGTGCCCTAGATATAATTAAGCATAAGTTGACTAATTATTTTGATTTAGATCGGGATGAAGAGCAAGTTGAGGTACCTATTGGTAATATAGAAGATATTGTACATGTTGCTGGATTGGATTGTAGATCTTGTAAACTTAGGAATAAGTGTAATGCTTTAAAATTGTGCAAAAAGATGGCGGCTATTTTAACTACTGCTATTGTCGATAATATTGAGGGAGAATTTGAAAATATGAAGGTTAAAATCTTGTCTGGGTCTAAGTATGTTACACCAGAGATTAGACTTAAACTTATTAAATTGCTTAAATGTGAGAAATTTTTATCAAAAAGACAGAGGGATGTATTGTGGTTGCATTATATAGAGGGAGTACCTCAAAAGGATATAAAGGATATCCTTTCAGCGTATAGGTGTTCTAGTGAGAATTGTGTATTCTTTAGTCCTAAAAAAGTTGATGTATGCCCTAGGTGTGGGGCCAATGAATTTATTCATACTAATATCACATCACAAGCAGTAAATAGGTATATTAAATGGGGGTTGTCAAATATACGTAAAAAGTTTTTGATTGACCTAGATATGTTTGATACTCCGGAGTATAATAAGGAGTGTGTGGTGTGTGGGAAACCATTTAAGACGAAATATAAACATCAACAATTTTGTATCGAGGAATGTAGGGTTAAGTTATATACTAAGAAACGTAGGGATGTGCGTAGGAAAAGGAGAACCCTAGCACGTAAAAGTAAGGTAAAACAAATTGTCAAGCAGAGAAAGTGTGCCAATCCGGATTGTGGCATAATATTTACACCTAAACCATTTCAGATATATCACTCTAAGAGTTGTAGGTTGAGGGTAACTAGAACAAATTATATAATACATATCCCAAATATCCATGATGTTGGTGGTAGGATTAAAAGACGTTAATCCAATTTACGTATATACAATAATATATATTTGTTTAAAAAACATAAGAAGTAAATTTAATGAGGTGGCTAATGAGTGTTCCTTCTATTGAGGTCCGTGATCTTATTTGGGATATGGCCCTAAAATTAAGGCCTTCATATGTTATAGCACGGGAGTTGGGATTAGATATTACCGATGTTATTGATGTTGTGGCCCAGTATCGTATTGCTCTAGATAAGAAAATTCAAGATAATCCTGACCTATTAGACCGTAAATTGGCCAATATATTTGGGCAATTAGAAGAGTTGGATTTGGTTAAGAAGGAAGCATGGGCTACATATGAAGGTATCCCGTCAGATAATACTAATTCTAAAGCCAAATTGTTAAAATTGATTACTGATGTTGAAGCCCAGCGTAGCCAAATCCTTCAATTACTTGGTAGTGATAAGGATGCAATTACAAGATTACAATTAGCCCAGTCTACACAAAATCAATTTGTCAATATTGTTAAGGGTGTTGTGTCTGGATGCCCCAAATGTCTGGAGGGACTTAAGCGGGCATTACAGTCTGGACGCGTTAAGATAGTCATAGAAGATACTCGGCCAGTAAATGTTGTAGAAACTGAATTAATTAATGCACTTCCATTAGAGAATAATTAATGGAAGGTAATAATAATGGTAATTTTTATACTTCATTGGATCAATTAGCCAATGATTTTGTGGAGTATGCTGATGCGGACGTGCGGGCCAGATATAGAGATAATCCACTAGAATATTTTAAAAAATTTCATGGGTTTATTCTCCCGCCTATCTTAGATTGGATATTTCGTAAAATATATGATATGGCCAAAGATTCAGTTGATAATGGTGTACGTTCTAATGGTCTTGATATTATCATATGTGCAGCTCGAGGAAGTGGTAAGTCGTTGTTTGCATCGATGCTTGAGTTTGCGTTGTGGTATTTTTTGGATTCTGATTGTCTAAATGCCGCTGGATCGCTCCATAAAGATACTGCAATTATTACAAATCGCGGTAGTGTCCCAATCAGTGATGTGGTGGTAGGTGATATGGTCGTGTGTTCTGATGGTAGATGGCACAATGTGCTTGGGAGATCGGTAACAAATATTGGTACGCCATGGGTTCAATTAAGAGTATTTGGTAGTAATATACCAACGATTTTAACTGTTGATCATAAAGTTTTGACACAGCGTGGGTTTGTCTCGGCAGGAGAACTAACGCAGGCTGATTATGTTATCCTTCAAGGGAACAAAGAACAAACATATATACCGACAATTGAATGGGATATCCCAAATAATTGTTCGGGTAAATATAGAATTAAATTGAATAAATTAATGAATATGTCATTTCATGAACCAGATTTTTATAGGTTGATTGGGTATTATTTGGCTGAGGGTTGTTCTGGGGGTAGCAATAGTTTGGGTAAAAATCATGGAAGTATTGTTTTTAGTCTGTCAGCTGATAATGATGGTGATATCATAGCAGACCTTAAGACATTAATCCCGAGATATATGCTTTGTGATGTTAAGATCGAAGAACGCCCACTCAAACGTGAGTCTGTTACAATGGTTCGTTGTGCTAGTCCGGCTTTTAGAAATTTTTTTGGTCAGTTTGGGGCAGATGCTATGCACAAGAAATTACCGTATGAATGGTTGGCCATGGATAATGAATATATTAGACAATTGGTGCGTGGTATGTGGTTGGGAGATGGACATATTAGAAGGACTAAAAATTTGTGGAATTATGAGAGATCTGAAGCTGGGTATACTACAACATCACAACAATTAGCAATATGGGTTAGAATGGCTTTGGCTAAACTTGGTATAGCAAGTTCTATATCTAAACAAAAAGTACCGTCAATTAATATGGCATCAACTAAGAAATTTAAAAATACCCAACCATATAGGTATAATATAAGTGTTTATGGGTCTGCTTTTTATAAGTTGATGACAGAAGTATTAAATAAAGATGTTAGCTGGGTGTGGAATAGGACAGATAAACCATATGATGTATTTGGGTATGAAAAATCGAGGTGTGATGGAGACAAAATATTATACAAAGTAAAATCGGTTGTACTATTAGAAGAATGTTTTGATCATTATGATATTCAGGTAGAAGGTATCCATGATTTTTGTACATTAAATGGTGTTGTGCATAATTCTGAAGACCAGGCATCAATTGTTTATTCGTATACATGTTCTTATATTGACAATGATGCAAAAGTATCTAGCGTTGTTGATAAACGTACTATATCTGTCACCAATAAAAAGGGGCCTGCTCCTACGCCAGTTTTGAAATGTTTGACTAGTTCACCTAAGAGCTTGCGAGGCCACCATCCGGGAGCATTGCGTAAAGCCCCCGGATTGTTGGTCTTGGATGAAGCGGCAGAAATTGTTGATGGGCTAATGAAGCAGGCATTGCCGATGACTAAAGAAGCAAGGCCTCCTTTTAACTTGATTATCTCAACGTTTCATCATGCGTTTGGTGATTTCCAGGATTTTTGGGATAATGCTGAGGCTCGTGGATTCCTGAAAATTTCTATGGATTCGTTTGATGTGTGTGAAAAATGCATCGATGATTGTACTAAATGTATACCAGAATTTGATGAAACTTATTGTCAATTGATATGTGGATGTTATTTTAATTTTGAGATCCCACGTGAGCAATTACCTATGTGGGTGCGATTCCATTACCAGGAGCGACTTGATGAGACGAGACTTGATCAAAAACCAGCAAATTGTATATATCCAAAGTTATGTAATGAGTGTCCACAGAGAGAAACATGTGGAGCAATTAAAGTAAAGATTAAGCAGCCTGGAGACTTTGGTAGAATATGTGAAAAATGTGGTGAAAAGGTAGACCATAAGGCTAGACGTAGTGCTGGGCACTTTCCAGTTGAAGAAGTGCGTAAAGCTTGGAAACGTAATGATAAAACTACATTTGAAGTTGAGTATATGGGCTGGCGTCCAGGTCGTGGTATTTTTGTTCTTGACCCATATGAGATTGATAAGGCCATAGTACCAGATGAACAGTGTTATTATAAAAGGGGATTTGGTTCTACATTTTTGGGGATTGACTGGGGTGCCGCTGGTACTACAGCTATGGCGGTAGTGCAGTATATGACGGACGAATTTGTTAATATTATCGCGTATCATTCGTTAAATGCTCCATCAGATACTGATTGTTATCAGCTTGTTGCAGACCTATCTAAGCAATATGGTATATCAATGGTGTTACCAGATAGTTCGCATGTGTTCCAAAATATGCATATGCAAAAAGAATTGGGATTAGTGGTTAATCCAATTAATTTTACTGTTCAGAAGGAAGCAGGAGTTGGGGCTATGCGTATGAAGTTTGAACGTAGACAGGTAAGAATACCAGAGCGATATCGGCAGACTTTATGTAAAGATTTAAAGAATTGGCGTAGAGATGCGAGTGGTAATATAATTAAGAAGAATGATCATGGTCCAGATGCATTGTTGTGTGCAATGATTAATAGTACATCGTTTGGTTCGGCTGCAACGTACTTTACTGGAGATAATGAAGAAAAGGTTAGAAAGACCTATTATGATCGCTGGGATCAATCAATATTTTAAAATTGGAGGATGTTATGAGTGGTGAATTGATTTGCCAGAATGAGAATTGTGCTAAGACGTTTATTCCTATGTTTGAGGGACAACTTTATTGCACCAAGAAATGTAAACGTGCTCGTATAATGAGGCGTAATAGAGGGAAAAAGAATGCAAATGTTTACAGTGCTAGGATCGCAGATACTAAGATATGTCAGCATTGTCAAAAGGTTATACAACGTGATCCAAAGACACCAGATTACCAGTGGGAAATGCAAAAGTATCATAAGAAATGTTATGAAGGCATACATACGATAGCCTGATTGGAGGACGAGATGGGACTAATAAATCGATTGTTTGGTTCTGCAAAATTAGAGGAGTCACTTATTGAGGTAGAATCAACAGTGGGTCATTTAGAAAGAACTGTTGATGCTGCAAGAGAAATACATGAATCGGCTATGATCAATATGCTAAATGATTTGGAATCGGAGAATGCTGGGTGGCGCAATATCGGTACAGCTAACGATTCTATTAGAGACTTTACTACTGACACTCATAGAGAATTGAGTAGAATGGCGTGGTCAGCGGTTATGACCAATCCAATTGCTGCTCGTGAAATTTTTTATAAGACAGTATTTGTGGCTGGTAAGGGACTGCGTTGTACTTCACAGATTCCAGAGATTACAAAGGTTTTAGATGAGTTCTGGACTGCAACACGTAATAAAATTCCTTATTATTTCCCTATGTATATTAACCGGTACAATATTGATGGTGAATGTTTTTTTGCGTTATTTATAGAGAAACAAAGTGGAAAAGTTACACTTAGGGATATTGAACCACAGGAAATTACAGAAATCTTGTATGACCCCGATGATATCGCTGTTCCTGTTTATTTCAGGCGTCAGTTTTGTAAGACTAGTGGGGCAAAAGGTACAAACCAAAGTACAGAGACGAAGGATATTTGGTATAAGAGTGTGGATTGTATACAACACCCACAGTTGGAAAAAGAAGTAAGATTACCAGATAATGCAGAGGTTGCGGGGAATGACGAGAAGAATATAGATATATTTATTTTCCATTTTAAGAATAGCTTACTTACAAATAGGCGACGTGGACTTTCTACATTAACTAATCATCTGCCTTGGTTACGTGAATATAAGGATATCCTTAGAATGCGTACTGGTATTAATAAGGCGCGATCAACATTTTTCCTTGATGTTACTATGAAGAACGCGACTAAATTACAGATTCAGGAAGAATCTAAGAAACATACATCTCCACCAAGGCCAAACACTTGTGTTGTTCATGGTGACGATGTTATATATTCATTTATGACACCAAATGTAGCTGGTACCGATGTGGCGTCCGACCTAACAGAGATTAAGAATATGTCGGCTGTTGGATCTATGTTGCCACCAGATTTGCTTGGAGAATCAGGCAAGTCAAATTATCAAAATTCTGGGAGAAGTAAATTTCCATTTGTGCGGTCTATGGAATTTCAGCAAGAATTATGGGAGTATGCACTTAAGTATGGTATTATGTGGGTTGTAGTGTGGGCAGCTACTGAGTATGGTGAGTTACCAGGATCTTTTAAGGTAGCCAAGAAGTTGAATATCTCTTCATTAGCGCTTACACAAGAAGGTGATTTATATGATATAAATACTATGGCCATACAAAATGAGAAGGTAACTAAGGTTGTTAAGCAGCACATTAAGAATCTATTAGAGGCTGCAGCGGTTGCTCCTACTGATGTCACTGGTGCACCAGCTCCAATGCAGCAAATGCCTGGGGTACCTACACCACAGGGGCAACCAATTCCTGGTGGAGACCCAGCTAAAGCTGAAGGTGCAATGGATGATTATGTTATTATAACAATGAGTGAAGAAGTTGATGCAGTAGATTTGGTTGATGTTCAATTCCCAAGGATTGATACTGAGAATCTTGGTGATATGGCGATGGCGTTCCAAGCGTTTGATGCTATGAAGATTGTGTCCAAGCGTACACTTGCTAAACTTGCTGGGTTCGACTATGAGAAGGAAAAGGAATTAGTTGCACAAGAGACTGCTGAAGCGATGAAGACTATGGAAGATCAGCAGGCTAAATTAGCAGGTAATCCAGCATTGGGTGGTGGTGTTAATCCGATGCCTGGTGGCCCAAACCAAACAGATATAAATAGTCCTGGTACCCCTGGATTTGGTGGTGCGCCGCCACAACCTCCAGCTGCCAATTCGGCTGGCAATATCCAGGCAGTATTGGCTGACATATTAAACCGTCCAGGTAGGGCTAAGAAGCGTGGACCAATTAATGAATCACGTTTAATGGTAGCACATAAGTTAGTAGAGGCATTTTTGGTGGAGGATAAATAGTGCCAAGGAAGACTCATAAGGAATACATTAATGAATATACACGTGTATATTTTGAATATTATACCGCTTTAACACAGGGAAGACAAGAAGTCGCAGACGAATATTATAATGAATTAACAAGAATTTCTAGTGAATATGTTATAGACGGTGGCAAAGCCAACACACTAGTTGATGCTGCTACGTTCTCTGTTCGTGCACAGTTAATAGACCCAATTGAAGATAGGTTAGCTGATTTGGTTGTAAATAAACCTGTAGTTGGGGGTGTTAATAAAGAGGCCTTACGTGTAAGTGGTGTGGGTAATAGGTTTGGTACTCAGATTATGATTGATGGTGATGAACGAAGGCTGTATATTGGCATGGGTAATAATAGTATGAATGCATTTGCTGTTGAGGCTGGATTTAACCAAGTAGTTGATGTTGAAGAGGCAAAAAGGATTAAGAAATTACAGGGGTTGTTTATGGAGGTCAATGACGACATAGCTGAGATAACGGTAGCTCTCAATGCTAAGGGAACGTTGTCTCCTGGGGCCAACAAGTTTGTTGGTACAAAATTTGATCCTGGTGCATTGATGAGGAAGTTGGTTGATAAGAGAAAACAATGGAATCAGATAGTTGAAGAGCTTGGTGCAACTATTTCTAGTAGATATAATACTGATATTGTGTTACCTAGTAATGATATAGAATATACCAGAAATGTTGGGAAAACCATTAGGCAGAATCCTCTTATTAACCTATACATGCATCAAAATATTTTGCCTTATTTACAATATCGTAGTGGTGAAGAATTGCCGATTGGAAAGGCATTGGATTTAGTAAGTAATGTTGAGTTTTTTGATGGTAATATTAAGGATGATGGATATTGGGTGATTAAGAAGATTGAAGTAGACCATGGCGTTGGGGCTATATTAGTAAAGCATAAAAGAAGTGGTAGGGTTATTGCTTATGTCCCACCAGTAAGAAAAACCCACATAGATGCGCTTAAACAAATATTTAAAGATCCAGACATGCCTATTGATATGTTGTTTATTGATATGAGATATAGCGATGTTTCTAGTATGTTAATGGCTGACCCGTCGGTTACAACAAGATCGTATCAATATTTGACTAGTAGAGAACTTTCAGATGCTATTGTTGATGCTTATCAACTTACGAATGAACGACCAATTAGTTATCAATTGATGAATGTTGATAATAATATGCAAGCAATAACTATAGTAAAATCTCTCGAGACTAGGTTAGTTTCTAGTGCAAATCAACGTGCTGATGTTCATATGTCACCAGTAAGCCATGATAAGAGGCCCATGATTGCTGTAATGGATAGCAAAGGGTTTGATATAAGTCCATCACAACAGACTCTAGGTGAGATCCATGATGAGATTTTAGAAATTGCAATTAAAAAGACTAGGGAAGCACGGCTTGGGTTGTCTGCGGCAGATATAGAAGATAAAAAGGTAAATTTGAGTGATGAATATGAGGTATATGGATATGCAACTGAGGATCAAGATTTAAGAACTGAAGCTGATCAAATGTTGCATTCTGTATTGGCAGAAGAATTAGATATACCGCTTGGTGTGGAAGGTGCTATCCATGATCCACTTTATGTCCAATTTGGTGTATCTAGTGAAGTTTTCAGCGTGGTCACTGATTCTACTAAAGCAGATGCTAGTGCCTTAGCTTGGGTTAAATTACATACAAAGGAAAAACACGCAGAAGAGATTATTTCTGCAGTTAAAAGATTTAGTATGGTAGATGATGGGAAAGTCATAGATTTATCACTAATGGCTATACCAATATCACCTACTCCAGGTACTACGCTTTCAAATGGCGAGGTTCTTATCAATCAAGCGAGAGCGGTTTATAGGCAAAATCTGCGAGATGCGGTGTTGTCGCAAGAAGTGTTTGATAAGATTATAAAATGGGATACATCTAAATTTGCATCAAATATTGATGCTAGGGCTGAGTTTATAAGATTAATGCATGACTATACATGGGTTAGGCCTCATTTTAATTTGGATATTGAATGGATGAAACATGAAGAGGATGTTATTCAACAGGTATCTAGGGCTTTAATGTTTCAAACTAAACAAAATAGTGAAGACACAGTAAAAATATTCAAAGGTACTGCGGCTAAATATTTTGGCCCGATTGATGATAAAATCATTAGTGTGTTGGGTGCTGTTGGAGTGGCGGGTAAAAAGGGAGAGGTTAATAAATTACTTAAAGAAAGAGAGCGTCTCATAGGTGTTATCGCCACCAGAATTGATAAGGATAAGGCTAAAAGTTTTGTTGTACTAAGTAAAGCAGCCTCAAACTATGGTGTGTCAATTGATGAACTTAATGATTTAGCTAGAAATACTCATGGGTTTAGTATAATAGCAGGGCTTGATGGTATTAGTGCAAATAGAGTAGAAGCCACGCGCCAAGAATTGTTGTATTTTTATAATAGGGCAAAAGCGTATGAAGAATTTATTGGATGGCTAAATAATAATCATAGTAATTTTAGAGCTGTTGTTGGCCTTAGAATGAGTGGCGCGGTTACGATGGATCGTGTGACAGAAGCCGCATTTTCACAAGAGATAGCCAGTGCCTATATGGCTGATGGTTTGGGCAGAGAATTAGATGCTAGATTTGATCAGTTTGTCGGGTTGGTTAATGCTAAGAACTCATTTGATGCACCCGTGGCTCATTATATTAATATGATTAGGATACAAGAACTTTTACGCAGGGTAGAAGAAACCAATAGATTAGCACCAGAATATACTACATATATGAGAGAATTAGAGACTGCTATCAATAGGTTTGGTAACATTAATAATTTATTTATAGATCCTCCGATTTATAGTGGGTATGATGCGGATATAGGTGGGCGTGTATCGACGATTTTATCTGAGATAGAGATTTTGAATTCGCCTTCAGTTAATCTATTACATGGCCCTTTCGAAGACCTAATAGATTTTAGTGATTTTGAAAGGGGGGTCCGTAATGTACAAAATGATTTACGTAGATTTACCAATATAATAAGAGATAATAATGAATTAGAAGTAGCAATAAATCGGTATTTTAAGATCAAAATAAATAATTTTGTGGCGGAATTAAGGGGGTTAAGTACCCCTGATAGGGCAAATGATTATAATAAGAAATTAAACGAGGCAACTGAATTTGTTTTGGGGGTTATGGGGTACACACCAACTGAAAAAAGGCGTTTTGTGTTGTTAGATATACCAAGTATTGACGCGGTTGACATCACTAAATTTGATAGGGGTGCTGATGTTATATTTGCGCATACAAATAAATTAGTTAAAGCAGCAACAAAGGAATGGATGGAGAAGGTCAAGCACACAAAGGTTATAGAGGATAAGGCAAAAACCACAAGTAATAAGGAAGTAGCTAGGATACTTACTGAAAGAGAAGCTCTTGTTATAACCTTAGAAAATAAGACTAATGATTTATTGGGCATTGGAAGGAAGATAGCTGCCATATCTAGTTCATTACCAAAGGATAAAGCGGAAGAATTTAATGCTGCAGTTGATTATAAAACTGAAAATGAAGTTGCATATGCGTTTTTAAATATGCGACATTTGGATAATAGTAGGACCATTCTTCGTGGAGAAATAGCTGATATTCGCATGAAGATTGCTGAATTAGATATAAAAAGGTTTAAAACATTTAATATGGCAAACCCTGATCAGGGTACAGACGATGTTATTGGTGGGTTTAATGCAATCAGATCTGGGAAAATAAACCCAGAAGCTGCCAATGAAGTTTCTAACATATTAGCAATGGCAGATGCTAAGAGAGATGAGAAATCTAAGCTTGTATTAGTATTACAAAAAATGCAGGATTTACATAATGAACGATCTAGGATGGTAGAGAGGGGGAGTAGGGAGGTAATAAATAAAGAAATATTTAGCATATTTGCTGCGGAAACCAAGTTATCTAATCCATATATATATGAAAAGGTAGTAATACCAGCTATAAATAATGTGTATTTTTCTGATGCCGAGGTGGATGGGCATATTAGGCTTATGATTGAAGCTATAGATCTTAAATTAAATGAACTTGATGCGATTATTGGAAAGACAGAGAAAGCAATAAAGACATTAAAAGGGTATTCCCGTAATATAGATATACCATTTAAAAAGTTTGTGCGTAAGGATATGAGTGACAATGCCTTTGTTATTAGTAGCCCGCATGTTATATTGGAATTAAATGGTGATCAAGTTGTAGCTGCAAAACAATTTGCCCCTGGGTTATATACTGGGAGAATCGACCGTCCTGGGTTGCCAATTGATTTAATGAAAGAATTTGGTCTTTCTGGGGAAAGTGCATTCTTATTCCCTACTATGATTGATGGTACAAGAGTATATAAATTAAATATACCGGTTCATGCTACAGCAAGGCAAGCTAATGCATTAATTATTGAGGCTGAAAACCAGGCAAATCATTTTGGTGTGGATACTCTTGTTGTTGAATTCCCAGCAAGGATATATAGAAATTTTGTTCCTAATTCTGATGAATTTAAAGCATTGCGTAAATATTACAATATGTCAATGGTGGATGGTAAAAAAGTACCAGAATTTGTATTTCCAAGGGCAATAGACAGGTCAAGAACAGTTATATTTGGTTCTGGGTATCACTATGACGTATCAGAAGACAATGAAATTAGAAAATTTCAAACTATTATTTCGAAAAGTGGTATTGGTGATTTTTTAAAGGAACCAAAAAGATTAGAGTTAATGCTTGAAGCAGACCATATAAAATTTTATGATAGAATAAGCCAGATTACTGATGATATTGGTACCCCAGTGCAAAAAGCGATTATTAATGGAGAGTTAGAAAATTGGAGGGTAGCTGTATTAGAGGCTATGGCTGGTAAATATATTAATACAGTAAATAGTGCAAAGAAGAAGAGTGTTGGGTCATTTTTTGATGAAGCCCTGAATATATCTAGAGGTATTGAGCCCATAGAATTTCCAGTTGTTGTGTTTGTAGATAAAAATAATGCAATACGTATTAAAAATCTTGGAGTTTTACATTCTGGGGGAGCGATTGATCCATATTCATATGTTTTATTAAATAGTGGTAAGGGGTTCTTACCTAATGATGCTCAATTTTCAGTTATAATCTCTGGGACAGCAGATAGGTTTAGGGTTACTAATGCTACTGGTACCCTTCCAAAAGAAGTGTCTTTTAATACGATCTTACACACGATTACAGACATAGTATCTACAAAAACTAGGGTAAAATATACAATAGATGTGGCAAGTGTTGAGAGAGAGATTCAAGAATCTTATGATGAAATGGATAAAGCAATAAAGAGATTACAAATACCGCAAGAGGTATTAGATTATATAACTAAAGGAGAAAAACGATTAAAAGAAACTTTGGCTAGAGATATATTGGCCTCCCCTGGCATTCGTTCGAAAGAAAATGCTGCCATGAAAAAGTATTATGCCAATATTAGAAAGTTGTATGCTGAAGTATTGACGAAACATGAAAGGTTTACTGATCTCCATAAGTATGTGTCAATTAAGAATAAGTATCTTGGTGAGGCCGGGAAAAGAGTTTATAGTGATAATTTAGTTGATGATGGGATAATAACAATAGCTAAGAAATCACTTAGTGATATGGGTATAGCTGTATGGTTTGATAATAGTATACCAATACAATCAATACCAGCTTCATTTTTAGACCTTCAAATTAGAGAAGTCCGTGCGATGATAAATGTAGACCCACAAAAGTCTTCTGAATTATATGAAAAGTTAGAAACGTTGAAGGCTATGCGTAATGGTTTTGTTAATTCAGAAAGTAGAACATTAGTATTTAATCCTGATACTAGTGTCATATATAATGAATATTTACTTCGACAATTGATCGATGTAGATCTTAGATATGCCAATATAATTAAAGATGAAGTACTGCAGGCCCAGGTTATGCAACAGATTAGTTTGTTGCGTTATAGTATTAAAAGAGATTCAGAAATTGCTAATAAGGTACGTTTATATCGAGAGATTAATAAGATTATTGGTGAGTTATCTGATAGTAAGGGCAATTTTGCTCTTGGTAAGGAGTTGTTAGAACTTAGAATAGAAACTGTATTGACACCAGCAAAACAAGCCAGGAAAAATGAATTAGAAACATTATTAACATATTTTACATCTTTATCTACTAATAAGACAGATTTAGTATCAGATATTGAGAATATGATGGTAATTAAAGCTGAACCGTCGAGTATGGCTGATTGGTTTAAATTGCGTAAGCATGTGGTCCAGACTGTTGTAGAAAATTGGGTATCAGATGCTAAGACGTCCTTATCTAGGATTTTGCCAAGGTCCATAGATTTTAAAAATGCGATTAATGGGTCACCAGTTCAATATATAAATTTATTTGATGCTAGGGATGTTAAGATTAGAGAATTGGCTGATGCTGCAAAAAAATTCTCAGAGGCCAATGCTGAACATGCGCGTCTTATTGAAAGAACTGGCATTAATGAGTATCAGGCTGAATTTTCTCGTATAAAGGATAACATTGAAGAATTAGTGAAAAAGCGTGCTTCTATATTTGACAAATTTGATCAAGTGGCGGTTGCCGAAACTGCCTATGATGTTTTAGAGCGGCTAAATAACGGTGATCCATTTTTTGATTCAGAAGTTGCTAAGCGTATGAAATATATACTGCGTATAAAATTGGAAGAGTTATCGTTAGAGAGGGATAAGGTACGGGCAACAGATCCTCTTAGGTATAATATTATTAATACAGATATTAAAAATATTGACGATGCATTAAAAGAGTTTGATAGGCTCAATAACCAAAATTTATTGCGTAGATCTGTTGGACTTGGGGTTGATTTGATTGACAAAGAGATAGAGGCCAATCGTAGTAGGCTTGTCGCACTTAATGATATATTGTCTAGGGTAGAGGAGTTAGGGCGTATTGAGACACTTGCCGGAGAAATAGCGTTACATTCAGAAACGGTGTCTGCATTATCTGCAGAATTAGAGGCTATTAAATTAAAGATTGAGTGGATACCGCATCAAATATCTGAAGATGCTCAGCATATATATTTAATGAAAACCCAGCGTATTGGGCAAATAAAACGAATGAATGAAACTCTTATATCATTAAAAAATGAATATGATAAGGCAAGTGGGGGTACAGCAGTTCGACTTGGTTTTGAAATTAGCAAGATTGAGAAAGGGATACAAGAAATAGAAAAATCGCTTATTGACCCAGATAATGTACAATCGGTCAAAGAAGCTGAAGATAGGCTTGCCAAAAATATATTGCAGTATGATGATGTTAGATTGGCAAATATAGGATATATAAAAGAGCAGATAATAGAACACAGATCGGCACTTCAAACAGCAGATAAAAAGGAAGCGATTGCAATAAATGCAAGGTTAAAAATGTTAGAGGATATGTTAAAGAATAAAGATTTCTATAAACAGATTGAACAAACCCTTGGTGCATTAGGCCATGCTGAACATGAAAGATTTTGGTTATTAGCCAATAAAAATAAAGCATATATGGACCCATCGTATACTGAACGTATAAAGGATGTTAATGAAGTTATCCAAGAATTGAGAACTCAATTAGTCGAATTAACTGGGCAAATGAGTGCTAAAGATCCATTTTACAATGTAAATATGATTAAACGAGATTGGGATACGCTTAAGAAAGTATCCAACAATATTATAAATTTAGTAAAACCATCACCAGAAGAGGTAGTTACAATATCTACCAATAATTTAAGTGAGATTTTTATCAAAAGGTATGCTCAACAACAATTTGCGAAGAAATTTAATGATGCAGCTGAAGGTGTAGACCTTTTGTTGGGAGGGCGTACAATTGATTATGGTGTAGTTACTGAGATAACATCCAGATTAAAGATAAAAACTATTGACGACCTTTCTTTCCTTAGTCAAAAGATCGAGGGAAGATTTATAAAAGAAACAGTTGGTAAGGGGTTAAGTGCAGAAAAAATAGCGGTACTAAAGAAGCAGTATATTTTAGAGGATTTAATTGAATTTATGCATTCGCAAAAGATTAAAGTACCAAGTGCTGGTGTTTATGATAAGGGATTAAAGAAAATAGTTGGTGTTGGAGAACTTAGTAATTTTATACCAGGAAAAATATCAGCACCAATGGGTAAAATATTTAGTTCAATGTTGGAAGAATGGGTAACTACTTATTCTAAAGATTTTGATGTTATATCGGTAGATAGATTTAAAGTGTTGACCTTATTATCGCGGGGTATAGATAAAGACAAGTTAAAGGCTAATATAGGTAAACTAGAAAGAAGAGCACACAATTTAAGGGTTAAAACAAACGAAATATCAATAGAAATGAGTAATACTTATAATAGTCTATTACGAGAATATGATGCAACAGTTTATGATAATTTAAAAATTGGTAATTTAAAAAGGAAATTGATAAGTTTGTTTAGGAAGCGTTCTGCGACAGACACAGAATTAGCTGATGTTGAATCATTAATCACGGTTGGGAAACAATTTTATCCTAGTGTTATAAATATTACAGATGTTGCATCAAATGTACAATTTAAGGATTCTGTTATTGATTTCCTTAGGTTATCACTAGGTAAAGATATGCTTATCAATGAAGCGGCTAAACTTGAGGAAGTTGATAGGAAATTTGAAGTATTAAATATAGCTAAAGCTAGTAGGAGAGTGTATACTATTGGTGATTATTTATATAATGTAGAGAATATAAAACAATCTAGGTCTGAACTTGGTTTGTTATTAGATGGTGTTGTAGATGGTCTTATGCGGTCAGCAAATGATTATAATCCAAAAGCGGCTAAGATGATAGCTTCCGATTTAGAACGGATTTTTAGAAGTGCTGGGGTTAATGTTAATACAACGTTTAAGGTAGCTGGATGGAATCTACCAAAAGTAAGGAGAACCCTAAATCAAGCTTTAATTTTTGATATCTCTTCACCAAAGGTCGCAGCAGGAATACGAGAGGCCTTAAAGAAACACAATATAGAGGCAGACGAATTTATTTATGATATGGTGCAATCATTACAGGGTATGTCTGGTGTTTCAACAGATAACTATGGAAGACATATCGTTGGTGCATTGCGCAATAATATATCTAATATCGTTGTCGAATTTTTTTCTAATTTGGCGCAAGGTACTGCGGAGATGCCTTTTATTAATCTGCAGCGTGGGTTATCTACAAAAGAAGCAGAAGAATATCGTAATTTATTAGCAAGAGATATTGTAGGGACACTTGATGAAGATTTGGTTATTAGGAAAAAGGATTTGGAAAGGTGGTCTAGGGGGTATCGGCCCATGCCAAAATGGGGTGGAGAATTTCTTCCATCAGGTCTTAAATCACAAGACACCATATTAAAAACGTATATCAAAGCGTATCTATTAGATGATGGTCGTATTGTGATAGCTGGTAATGAAGTGACGTATGACCAATATTATGGTATAGCTGAACCTAGATTTAGAATATTAAATGTACTACATGATAAACCACTTACGATTGCTGAGAAATATCTATTTGAAAATTATAATGCTGATAGGAAACGGTATAGTTCATTATTTATAAGCAAAAATTATGATGGTCGTGGAGTGGTTGCATCTGCCCTTGAAATAATATTAAAAGAGAAATTTGGTATTGATATTGAGAAGGAGCTGGTCGGTAGGCCTGATGCAATTTGGCAAAAATATAGAGACAAATTGGTAAAGATAAAACTTGCTCCATTGCGTGAATTTGCAGAGGGTGAGGCTAGGTGGATTGCTGATGCTGGGACAATTATCAATCATGCTGAATGGGTTGAATATGTCAATCATTCAAATGATATATTTAATACATTTTTTACTTTATTAAACCGTTCTGGTGTTGATACCGATATTTTAAAAAAGGATGATAAGTGGGCTTCGGTGTATTCGCCCAAACTTGCAGAATTTGGTACAGTGCAAGAAGAGATGGGCAGGCTCAAATTAAGGATAGGACAATATGAGGCTGACATATTCGCCAGGGTTAATAGTGTTACTCCACGTGGGGTACAAATAGGGTTAAACCCAAAATCAATTACTAATTTTTTAATGAGGGGTATTATTGGGAAGGATGCGCGTGATATAGCTACCAGGTATAAAGGAGAAGTGTTTCCAACTGGAGAATTAGATGTATTTAGGCAATTAAAGAGTGTTTATGATTATTATCTACAGAAACCTGCAATGGAAGAGATGTTAAAAGTTAATAGAGATAGAGAATCAACCGTGTTATCATTGTTACAACGTTCAAAGATAGATCCAATATCATTAGGGGTGGTTGAGGGTACTGAATACACAATAGATGACATTGATACTGTCTTTGAAGATGTGCTTGGTATGGTTAATAGGATGAAAGATAGGTTGGAGTCTGTTGATGTATACTATCCTGATCTTGATGAGTTGGTCAAGTTACCACAAAAACAATTCATTAAAAATGTACCAGAGGTATTAGCTTCACTTGTATTAAATACTGTCAAAAATACCATAGCCACCACATATGAGCGTTTGCCATCAGTATTAGACAGTGCGTTAGAAAAAGTTGCGACTCTTGAAAGAAAGTTAGTTGGGATGCCATTCATTAGTGTGGAGTATAATAAAGAAGCATTAAAATGGTCAGGTAATATAAAATTAATAAATGGTAATGTTGTTACTTTTAGTGGTGATGATTTTGTTAAAATTGAGCAAGAACTTGGCGTGTTGAATACCTCTTTTGCTGTGGCTATTGATGAGGCAGAGAGGGGGTTAATTCGAACAGACATTGAAAAACTTGAGACCATACGTGGTATATTGTCCGATATACATAAAATGAAATTACAACTTGCTGAACTTGGTAGGGTATTAAATACTGATGTAAAAGATATAGAATTCAAGGTAAAACTTTTAGGGGCCCTAGAAATTTTACAACATGAGTATGTATTTGTTAAGGGTGGGAAGCTTAAAAGGATAAAAGAAATACAGGATAGGATATATTTCCTTGTTGGAGACAGGGCAGATGAAAGTGGTGGTCGTATTTGGGAATTGTCTCATCCAGTTACTGGTGTAATATCTGAAGGAAATTATAAATTAATAAAGCAATTTAAAGCAGAATTGCAATCATTAAAATTTGAGTTGAATGGGGGGATTGATAAAAAGGGTAGAGTAGTGGCTGGATTGGCTAATGTTGTTGAGGGGATTGAAGAAAGTGGTACAGTTATAGAATATACAACGTCTAAAGAATTTGTTATACATACTAGAAGTGCCTTAAACCAAGAATTACGATCGATCAAATCGTTTATTGATGATTTTGTGCCCAAAATGTTGCGTATTGATGACATACGTGTTTTCCAGCGTATGCCACGGCCAATTCAAACGGTGGAATTGGCTGTAGGTGATGATTTGATAAATAATGTTAATATAGTAATTAGTGATTTGTATGAGGCCATAACAGAGAAAAATAAGTTACTTACAATGCCGCAATTTACTCAAGAATTTGTTTCTCATGAGATTATGGCTAATATTAAACTTTTTGATTCTAAGATTAAAAGTTTAGAGATGCAAATTGTAAAGGCTAAAGCAGAAGGTGATAAGACGAAAATTAATTCTCTGTTAGTAGATTTGAATGAATTAACTTCAAGGCGTAAGGTTATTGGAAATGGGCTTGGTAAGGTTATTGCTGATGGGCAGATTTTATATTCTTCTGATGCTCAACGAATTAGAGATATTAATGTTTTGCGAATTGCGTTACGCGATGAACAAAATCCAGAAAAAGCTAAAAAAATAAAGGACGAGATAAGTAAATTAGAGTCTATAAAGCGTACACCAGTGGAGATTGAAGTAATAGATGAAACAAAGGCATTAAGTGAATTAGAGGTTTTACAAGAGCGGATCATTAAAGATGGGATTTACGCTAACCCAGAAGATGTAGTTGCATATGAAGAATTGCAAATGAAATTAAATCAAGTTGCGGATGCCGGGTTACATATTAAGATGAATACTAAACAGATAGCAGCGTCTACTCAATTGGATGAGTTGTTTAAAATGACCCAGAAAGTAAGTAACCATGAGTGGATGGTCTTGTATAAAGATAGGTACCTTAAATTAATGGATGATTTTGATAGTGCTGGTGATATATTCCTCAATGCCAAATTTATAAATTCAAAACACCATAATCTTGGTGTTATGATGCGGCGTAATATGGATATTGAACAGATACTGTCTATGTGGTATGAAGATGTTAGAGGTATGTTAGCCCCAGAATTAAAGAAGGATATTGCTGTTTTAGTTGGTGAATTGACGGCTACTAACAGGGGGCATATAAGTGCCCAACTAGAAGAATTAAGAAAGGAATTAGCATTAATTCCAGATAGTGATCGGACAATGTTATTGCGTGGGTACTATGAAAAAAGGATTGCGATATTAGAAAATATACTTGGCATGATATCTAGGGGTGGTGTTACTAAATATCAGGCTGTGTTGTATGAGATGGGCATGCGCCTAACTGGTGGGGTTACTAACAGGGGTGATAAAATAAAAGGACTGGTAGCAGATAGACAAGAGTTGGTCGACCAGATAATAAGGATACAAGTAGATTTAGATTCACAATCTGTTTATCACAGACGTATAGCAAAGTTACAGCATGATATAGCTGAGGTTGGGTATTCAGAGGATAGGGGAGTATACGCACAAACAGTAAAACCATTACAAGACGAGATTGATCATATTACAAAGTTTAAGTTATTAGATGGTGAGGATATAATAAGGAAGCAGAAGTTAATTGAGGATTTAACTGTAAAGCGTGACGATTTAAGTAGTGGTATATTAATGATAGAAACAGCTTTAAAGAAGGCATTAAATATTAATACCAATGAATATAAATATAATATAGGAAGGTTTAAAGAAATAGCAATGTCGTTACCTTTATCTATTGATGAGGCCCTATTTGTTGAAAAGATTACTCAGAAATTTCCGCGTGATATCATGAAGTTTGTTGATGATGTTGGCGTTCGTATTGGTGAATCTGCTCTGTTTAAACCAAAACTCGATGAATTACGTTCTATGGTTGTTATTAGTAATGGACCAGCCATGGATATGATGCAGGCCATAGTTGATCAAATGGGGAGTTTGAGTACATATTCTATACCAGATGGCAAAGATATGGCTAGTGATTTGACAGCTAGGTTTAGGATTAAACCAGATTTTTTTGAGCGTGGTGAGTTATTTTATCCAACTGAGATTTTACCAGATTTCGATACTACTACAGCTCAATTGATTGAATCTCAGAAGAGGTATGCGTCTGCGCTTAAAAAATTAAAACCAGGTACGGTTGAGATGTCCGAATATCAAATTCAAAGATTGCGTGAATACTTAGATAGTATGGTGATACCTGAGATTTCTGGGGACGATAGAAAGATATGGGTTACTGTGCTTGCGGAGCTTAAAAATAGAGGATATGATCCCATTAGAATGTTACCATCAAATGCGTATCAATTAAAGAAAAATTTGTTAAAGGGTATGGTAACAGATAAAACAATAACAAGACAAACGGCGAATGTATTTTGGGCAGCAGATGAGAAGATTAAAGCATATGCAGAAAAACAAGAACTTGGTAAATTGGAAGGAGTTGTTGGAGACTTAGCATCTGAAATTAAAATACAGATGGAAGTAGCAAATATCCGTGCCGCAATGGCAAGACAACGTGCTACAATTATATTAATACAAAATCTGGTACATTATAGAGATTCGAATAAGCTTAAAAGAGAAATATTTAAAATGTCTAATACCGCAGATTTTGTAACTAAATATAAAGATTTTATTACTTCTATAAACCCTGTTATGACTGAGATCAACTTACCAGGTAAGGTACAGACCATTAGTATGAATACTGGGTTTATGGAAAGATTGGCCAGTACATTTGCTAATGAAATATATTTATCTAGAATAGCTCCTGGTGGGGATATAATAAGAGACGTAAAAATACCATTTGGGGATGCAGTATTACATACAGAATTGACTGATGAGCGTATGCGCATATTACGTAAAATTGCGGCTGATGCTGCCGAACAACATGTAAAAGTTACCGGTGAAATGTTAAAATTTACTGATGATACAATTAAAAATGCATATAAAATATTGAGTATGGATGGGGTAGTACCACTGTTTAAAAACTTTGCTATAGTTGATATTAGCAAGGATAAACTTGGTCAATATATACCGGTTTTTGATGGGGTAATAAGGGTTGATCTATCTATGGATGATTTGCAAAAAATATGGTGGCATGATCCTTTTACTGGGTATACAAGTGAAGCGAATACAGAGGGTCAAATATTAGAAGAATATATAAAAGCAGCATTTATTCGTGCAGATAATTTGGCGATCAAAGATACTATGCAGGAGATAATAAAGGCCGAACTACCAGAAAAAATTGATCAGATGTTTAATATTTTGCGTAGTCATATACCGTATGAAGGTACATTAAAATTTTTAGATGAAGCCTTAGGCATTGGGATAAAGCATACTGCAACAGTTGCAGAGATTATAAAGATGGCAAATAATCGTGTTGACAGGGTGCTTAATAGTTCATATTCGTTGGCATTATCTTTATTAAACGGTATAAGTCAGACTTCTATTGGGTTATTGTTTAGCCATGCAGCTGGTGCTAAAACATATTATAAAAAAGGTGTTAGATTCGCCAAGTATATTGGTGGTAGAAAAGACATAGGGGGATTGCTGCGTGCATTGGCTACGAGTGCCTCATTTAAGGGTAGAGAAGAATTGTTTAATACTGCCGCAATGTTTATGAATGAAGAGACTAGGAGAACTGTAACTGGTGTTAAAAATGTAATGAGTGCTATTTTGGCTGGTACTTATTTTACTACGGCAACAGAAACTTCTAATGCAGTAAATCAGGTTATCTCGGTTACAGCTCCACTTAAATGGGATGTTGAGGGGCCTGCGTTTACTGCCTTGTGGGATAATATAGAGAAGAATGTTAATAATTGGGAACAGACAATATTTTATAAACGTTCTGATGGTATTATCAATAAATTATTGGGGAAGGTTAATAAAGCTGGTAATGATATGGATAGAAAGATGTTACAAGGTGTTATGCCTCAGTTTGCTGTTGGTAGTGCAGTGAATGATGTAAGGAATGCATATAACCAGGCGGTTAATGATTTTGAGGGGTTGATTAGTGATACTGGATATACATCATTTAATCAAACGGCTATGTCAAATTATATAGATAATGCTGACCAGATACAATATTTTGAGTATCAAGCTATAAATGATTCTAGAACTTGTAAATATTGTAGGTCTACACACGGGGTCCTTTATAAACCAACCGAACCAAGACCACAATTGCCAAGGCATCCTAATTGTAGGTGTATATACCGTCCATGGTTTAAGTCTATTTCTGGTGTGGCATCTGATTTGGAAGGTGTTACGGTCCCGAGAGTACCAGTTGGTGGAGAGTTTGCTGTTACCCCAGATGAATTTGGTGGTGGGTTGGAGAAATTAGTGAAGCCAATAAATAAAGATGGTACAATAAGTGATGAAGATTGGATTATGTGGTTTAATAGACAGCCAACCGATATTAGGCAGATGATGGTTGGTGATGCGCATGATATTGCCAATTCTATTGGTGTGTTTGGTGTTGATTCTCCAGCGAGTAAAAAAGCTTTAATCGCTTCTGCTAGTAAAAAAATTGTTACTAAATTTTCTAAGGATATGGGGCAGTATACCTTAAGGAGTTTTATATTTAATACATTTACTCATCCAAAAATTTATGCATCATTGTTTGAGATGTATGCGTCTCCAAAGACCATACCACAACAGATAGCCAATCTTGGGCTTAGGGGATTAATGTTTAGTCCAACTGGTATTGCTAGAAATTCGGTGATTGATGGGTTTAATAGAGCATTAAATGGTATGATACCAATAGATCCAAATGAGCCTGGACCATTACATGCTGTATTGAATAGGATTATTGGCAATAGGACAATTGGTGCGATTGGTACTAATGCTAGTTCTATCGGTGATTTTATATCTGCAAAATTAGCTGGGCTTAAGAAGGAAGAGTGGCGAGCTCTTAAAGGCATATACACTGGGGATATAAATGATGCTTCTATAACTGATGCTGCAACTAGGGCAATAGGGATAAAAGATAGAAATACTTCAGAGGTACGCGGATTTCTTAATAGTGAGGCTTCTCGGGCATTTGATGCTTGGTTTAATATTGGGGCAGAGGGGATATCTCCTTTAGCTGACATGTCTATTGCTACTAGGACTAAAATATTCCAGGACATAGCAACTAAGATATCGGTGCCAGAAGAAGAGCCAATAAATGCTTTATTGCGTAGAATTAAGGCGAATGGGAATCATATAAGTAATAATGTGTATAATATGGGTGGGTTGATGGATGGTAGTGATTATGCTATCCGTGGGTTTTTAAATACCAATATTGTTGATAATAGTGTTGACGCGATAGTGCATAAAGATGTATTGGATATTTATGGTAAATTAATGGGGAAAGTAAAGTCGAATCCTATTGACTTATTGAAGAGTGATGAGTTTAAGAATAAAATGATGCAATTATCTAAAGATAAGCGCGAATTGTTAATAGATATGATTAAAAAGCCAGATGTACAGGCAATGGTAAAGAGATTTTTTTATGGTGTGGGTGAACGTGTTGTGACTGAATTGGATATAATTAGGGTGTCAGAAATATCTCCAAATGGAGTAAGTATTGCTGGTAGTTTGCCAATCCGAGATATAACTAAGTTTACAATCGGGCCAGATGGTAGATTTTATGCTACGTCTAAAGAGAGGCTTATACAAATATGGAAAACAGTGCATCCACTTGTTGATCAATCTAAGTTTGTGTCAATTGATATGAATGTTAATGCTGGGGGGTATATGGCATTAAACCCAGCGTATATTAAGTGGCAAGAAACTGTTGGTATAAATTTAGAGCGAATACCTGGTGCGAAACTTGATGATGTTATGGAACGTCAGAAGGTTTTGCATAATATGCCACCTAAGTATTTGTTTGATGCTGAATATATTATTACGACTAATGAAGGAGACAATATATATAGAAATAAGCCAATAGTTGAACAGGCATTGGGTAAGATACATGGTATATCTCCATGGTCTACTAGGAATCAGATTGATGATTTGGCTACTACCGGTATTACTAAAATAGGATCAGCCGGTAAGAATACTTATGGTAAAAAATATACTGATGCGATTAATAAAATAGAGTATACTATTGGGCAGGTAGTTGATACTATGAAAAATGAGGTTGGTATGAAAGACTTGGTGACTGGTAGGGTAAATGAAGAAAAAGTAGAACAAGTTGCTAGGACTGTACGTGGGCATATCAAGGAAATGCTGCCACCATACACTGAGTATAAAGATATACAAGGGGCTATTGTGCAGTTTTTAGGTAAGGATGTCGATAGTGAAATATTTTTGGAACGGATTAAATTAATTATTAACCAGAAATTGGGGATGTAAATTGTGGTTAATTAATATTTGTTTCATATTGTCCATAGCATAGGTTTACTATATGGAGGTGCGTGCGTTGGCTAGAAAGGTTGATCAAAAAACAGAGATGGTTGATGACATCTTATTATTTGAGGGTACCCCTCAGATAGATGTGGACAAGAAGACTATCACTGCAGTATTGATTAAGTCTGGGGTCAGCAAGAGAAAAAATTATTACACCCCAGAGTGTTTAGAGTCAGCAGCTCCATTGTTTATTGGTAAGAAAATGTATATTGACCACCCAGTACCTGGTTCCCCAGAAGCTACAGGGAAAGCAGCCCGCTCCTTTAGGGATTGGGTAGGAACGATTCTTGAATCCTACTACATTCCCGAAGAGAAGGGGATCGGCGCGAAAATAGGCATCAGAGATAATGGCCTCTGGGAGAAAGTGCATGACGCCCATACTAATGGATGGTTGGGTGAAATTGGTCTTTCCATTAATGCTATGGGCAAAACACGTATTGGTAAGATTGGGGATGAGCAGGTGCATGTGGTTGAAGCGATTGTAAGACCTCATTCTGTTGATTTTGTTCCAGATGCGTCAGCTGGTGGACATATTCAGACAGTACAAGAATCAGATGTTGAAATCCAAGATTTCACGGAGGAGAAGGGAATGACTACAGCGATTACGTTGGAAAGTCTTGTTGAGTCTAATCCAGAGATCGTAGCTCAGATCGAAAAGGGTGTTCGTGAGAAGGCCCTTGAGGAAGCAGCTGCGGCTATCGATGCGATGGCAGAACATACTAAGGCCCTCATCGATGAATTTGTTGATCTGGTAGAGAGTGAAACAGCAGACGTTTATACTAATGTTACAGAAAGTGTAGCACAGACAGAGATTCCAGAAGGGACTGAGAAGCTTGAGGAGGCTGATATGAGTGAATTTGCACAGGTGATTGCTGAGCGTGATGAGCAGATTCAGCTCCTAGCTGAGGCTGCGGGTCAGGCCCAGGAATCTAATGAAGAGATGGGAAAGAGGATTGAAGAACTTGAAGAGAAGCTTATCGCTGTTACCTCCAAGGCTGTCGCAGAGAAGAAACTTCAGGAATCTGGTTTACCAGTTGGGATGAAGAAACGGCTATTGCAGTCCCTCATTGGTGCTGATCCAGACGATATGGATGAAATTATTCAGGAATCGAAGACCCTTTATTCTGAGATTACTGAAGAAGCCACTCCTAAGGGTACAGTGCGTGGTCTTGGTGATGGAGGAACAAAGACTGTAGAAAGCCGTCAGACCCAGCTTGATAAGCTTTTTGGCGTGCTTGACAAGTAATTACGGATATTAACAAGGAGGAATAAAAGATGGCTCAGAACTTCGTTCAAGATGGTGTTACGCTACAGGCTCCTGTAGCAACTGGTGTTACAAAGATTTATACTGGCACCCCAATTTATTTGTCGGGTGGTGGGCTTGGTGCGGCTCCAGCTAATACTAATACTGGGGTTGATGGTATTAACATGAATACCTGCTCAGCTACTGAGGATGCAAATAATTATATTTATACAACTTGCGTCTATCAGACTGAGGGTGTATGGTCGTTCAAGGTGGCGTCTGGAAAGACTTTTGTCCTTGGCGATGATGCGTTTATTGCTGCCGTTGATAATTCTACGGTAACTGTAGCAGGTGAGCAGGAAGGTGCACGTACAACCGTACAGCCCCGTGGTGAAGGGACTACAGGTGATGTTGCTATTGGTAAAGTTGTAGCACTTGGGTCTCTCAAGGCTCTTGGTACCACGACCGGTACTGATTATGTCCAGGTTAAACTTGTAACGCGTGCAAATAGCAATATTGCTAACCATGCATAAAGTAATTAGAATAGACAAGGAGGGATAATAGATGTCAGTACATGTAATCAAGAGTCTACAAGAGGCTGCTCAGGCAGAACTTGATAGCGGGATGTACTCTCGGTTGCTGCAGGAAGCTGCATCGACCACAGACTTTCCCGCTATCATGGCGAACACCCTTTACAAGGTGATGCTCAAGAGCTACCAGGAATATCCATCAACCTGGACTCAAATCGTTTCTGAAACCAGTTCCTTAAAAGATTTTAAGGAACAGACCCGGACTCGTTTCTCCGAATCTGACAATTTGTTAGTGGTCGGAGAGCATGGGGAATATAAGGATTCCTCACTGCAAGACGAGAAAGTAAAGTATGCGCCTAAAAAGTACGGGCGTATGTTCGGCGTTTCTTGGGAAGCGCTGATCAATGATGATATGGCTGAGATCAAGAAGCAGCCACAACGGTTCGGACGTTCTGCAGCGCGTACCATTGATTATGATATCTGGACATTCATCCGTAGTAATCCTACCATTTATGATGGTACCGCACTTTTCACCTCTGGCCATGGTAATGCGTCCAATGGTGGTGCCATGGACAAGGCTCTTTCAGAGGCGACTCTAGCCACAGCGTTTAATTCTATGATTCAGCAAACCGATCTTAAGGGCTATCCAATCCGCATCGTACCCAAGTTCCTCGTCTGTTCTCCACAGAAGGAAATTCAGGTGTGGAAGATGATGAACACGGTTAACCAGGCAATCCCAACTTCAGGTATGGCTACTGATGCTCTATCTGGAACTACTCAGGCAGTTCAGCCTACTTCGAAGAATTTCTTCCAGGGTAGACTTACCCCCATCTTCGTTCCTTGGCTTGACGCAGATGAGTGGTACCTAATTGCTGATCCTGGGCAGTGGGATACCCTTGAAGTTGGTTTCCTTAATGGTAAGAAAGAGCCTGACCTTTTCGTACAGGACGGGAATCTTGGAACCGCTTTTGAGCGTGACCAGATTCGGTACAAGGTCCGCATCGTTTGGGGTAAGGGGCTAATGGACTATCGCACTTGGTACTGCGGGTATAAGGCTGCCTAAGTAGCAGAGTAGAATAGAATGGCCTATTAAGGGCGGGCAGATTCTGCCCGCCCTTAATAATATCTGAGTCTAATGTGTATTACTTGTATAAAATGCATTAAATGGAATAAACTGTATTATATCTGGAGGACATAATGGACAATAGTTTTGATTTTTCCGCTAATACGATAGCTACAATAAACACTACTGCATCACAAATAGTCACAGGATCAGATCCCTATATAGGGGCAGTCTTTCATAATTTAGATAGTACCAATATTATTTATCTTGGTAAGAGTGATGTATTAAGTGGTGGTGGTAATGGATTCGCTTTACAGGCGGGGGACATGGTACAGTGGCGGGCAGAAGGTGATCTTAATAAACTGTATGCAGTAGCAGGTGGGGGTACTAATCTTAAATTATCCTATTTAATATTTAAGTAAATGTAATATTTATGTGGGAAATCATACGCATATTAATTGGCCAGTGGGGTTGGGCTGGTGTATTGTTGATTGGTGTTGTTTTCTTTCTTTACATATTATACGTTGATAAAAATAAACAAGCAGACAAGGATTTAGCAAGAGAAGAACGATTAAATCAGATGACTGATAGGATTATAGAAATTACAGCTCAGGTGAGTACCGTGGTTGCATCTAATACAGAGGTTTTTCGTGAGGTATCGCAGAGGTTGATAGAACTAAAAGATGCAAATGTTGATGATCACAAATATATCATTGACAAGATTGAGAAATTAGATACTAGTACGAGGACATCTCATGAGAGAATCGAGGATAAAATAGATGGTAATAAACGGTAATTATAATGGATAATGTAGTAATAGTACACAATTTTTTGGGGTCTGCATTTGCACAAGTGTTTAGCGTAGTTGTGCATGTGGTGGGGGTATTTATAGGAGCTACATTAGTACGCGGGTATTATATAGTTTTTAAAGGACATCCATCCAATGTAGCCTTTGCAATGGTGATGTTGTTGTCTTCAATGGTTACTACTAGTATAATCCTTGGTACAAGTTCATTTGTGTGGTTTTTCCGTGTCTGTTTATTTTGTGAATTAAATGAGCACCTCGCGTGGTTGCAAATGTTATGGACTGGGTTTTATGGAGTTGGGTTTATTATACTATACTTAATACTCAAGAAGAAAATAAGTTTATAAGAAGGTATTATGGATACATTATTGAATATATTGATATTTTTGGTCGTGTCTGGGGGGATGTTAACTGGTGGGTATCTACTACTGAAGAAATTCGTCCCTGAAACTGCCGCACAGATTAAGGTGACTGTTGATGGGTTATTGGCAGGATTTAAGAAAAAATAGGACTCGCACTCCGATTATTGATTTCTTAAGGGAAGATAAGCCGTATTCTAGTATGCGGTTACTTCAATTTATATTCTTCATATTGTTTTCTTTTGCGTGGTTTTATGTTTCACTTGTTAGTAAACCCCCTGTATTGGCTGATGTCCCACCAGGGGTGCAGATGGTTATTGGTATATTATTGACTGGCAAGGTATTACAGAAGGGTGTTGAGGCGTGGAAGGAAAATGATGGTAAAGATAAAAATAAAGAAGACAAGGAAAAAGAGAAGGAAGATAAGGATGGTGGTAAATGAACGCAACCATAGAGAAATATTTGCTTTTATTTAAAGTAGGTATACCAGTTGTATTGTTTGTATTTTTGATCATGCTTGCATATAGTAAGTGGGTCAGATATACGGCAGACTTATCTGGTAAAGAAGCGATTATGGCTCAAGAATTGCGTGAGAGGAATAAAGATTTAGATAAGGCTCAAGTTGATATACTTAAAATCATTAAGACTAATGACACAACGTTAAGTAAATTACAAAAAGAATGGATTAAGAATCATAATTTAGATCTTCAACAATATCAAACATTATTATTACTATATCAAAAGCAAGTTTCTGGCAAGGGTACTTCAACAGTACCAACTACCCCAACTTCAGTAGTTATGGTTGATAATCAGGTTATTAAAGATTGGAAGTTGGATTATAGTGACTTCCGTATAGATATAGAAGCTGATGCATTAAGTAAAGAATTTGATTATATGCTCCATCAACGATTCAGTGTCAACGTAACAAAAGCCATTGATGAGCGGGGTAATGGTGCATATTTTGCCAATGTGTCGGAGATAGATAATACAGGTAAATCAGTTGGTGAGGTAGTAGTAAAAGATTTTGTGGTTAAAGAAGTAAAACCAAGTGAAAAGAAATTTAGATGGTTTGGTGCGCCATTACAACTTGGTATCGGGGTTGGTGGTGCGGATGGAAAATTTGTCCCGCAAATTATTGGTGCATACCCAATTATGACTTATGGGTTCACTACAGTGGATACTACGTGGGCAATTGGGCCATATTTAGGTACAAATGGGGATATCTATTCTGGTGGATTATGGGCTGGGTATGATGTAGGTAGTGCTACCGGTATTAATTTCATAAGGGGAACAAAGATTGGTGTATTTGGTGGGTATTCAACTGATGGGTATGTAATTGGCGTAGGGGTAGGCAAATGAGGAAAGTAATATGAAAATTTGTAGTAAATGTAAAATTGAAAAACCTAAAAATTTGTTTTATAGAAGTAAAAGAGAAAAAGATGGGCTGTGTTTCCAATGCAAAGCTTGTGTATCTAATGCAAGGAAGAAATATGTCAAAACACCACAAGGTAAAATAGTTAAAAAAAGAGCTAGGACAAAATATAATAACACCACCAAAGGTAAAGAGGCCCACAAAAATGATTTGATGAGGTATTATAGTACCCCTCATGGGAGTATATTTAGAAAAGAGTACAACATTAAGTATAATCATGGTATTACCCTAGAAGAGTACAATGCAATGTTAGAAGCCCAGGGTGGATGTTGTGCTATTTGTGGTACTAATACCCCAGGTGGACAAGGTAGATTTCATGTAGATCACGATCATAATACTGGTAAGATCAGGGGATTACTTTGTCTTATGTGTAATAGTATGCTTGGGTATTCTAGAGATTCTACAGAGATACATAAAAATGCCATTAAATATTTGAATAGGGCGATAATTGATAGTGATTTATTCCCGATCATCAAGTTAGGGGCTTTTGGTGGTATATCTACTAATGGTTATATTGGTGGTATTTCAATAAGTAAATAATTGGAGGGCAACTGATGGCCACTTTAGTATTTCAGGGGTATTTTGGAGCAGGGCCGACCTGGACTACTCTAGAAAATGTTGGGCAACTGATTGGGTTTTATGGGACCTCCTATGGAGATAAGGTAGCGGTTTCTGCCTATCAGTCATCTACTCATATTTCTGGTGCTGGCGGTGATGCTTGTACTACAAACCATAATAGAAATGTTAAATATATAGATAGTACACATTTTGATACTGGGTCTGGATCAGAGGTTTTAAATGATACTAATCTTGTCTCTACTGAGAGTACATTAAGGATTTATCTAAACCATGGTTCTGCTGTAGCTACTCAAAATGGTCGTTTTTACTGTTATAACGGAAGTTCTGTTTCTAGTTATTCAACAGATATCCAAGTGTTTGCATTTGAACAAGGAGTAAGTGCTACAGCATGGACTTCAATTAATAATGGTAGTTCTACTGGTGGAGATAACTCAGGGCAGCGATTAGATATCGCAAATAAAACTGCTGCAACAGATAACTATTGGTATATATCTGTATCGTGTAGTCCATTAAGTGTAGGTGCTAAGACTGCCTATGCATTCGGTTCTAGCTTAGAATATTATTAGGGAGAGGTTTAGTTGAGTATTATTAATTTACCAGTTTCCAATAATAAAATTGGGGGCTATATGAGTAAAAGAAATTACGCTGCTGAGAGAAAATTTGTGCATCAAAAAAGACGCAGAGATAAATTATTGGCAGAAGGCAAATGTTGGGTGTGTGGAAATGAACGTGATAGTTGGCAGAAGCGTTGTATTAAATGTAGTGGTAATATGCACAGGACTCAAAGAAAAATATATCAAGGACGTGTCGCTGCTGGTGTTTGTGGGCATTGTGGGGATGTCGTTGTAGGAGAGATTGGTTACTGTGAAAAACACTGGTTGCAGCGTGTTAGTATAGATATTACAAAAAAAGAATGTAGTGCAGAAGAATTAAAACAGCTACTTGAATCACAAAATTATATTTGCCCATACACAAATGAAAAAATTATACCAGGAGTAAACGCAAGTTTAGACCATAAAATCCCACAATCTAGGGGTGGTGCCCACGATTTGGGTAATCTACAGTGGGTGATACAAAGAGTTAATATGATGAAACAGAACATGCTACATGATGAGTTCTTAGATCTTTGTCGTAAAGTGGTGGCGCATACTACTAAGTAATCAAAGGAGAAAATGGAGATGGACAAGTTTACTAAGGTTTTTGAAGCAGATATGCAGAATTCGCTTGATAATCTTACAGAAGTAGATAAAAAAGAGCGTAAAATTAAAACTGGCCCAGTTGTTGGTGGTGCTGCAATTGGTGGTGTGGCTGGTGCTGGGGGGCCATTAATGGCTACAGCCCATAAAACTGTTAAATTTAATCGTTCTATTAATGCAATGCATAAGGTACATCCCAAGATGACAGAGAAGGCATTATTAACTTTAGCCAAAAAGATGGGTAAGGGTGGTGCTGCTGGGGTTGTTGCTGGTTGGACTTTAGGTGCTGGGGCTTCGTATTTCCATAATCGTAAAAAGAATGTTGCTGAGTCGGTATTAGAAGAAGTTAAGGGACGTATTGCAGCTAAGAAACTTGAGGAAGGTATTGGTAGTACTGTAGCTGGGCTTTTGGCTAAAGTTAGGGGGTTGAAACCAATTAAGAAGGCTGGTAATGTCGTTAAGGATTTAAAGGCCACTGCTAGAGTAATTAGACCAAGGCATAAATTATATAGGGGTATTGGAAGGACTAGGTTTGGGGCATTGAAGGCTAATGCCGGTGATGTTGGTAGGGATATTGCCGGTATTGCAAAGGCCAATCCTTATGGTGCTGCACTTGTTGGTGGTGGTGCACTTGGTGTTGGTGGGCTTACTGCTTGGGGATTAAAGAGGCCTAAGAAATCAGTATATGAAGGTGCACCATTTGATTTTTCAAAGTTAAAAGATAAGAAAGGTAAGGACAAAGGTAAGGGTGGTGGTAAGGTCCCCCCACAATTTGCAAAAGGTAAGGATAAAGGTGGTGATTCACAAAAAGATGGTGAAGTGAATCCTGCACAGGAAGCTTTGGCTAAAGCCAAAGGTAAAGCAAAGAAAAAGGGTGGAAAGAAGGGTCTGCCACCTGAATTTCTAAAGAATATAAAGGGCGGGGACAAGGGTACCCCACCAGTTGCCGGAGATAAGAAGAATCTGCCTGTCTTTTTTAAAAAAGAAAGGTAGGCAATAGAAATGACAAGAATTGGTGAGATTTTATTAACTGGGTATT